CACTCTACTTTTGCCCCGTTCGTCTAGTGGACTAGGACATCGGCTTTTCACGCCGAAGACAGGAGTTCAATTCTCCTACGGGGTACTGGCCTTGTAGCTCAATAGGTTAGAGTACCGGACTGTCGATCCGGTGGTTGCGGGTTCGAGTCCCGTCGAGGTCGCTATGGACTTGTAGCTCAGTTGGTTAGAGCAGGGGACTCATAATCCCTTTGTCGTAGGTTCGAGTCCTACCAAGTCTACTTACTAAACTTTTTATAAGGAACTAACGAATGGACACGATAGCAATTATTTTATGGACGATAACAGGGACATCGGCGGCTTGGGCATTGTACTTAGGTTACAATATTAACAAAGCTATGAAATGTCTAAGCAGAAATTTAGATCAGCTAAAAGACGATTACTATGAGCATAGCCATGACTAGTTCAGAACGAATGGTCTTTCTGTTTGAGCATAAGCATTTGATAGATCAGGTGACAGACTCATATGTTCTTGGGCTTGTGATTAGCTTTCTTATTTACAGCTTTTTTTGTAAGGATCATTAAATGAAATATGTAGTTAATTTAGTTAGCAAGAGAGGGACAAACAAGGTAAAATATGTTGAGGGGACTGACATCAAAGATGCCCAACAAAAAGCGGAAAGTGAGTATCCAGATTGGGAAGTACTTAGGATCACTACTGACCAAAATCAGTTAGATTATTATTCTCTTGTAAAGGACTTAAGAAAAGATGGCTAACTTTTGTTATCAATGTACAGCAGAAATGTTTGGCGAAGAAAATGCAATCAAAAATGATTTTGCTGGATCAGTTCGTAAGAAAGAAAGATACTTCTGTCTGTGTGAAGGTTGTGGCTGGATTACTGTCGATGGAGATGGCATAAGGGTTGAAGAAGATGAAGAGTGATGTTCATATACAATGGCTAGTCGGTAAGGAGTGCTATGTCGTCTGGGATGAAGTAGCAATGCCTTTGGGCTATTACGATACAAAAGAGGAAGCAGAGATAGCATTTGAAGAGTATTGTCATGAGCTATTCTCTGAAGAGGAAGAAGGTTAAGTAGTTGAAATATTTAATTGGATGCTGCAACCGAATTGTTAACACAGACAATAAGCCTATATGGTGCATTAAGTGTGGCAAGCATGACATAGATGTTGTTGAATTTACAGAGGATACAATGTTACCATGTCCATTCTGCGGGGGTCATCCGCAGGCAGAGGCTATGGAGAGCATAGGTCTTTATTGGTATGAGTGCGATGACTGTGGCGGTGCTAGTGGTTCTGCTGATGATTGGGTCAAAGCTAGAGCCAAATGGAACACTAGATTAAAGTAGTATAATATTTTGGGGCGTTAGTTCAACGGATAGAACAGTGGCCTTCTAAGCCTCTAATGTGGGTTCGATTCCTGCACGCCCTACTTTTGTCTTACCGTAAGTAAGTCGATACATTTTTAGAGATGAGGATAGTTATGAAAGCAATTATAGCAAGAGTTGAACTCGATGTAAATTATAAATGCCCTAACTGCTTTTTACATTTTAGACTTAGCAACAAGAAGGTTCCGCAAAATAAACCTATGAACCTTGATTGCCCTGAGTGTATGCAGAGACTAACTATCCCTCCTCTTTTTAAATTTAATAAAAAACAAAAAACAGCTAAGAAGAATGATCCCGTAATTAAGTCAGCTAAGATGGCTTTAACCGCTATGGGTTTCAAGAATAACGAAGCCACTACTCTTGTAGTTAATAACTATAATGAAGGTATATCGGTGGCGGATCTAATAAAAGGAGCATTAAAAGATGTCGAATCCCCTGCGACCGGACAGACTTGATAGCCTGATTGGGCAAGAGTCGATAATAACTAACCTTAAAGTTTCGATAGCTTCAACAAGGTCAAGAAGCGCAGTCCTTCAGCACTGTCTCTTCTACGGAGGTGCTGGACTAGGGAAGACAACCCTCGCAAGAGCATTGGCTAATGAGCTTGGAGTCAAGATAGAGATTGCTAACGGGTCTGCTATATCTAACAACAAAGATATTCTTCCTTATCTAATGAAAATGGAGAGAGGCTCTATCCTCTTTATTGATGAGATTCATCGAATGAACCGCAAGGTACAGGAGTATATGCTTACGGTTATCGAGGACTTTAGATTGGACATTGTTGTTCCAGCTACAAAGAATAGTCAAGGTGAGACCGTGAGCATTGATCTCCCTAAGTTTACCCTTGTTGGAGCTACAACTGAAATGGGGGACTTAGTACAGCCATTCTTAGATAGGTTTAAGCTCAAGCATTTTATGCGGCCATACAGTGTAGACGATCTGTCAGAGCTTCTCTCTCTAAACTGCAAGAAACTTGATGTTAATATGTCAGAAGAAGCAATAAGAATAATAGCTAAAGCTAGTAGAGGAACCCCCAGAATAGCTAATAATTTTCTTGAGTGGGTAAGAGACTATAAAATAGCTTACAATATAAATGGTTTACAAAAGCAAGAGGTCACGCAAGCACTAGAAATGCAGGGGATTGACGAGAATGGGCTAAATCCCGTAGACAGAGACTACCTAGCCGTACTCGAAAAGCTACCGAAAGGGTCGGCGGTCGGTGTAAATACATTGTGTAGCGCATTAAATATTGATAGGCAAACAATAGAGCAAAAGATAGAACCGTTCCTTATTAGGCAGGGATATGTAGCTAAAACCTCAAAAGGTAGAATACTAACAAGGCAGTAACAATCATGACCCCACAAGAACTCCATTCAAACTCAACTGTAGTAGACTTACATTGCCACTCCGCTATCAAGGCATCAATCTTCCACCGTAACATGGGTTCAGCTAAAGAGAAGTTTCTTATGGGACTTTTCAAAAGGAAGTTTTGGCCTTTGTCAAACAGAACAACGTTTCCAAGACTTATTGAGGGCGGTCTTGATGTTATGCTATCAACAGCCTTCATTCCTGAAGGTGGATGGTATGAAGACATGTCTCTTGCGAAGTGGCTAATTAAGTTAGCTCCTAATGTCCGAAAAGAGATTTATGAAGCATCCTATTTTGACGCAACGATGAATGTACTAGATGAGATGGAAGACCAAGCGTCTGAGTGGAATAAAGCACCAAAGGTGGGTGTAAATATATTTGGAGAGCCACTGGCAAATAGAAAAAAAATTGCTGTCTGCAAGTCTGTTTCCGATTTAGACAAGGCGCTTGAGGATGGTAGCTTGGCATTGATTCACTCAGTTGAAGGCGCACACTCGTTGCAAGCCAACTCAGCACAACCAAAACCACACGATGTTGACATTAGTCATGAAGAAAAATTAAATACAGCACTAACTAACCTAGAGCATTTTTATAATAAGGGCGTTGCATATCTAACCCTAGCTCACTTCTATGAGAACGACTGCGCACCTCCAGTATTTCCGTGGCCTGAATACGCCCTAAGTCATGGAAACTGGGAAAGCCTTCTCTCGAAATGGGATGAAGACAAAGGCTTGACAGATATTGGAGAAGCCGTTGTTGAAAAGATGTTTGAGCTAGGGATGCTATTAGATATATCACACTGTACACTCAAAGCTAGGCGAAGAATCTATGACATAGCAGATCATCACCATGCTGAAGAGTGTATTTTTGCCAGTCATGTTGGAGCCTTTGAGGTAAATAGATTAAGCTATAACTTACAAGACTGGGAACTTAAGTGGCTTGCTGATCATGGAGGAGTTGCTGGTATAATCTTTATGAACTATTGGATTTCTCCTGTAGACAGTCAGCTTGGATTAAAATATATAGAACAGACAATAGACCATATTATAAATGTAGCGGGATCAGATGTGCCAGCTATAGGGACAGACTTTGATGGCTTCACTGATCCTCCAGATGAGATCATACACATGGGTCAGTTACCCAGAATCACATCTCACCTTAAAGCGGTTGGATGGGATGATCATACTATACGAAAATTTCTTGGAGACAATTCTTTAAGACTAATCCGAAATGGTTGGAAAAAATGAATAAGCTAAACATACTCTGCTTGGTTACGCTAGCAGTAGGAATAGGATGCTTAGGATATAGTAATTATAAATTAAATAAAGTAGTTAATTCTTTAAATCAGCATATGCAATATAACGCTATGTTAAGTAGTGACAATTCTATGAGGATTGAGATGTTTCTTCAAGCTATGTCTAATGAGTTTGAAGATGAAGTAAAGGCTGTTGTTAGACCAATGCTTAAAGAACAATTAGAAGATATAAAAGTAGAAATAGAAAAATGGAATACAAGTATAGAGCAAGATTAGTCAGATGTGTTGATGGAGATACTGCCGATCTTGATGTCGATTTAGGTTTTTATTTAACTGCTAGAATAAGATGTAGGCTGACAGGTGTTAATACTCCCGAAAGAGGCCAAGCTAATTTCAAAGAAGCAACTAATATACTTGAGGACTTAATAAAACAACAATCAGATGCAAGCGGATATTTTAATATAATAACAGGAAAGACAGGTAAATATGGTAGATGGCTTGTTGTAATAGATGGGGTTAACACTGTCTTAGCTAAGAGATGGCCTTATGAAAGATAAGTATGATGGAGAGCTATTTTTAAATCTTCAGAGGTTGTCCATAGAGAAGCCTGATCTGGTTGAAGTATTTGTAGATGTCAATGGTGAAATAGAATTTGAAGTAGAACTTAACTTCTTTTTTGATAATTTAGAAAAAATTTTTGGATTTTAGACTTGCAACTAACGAATTGATATGGTATAATCTTTTGTATGGGTTTGCTTTTTTATTAGGACACAGGAGATTTGGGATATATGAAATTAAAAAGAGGACAAAAGCTTTGTAAGCACTGTGGTGCTGTCAATGCCGCCAGAAGCAGCAGATGTAATACTTGTGAAAAACCATTTATTTCTAAAAATACTCCCATAAAAAATGAGGTTAAGGACTGGGAAGGTCTTAAAAAAGGAGATTGGTTAAGGGTAATTCAGGGAACCGGCCCATATTTTACATGCAAAAGACAGACAGATGAGGCCAGCGTTGGTGATAAGATATATATGGGATGCAAGGGCAAGTATGAAGTTATCAGTATTGATCGTAAGGGACTTCTATGTAAGGCCCTAGGCAGGAAAAACTGCGGTGTGGAATTTGTGTACATGGGAGAGAGAAACTTCTGCGAGTATACTGGTATTACAAAAGAGCCGCACAGGATTGTAAAGTTAAGGACGAGAAAGAGACTTTAGGGGTATAATATAGTAAGAAAACCGCACAAATGGAGATAATAATAAATGTCTAGTTTAAATACAACTGCAACAACGAAACATGACTTTTCGTTTCAGCAGCTAGGAACCGATGCAAATGCTGTTGTCAATAGGCAGGGCACTTTAGGCCAATCGGTAAGCTTCACATCTGGCACCGGATTTCAGCAAATAAATGCAGTGCTAGACCTTCAGAACATCCCTTTAGTAACAGGGAGTACATACACAATAAACTTTAGTAGATCAGAACAGCCCGCTGTCGATGGTAAGTATATTATACCCTTCAGTAATATAAAAAGCTTGGCTATATCTAACAATACCACAGGAACAGCATCTGAAATGCAACTGTCCGCTGGTACATCAAACGGTCAAAGCTCTGCGTTTCAAGAACCGTTTGCATACAAAACAGGCGGCGTAACATTAAAGGGAGAATCTTCTTGGTCTTACACAAGTCCTTATCTAGGAACTACTGTGCCGACAGGCGGGTTCACATTTACAATAAGAAATACAAGTGTAGAGCATGTGACGGGCGCTGGTGCAACTACAGGATTAGCTCCCACTCCTGTAACTTTCAATCTCATGGCTGCGGGGGTTAGCGGTTCTCAAGAGCCGGGCGGTACGTTAACAACATTCACTTATGATTATGAGCTAACTTATAGGGTATAGGATATTAAATGACAGAGGAAAGAGTATATGTCCCTAAAGGATGGGGATATGAGGATTGGATTGTAAACAAAAAAGAATACTGCGGTAAACTACTCTTCTTTAAAAAAGGTAAGAGGTGCAGTTGGCATTATCATAAGCTAAAAGACGAAACCTTCTATGTTCACAAAGGAGAGCTAGAGGTTAGATTCGGATGGGGTGACGAAAAGTCAAGCCTAAACACTACTGTCAAAGTTCTTAAAGCCGGAGACACCTTTCATGTACCGGTAGGCATGAGACATCAAATGACGGGATTGACGGATGTTGAGATGTTTGAGTTTTCTACCCAACACTTTGATGAGGATTCGATAAGGATTGAGAAAGGAAACTGACTTGAATAAAAGGCAACCTATAAAGGGTACTAAACAAATATATCAGGACGTGGCTGATCTGTATGCTAACAAGAAGTGTAAGATATGCTATGGAAGAGGGCTAATAACAATAACCCCTCCTAAACAACAGAAACAGGTAACATACTGTCAATGTGTTGAGAGGAATTTGAATAAGTATGGGTAACGTAGATCACGCACAGATAATATCAAACATTTTTATTAGTAAGTTCTACAAAGACTTTGGAAAAGGCAGATACTTTCACCCGTGGATGTACTACCCAGAGTTTTCCGAGTTGACTGCCCTTACAAGATGGGCTACGGAAAATGATAAAGGAACCGGCTCTACTCTGCTGACCCATTCTAAGCTATACAATCTTATTAAATGTGCAAAGACATGCCTTAGAATTGAAGGCTCTTTCTGGGAGTGTGGAGTTTATGAAGGAGGAAGCGCCTCGGTTCTGGCTGGAGTATTATCAGATACTAATAAGACTCTTAATTTGTTTGATACTTTTCAAGGTATGCCAGTTTCAGAGCCAGAGAATAACGACTATCATCCTTTAGGAAAGTATGCAACTTCTTCTGTTTCAAAATTGAAGTCAATGTTTAAGTATAATTACCCAGATGTTTATGAAAGAATCAATTTAGTAGAAGGGACTATTCCAGAGACATTTGAATCGTTTGACAGTGAAGAAATAGCGTTCGCACATTTAGATGTAGATCAATATGCCTCAATAAAGAGTTGTTTAGAGTTCATTTGGCCTCGCATGTCTGTAGGCGGAATAATAGTCTTAGATGACTATGGGGATAAGGATTGTAGAGGAGCATTATCTGCGACAGAGGAATTCTGTAACGCTAACGATACACATGTTGTCTATTGCCTAGAAGGTCAGGGTCTCCTAATAAAAAATAGTTGATGAAATTCTTAGACCCAAACACAGAAAACGCAGTAAAGGATAGGCGTAGGATTATGAAAGACATACTTGTTATAGGAGAGACATGCACCGATGAATTCGTCTATGGAATAATAGATAGGATATCTCAAGAGTCCCCATCTCCTATCTTCTTAAGTAGCGGCAAAAAAATATCGTATCAAGGAATGTGTTCTAATGTTGCTGCAAATATAAGGTCTATCTCTACAAGCTCTAATGTTTCTGTTGTCACCAACAAAGAGCCTATTATAAAGAGAAGATTCATAGACTCAAGGCATAATGTCATGACTTATAGAGTTGATGAAAACGACTCTACTCCTAGAATAGATATGAGCAGTCTAATTCCTCACTTGAAGGCAGATGCTGTTATTGTCTCAGACTACGACAAAGGATTCATGAACCATGAGGATCTAGAATATTTAGTTAAACTTTTTGATTGCCCTAAGTTTATTGATACAAAGAAGATAATATCCAGTAGATGGGCTAACGGGTTTGATTTTATAAAGATAAACTCAGAAGAGCTGTTTGCAAATTTGGCAAGCCACGGGACAATCGAAAGACTCTTAGATGCTTGTAATGACCTAATAGTCACATCTGGAGCAGAGGGAGCGACTCTATACTCTGGAAGCAACAAAAAGACATTCAACGGACACAAGGTAAAAGTTTCTCAAGTCAGCGGTGCTGGCGATACATTTCTATCAGGACTTGCAACGAGATTCATGGAAACTAAAGATATAGAAGATGCTATAAGCTTTGCAAACACTTGCTCAGCAATAGCAGTTTCAAAGGAGAACATAAGTGTCGTCAATAGAAGAGAAGTTGATAACTTTGGACGAGGCTGTTGCTCTATCGGCTAGTAGCTCTACAAGAGTCGGTCTAACAAACGGTTGCTTCGATATATTTCATGGAGGACACTGTGACTTGCTTGAGTTCTCGCGAGAAAATTGTGATATCCTGTTAGTAGGTTTAAATACTGATAGTATAATTAAGAGAAGGAAGGGAAAAGACAGACCTATAAACTGCTTATATGAGAGAATGAAAGTAGTTGCTTCCAATAAGGATGTTGACTTTGTCTTTTCTTTTGACTTTGAAAATGCTTTACACATAGTAGAGAAGATAGTTCCGGACGCATATTTTCAGGGAGACGAATACAGGGGTCTTCTAAGCGCCGAAGAAGAGATTACTAATGTCATGTATATAGAAAAAAATAAGAGTAGTAGCAGTAATACTATAGACAGGATACTAAGTGGATACGAAAAAGAAAATAAATAATATCCAGTCAGAATGGATTTCCAATAACAAATCATATGACCAAAGAGACAGGGCAAGAAAGTTTTTAGCAGGCTGCGTAAGTATCGCTTCTATGCTGTCCGATGATGATGAGGGTAGAAGGTTGCTTTTTGCAATGCCTGAGTCTGCGGGGGATATACTATTAGCAACTTCATTGCTCCGCAGCATTAAGGAACAGTATCCAGAATATAATATATATTTTTCGTGCAAGCCGAAGTTCTTTGATCTATTAGAAGGAAACCCATATATACATAAGTTAGTGCCTTACCATGAGGTGATAGATAACTTTACTTGGATGGAAGGTGCGGCGTATACGGAGAAGATCTTTGATATATCTCTAACGCCATACTTTTTTACACAAAGGTCACCCATGTACATCCATAATGGCAATAGTAATATAGCATACAATATAAGGTACGAACAATAATGCATATCGTCGAGTGCTATGCTCTTAGCTGCGGGCTAAAAATAGATAAGCCATATATCCCTCAGGAAGAGATTGATCTTCCTTCAGGTAAATACATAACCTTTCATCCCGATTGCGCAAAAGGAAATACAAGGTCATATATCTATTGGGAAAAAGTATTAGAAAAAATTTCGGATCTAGGATACGAGATAGTAAGAGTAGGTACCGATGAACCTCAGCAAGATTTTGAGGGTATAAATATTGAGTATTTTCACTCCCTAAACACAAGGCAATTAACATATCTTATTGATAATGCTTCGTTGCACTTAGGCTACGACAGTTTGCCGGTGCACATTGCTTCGGCCTTGGGTAAAAAGATAGTATGTGTATACTCAGTTTACTCTTCTCATAGTTACCCTTTTTGGTCTAAAAAGGAAGACATTAGACTTCACGAGCCTGACTGGAGTGAACACAGACCTTCCTTTAACTACTTTGAACAAAATCCAATCATAAATACAATAGACCATAATGAAATATCGTCTTCAGTAATAGAGCTTTTAACATAGGGGGGTGAAGAGGATTCGACTGTTAGTTGAAACAATAGTTGCATGTAGTAGTTGAACGAATGGCTACTATAAAAATCGTTCATACTTTTAAGTGCAGAAAAGAATTTCTCACTAGCCGCTTAGTGCGGCAGGGGTATCACAGCCCTGTAAACCAAATAGTGATGACGCAGATAAATCTGATAGAGGCTGTACACTTGAGTCATCGTGCATGATGGTAATAATTTACCTGACTCCGATAATCGGATAGCTTTGTCTGCTGTGCGACTACAACAGACTAAACATGTAGGGATTATTGCAGAGGCTAGTCAGGACGCGGGTTCAACTCCCGCCACCTCCACTAAAGCTTAATGAAGGCAATAAGATCTTTTTACATGAATCTCGACATGGGCGATCTAGTCTATTCGCTACTGTTCTGTAAGATTCTTGGTACAGAGAGGGTGTATGTGGATGGGGGCGAAGGGACAGTAAAGTTTAATTGGAACTCTGCTGATTTCATCTTGCCTTTACTTCAGAGTCAAAATTATGTAGAGATATTACCGTATGACAATCAAGAATTTGATATTGATTATGGAATACATCCAGAAAATATTAGAGTAGAGGCTGGCTACAATCTTGTTAGTTACCACGCATCTAAGTTTGATATAAGTTTTGATGACTATGGCGTAAACAAACCTTGGCTTTCTCTAGACACAGTGGATGACTCATATATTAAGTCTAAAAAAGTTCTTATAAACAGGACACACAGGTATAGAGGTAATGATACCTTTTACTATGATTTTCTTAAATATTACAAACCAAGCGAACTTGTATTCTGTGGAATAGATGAAGAGTATGACTCGTTTTGTTCTGACTTCAACGCAAACATTGATTTTTTAAAGACAGAGAACTCTTTAGAGTTAGCAACTTTGATAAACTCAGTTCCTGTTTTTGTTGGAAATCAATCTCTTATATGTGCAATCGCTCAAGGTTTAGGAAAAACTTGCTATATAGAGACAGGAAGATTAGCCGCCAACTATCTTTTTAACAGACAGAATATACTATACTTCTAGAAGGAAGATTAAAATGAAAAGGAAAGTGTTTGGGTGCGGGTCTTTTTTCAATGAGAATGATTTATTTGAGATAAAACTAAATCAACAACAAAGCTTCATAGACACTTTTATAGTATTAGAAGTAGGCGAAACCCATACTGGCGACAAAAAAGGTTTTAATTTTGATCAGAAAAGATTTGCAGATTACTCATCAAAAATAATGTATAAGACATTTGATAGCTTCGATGAAGAGATCAATAACAATCCTGAATTGCTTGATGGCTTCTCTACTAGAGATAAGTCATCGGAGGGTAGAAATACAAAGGACTGGATAAGGGAAAGATTCCAAGGTAACTACCAAGTAAAACTCCTCAAGGAAGCCGGCGCAAAACCTACGGACTTAGTACTGATAAGCTCCGCAGATGAGATAGTTAGTGAAGACGCTTTTAATAGAGCTTTAGAGAGATTTGAGAATACAAGTCAGTTTGAGATAAGATCTCCATCTAGTGGAATTATAGGTATTGGCAGGCCCATATTTGGGTTTATGCTAGACCTATACGTTTACAAGTTTAATCTCTTTTGCAAAAATGAGGCTACTGCGGTTATTACAGAGTTTGGAACATTACAAAATATACTTCCAACAACTATTCAAGGGCTGTCTATGGCTACGCATGACGCAATACCTCAAGGAGGTTGGCACTTTGCTTGGCTAGACAAGTCAGGAGGTCTGGAAGTTTTGCAAAAACAAAAAAGCTGGGCACACTCCAGAGATAGGGTAAACGGACACAAGACTAAGTACGAGAACAATAATAGAGAGGAAGCCCTAGAAAGGCTATTCGCAGATTATAAAGTTACTAAGAGAGATATCTCTGCAGATACCCATCCTAGCTATTTAATAAATAATATTGAAAAGTATAAGGCATATATACAAAAGTGAACAGAATAGTTTTAGAAGATCTGCAGTCTATAGCAGAACATGCGTTGCCTTGGGAGAATATTTTTGGAAAGACAATCCTTGTTACAGGCTCAAATGGATTCCTCGGTAGGCATATAGTAAAAGTATTAGAGTTCTTTAATACTACAAGATCTGCAGATATAGATATTATATGTCTTTCAAAAAGTAATGGAACAACGCCGAAAGGAGTCACTTCAATAGTACAAGATGTGTGTTCTCCAATCTCTATAAACAAATGGGTGGATTTTGTATTCCACGCTGCTAGTCCTGCTAAACCATCCCTGTATAGTAAAAGACCGGTCGATACTATAAACGCAAATGTTTTAGGAACGATAAATTTGCTTAATGAGTTTCCAGATGCGACCATGCTATATTTTAGTAGCGGAGGAGTCTATGGATGTATGGATAAAGAAAATATTCCAATATCAGAGACTTGTTATGGTTATGTAGATCCTACTGATTTTAAAGCCTGCTACAATGAGAGTAAGAGAATGGCAGAGAACATATGTGCTAGCTATTTTTATCAATTCGCAACACCTACAATTATTGTTAGGCCATCATATGTATACGGGCCTCTAATGGCAAGCAACGATGAAAGGGCGTGTTCTACATTTGTACACAATGCAATAAGCAGAAAGCCTATAACACTTACATCCGGAGCTAGTGCTACGAGATCTTTTTGTTATATAACAGATGCAATAACAGGCTTTTTCTCAGCATTATTTTTTGGTGAATACGGACAAGCCTATAATATAGGAGCCATTGAAGAGACAAGCATATCTGATCTAGCGAAAGTTGTTTCTGATTGCTTCCCTGCGGGGCAGGTGAAAATAAGCAAGTCTGAAAATAGATCAACTAAAAATACTGTTAATAGAAGCTGCTTGAGTATTGAAAAAATTAAAAAACTAGGATGGATTCCTAAGATCGGTCTTAAAAAAGGAATAGAAAGAACAATATCTAGCTATAAAAAGGAGCTATCAAATGGCATATAGTAGAAAGTATTTAGAGGATTTTCCAGACTTCAAGAGTATATATTTTGTAAACGATGATATGTGGTGGAGTGAGGAAGACTCAAGAGGTTATGGAGATCAGTTCGAAAGCAACAAAGACCCAATAGGGCCAGTATTGCCTCTACTCAAAGGTAATTCTGTAGCAGTTCAGGCAGGAGCTAACTGTGGGTGGGTGACAAGAGAAGTGGCAAAGCATTTCTCTGATGTGTATACTTTTGAACCAGATGCCTTAAGCTTCCTCTGTGTTTGTATGAACTTACCACAAGATAATGTTCATAAGTTTCAAGCCTGTCTTGGCAGTACGCATGAAACGGTCAAGATTAATACAGACTGCCGATCTGACTGGGGATCTGGAGCTGACCATGTTGAGCCGAATCCCCAAGGTGAAGCAGGATCGGTTCCGACAATTTTGATAGACGATCTGAATCTAAATGCCTGTGATTTTATACAGCTAGATCTAGAGGGATATGAATATTTTGCTCTCGAAGGAGCTAAAAATACGATTGCTAAATTCAAGCCTGTGCTACAGATAGAAGTAGCGCACCATGCAAGATACGGCGTATCTCTGGATCAAATAAAAGAGTTTATGAAACAATACGGCTATGAAAACTTCCGTCCTATAGGGGTTGGTGGAGTTGGCGGTAATGACTGGATTGCTTACTAAGGATACTCAAATGAACTTCTGTGTTTTTAATATATATTCCGAAAATATAAAACAGGTAGCAGAGCTAACAATAGAGCAAAACAAAAGAGCCTATTGTAACAAGCATGGCTATGACCACATAATTGTAAAAGATAACCAAGAAAAATTTCATACAAATAGAGATTATGGAATCCCTCATTATGGATATGAAAAAATTGGTATGGCACTAGAGCTGATATCTTCAGGCAAATACGACTGGATTTTTTGGTGCGGTAGCGATACCATGATAACTAACTTCAATATATCTTTAGACGACCTCATTGACAATAATTACGAAATGGTAGTAGCAAACGACCTATGGGGAATAAATGCCGACTCAATACTCTTTAGAGCTTCGGATAAATCTGTAGAGTTTCTCACAGAAGTCTATGAGAGCTTTCCTGACTATGTAGATGATAATGGTATAAACTACGATCATGGTATAAAACTTCCTGATGGTTCTATGAGAGGGTGGGCTGAGCAGGGTGCGATAACAGACTTACTAAAGCACGGCGAGTGGGCAACCACTGTTAAACGAGTGCCACAAAAAGTAATGAACTCTTATCTTTATCACATGTATCCAAGCCAGTGGCACTCTAAAGGAGTTGACTGTGATGGAAATGATGGTAGATGGTCTAAGGGAGACTTTCTTCTCCATCTTCCGGGAATGATAGATAGTACAAGAATAAGAATAATCAACGATGTAATGAAAGAGGTAGTAGGTAATGACTGATTTTGTGATACTGTGCGCGCTAGAAGATGAGCTCCCTCCAGAAAGCAACCCTTACCGAGAGGTCACATTCTATACTGGCGTAGGAAAGGTGAACGCAGCATTAGCGGCAGCACATATAATACTATTTAAGAAGCCTAAGTATGTAATCAATTTTGGTACGGCGGGCTCCTGCGACAAAGAGCTAGAAGGTCTCGTTGAATGTGGAACTTTTTTTGACAGAGATGAGTCGTCAAACTTTAATTCTCAAGGTACAATTATATTAGATGAGGCTCTCGCCACTGTATCAACTGGCGATACCTTTGTCAAGGAGTCTACGGGAGACTGCGATCTTGTTGACATGGAATCATTTGCTATTGCTGAGGCTTGTAGAAGATATAAGACAAGCTTTAAGTGCTTCAAGTATGTAACTGATTATGTGGATGAGAATTCAGAGGAAGATTGGGCGAACAATATATCCGATGGATATGGTTTATTTTTAGAGGAACTTGGTAAGCTATATGAAGAATAAAAAGGTTTGGTATGCTCCTAATGGTTTTGAAGCCTATGGAGAAGAGGAAATAAAAGCGGTAGAAGATTGCCTTAGGGATGGTTGGCTTGCAGGATTTGGCGAAAGGTCTATCCAATTCGAACAGCAAGTATCATCTATGTTTGGAAAGAAGTCTGGAGTCTTTGTAAACTCCGGATCTTCCGCATGTTTATTGGCTATAGCATCTCTAGACCTGCCTAAAGGAAGTGAAATAGTGACACCGGCGTGCACATTTTCTACTACTGTTGCACCTATGATTCAGCTTGGCTACAAACCGGTCTTCTGCGATATAGATCTCACATCCTATGTCCCTACTGTTGACGCTGTTATAAATAAAATTACAGATAAAACAAAAGCTATAATGATACCTAATCTGATTGGGAATAAGCCTGACTGGGCTAGCTTGAGGGAAAAGCTATCTGAGATCGGAAGAGATGACATCTATTTGATAGAGGACTCCGCAGATACAATAACCTTTACAAAAGAAACTGATGTATCGACAACCAGCTTTTACGCCAGTCATATAATAACTGCCGGAGGGACTGGTGGTATGGTTATGTTTAATGATCAATCGCATGTTGATTTATGTCTGCAATACAGAGACTGGGGTAGGATAGGCAATAACTCAGAAGAGATTGATGATAGATTCAATTATAGTATAGATGGTATACCCTATGACTTTAAATTCTTATACGGAGTATTAGGATATAATTTTAAATGCTGCGAGATGAATGCGGCATTCGGCTTAGTGCAACTCAAAAGATTTGACGAACTTCGTAGAATAAGAAGAGAAAATGTAGAAAGGTACCTAGAAAACCTAAAGGATGTTTCTGAAGTATTGCTTCCAGATGACAGTATACAACCTAACTGGCTCGCTATTCCTCTTCAGACTGATGATAGATTAGGCTTATTAACTTTCTTAGAAAACAATAATATTCAGACAAGAGTAACATTTGCGGGCAACATAACTCGCCATCCAGTCTATAGAGATTATTTAGAGGACTTTAAAAATGCAGATATAGTTATGAGAAATGGATTCTTGCTCGGGGCGCATCATGGAATGACTATAGAAGATGTAGACTATGTTTGCAATAAAATAAAAGAGTATTTTAGTAACTAGGATTTTGATACATGAAGATAGTATACGTTACAGGATGTTTAGGATTTATAGGATCTTACGTCACCAGAAGATGCCTAGAGCTTGGTTGGTATGTCAGGGGTGTTGATAGCTGTACGTATGCTTCAAACACTAGGCTGCTAGATGAATTCTTCTCTTACGCTAATTTCTCGTTTGAAAAGAAGGATATAAATGATATTGACTTTCTCTATGACTGTGATTATGTTATTAATACAGCCGCTGAGACACATGTCGGAAATTCAATAGTTAGTAGCGAAGAGTTTGTGGATTCAAACATACAGGGAGTCCACCACCTCCTTCAGCTTATAAGAAACTTTAGACAAGAAGGCAAGGATGTGCCGGTACTATTTCATTTCAGCACTGATGAAGTTTACGGAGACATAAACAACGGAGAACATACAGAAGATGATCTACTGAAACCATCAAATCCTTATTCGGCAACAAAAGCTTCGGCTGATATGCTTGTTTTAGCATGGTCTAGAACATATGGCATTCCATATGTCATTCTAAGACCAACTAACAACTACGGAGAGGGACAGTATGTAGAGAAACTTATTCCTAAGTGCTGCAAGTACATAGAGCTGGGCAAAAAGATTCCACTCCACAATAACGGAGAACCTATTAGAAACTGGTTACACGCAGACGATACAGCTGCATCTGTAATTACGATCATAGAGTCGGGAAAAACAAATGAGATATACAATGTCTGTGGAGGTTTTGAACAAAAGAATATTGATACAGTCTCTAAAATATTAGAACAGTATGGCAAGACGATAGAGGAAAATGTAGACCTATCCATTACTCGACCGGGACAAGATGTCAGATACGCACTAAACGACGACAAGTTACGATCTCTAGGCTGGGAGCCTAAAAGAAACTTTGACGAAGAGATAAAAGACATAGTAGAATATTACAAAGGAAGATTCATATGGTAATCTATGTAGACATTGACAACACTATATGCAGCACTTTAGACGTATCGGATTACTCATCGAGCAAGCCTATAATGGAAAATATTGCTAAAGTTAACTCGCTTTATGATCAAGGTCACACGATAGTATATTGGACAGCCAGAGGGTCTGTTTCTGGGAAGGACTTTACAGAACTTACCGAGCAACAGCTCAAACAGTGGGGCGTAAAATACCACGAGGTTAAACTAGGAAAACCCGCATACGACATGTTTGTAGATGACAAAGCTATAAATTCAGATAACTTCTTTGGCTTTTTTAACAAGGAACTAATATGAGAAAAACAAGTACACTAGTAATATATGAGATGGCTAACAATCACATGGGTGATGTGGATCATGCTAAACGTATGATAGATAGATATGCAGATATTTCATGCTTATATGGAGATGTCTTCGACTTCGCGTGGAAGTTTCAATTTAGAGACTTAGAAACATTCATCCACAAAGATTATGTCGGCAAGGATGACCATAAATATGTAAAGAGGTTTTCTGAGACAAGGCTTTCTGCTGAGCAATTTCAAGAACTAAAAGAGTATGCTGAGAACAGGAACTTCTTGACTATGTGTACGGGCTTTGATGAGCCTTCGGTTGACTTAATAGAATCTATGGGGTTTGATATACTTAAGGTAGCTAGTTGCTCTTTTACTGACTGGCCTCTGCTAAATAGAATTGCAAATTCAGATAAGCCAATTATTCTTTCTACTGCAGGATCAACATTTGATGACATTGACAGAGTCGTAAGCTTTCTAGAGCATAGAGAAAAGAGCTTCTCATTAATGCATTGCGTTGGAGAATATCCTACCAAGCACTCAAACTTACAACTAAATCAAATTACGGCGTTAAAAAATAGATATCCGTCTATTGAGGTTGGCTACTCTACACATGAGAGCCCAACGGAGGTAAGAGCAATCCAGCTGGCTATAGCCAAGGGCGCTACAATAGTCGAAAAGCATGTAGCTTTAGAAACTTCTGAGTATAAACCAAATGCATATTCAGTAACGCCAGAACAAATGGCAGACTGGCTAGCTTCGGCCTACGCTGCTATTGAAATGTGTGGGGAGACAGAGTTTAGATTAGAGGCGTCAGAAAAAGAATTATCCGACCTTAGACAATTTAAGAGAGGGGTTTTCCTAAAGAGAGACATCTCTCAAGGAGAAAGCATCTCTCCAGATGATGTTTACTGCGCTTGGCCAAATGAAGATGGTCAACTACTTGCATCAGACCTGTCTAAGTACAACGAGTTTGTTTCTACACGTAACCTATCTGCTGACTCGGCTCTACATTCTGACGGTCTTGAGATTAATAACACAAGAGGCAAGGTCTGGGATATAGTTCAAGAGGTCAAGGAATTTTTGAATAGTTCAAATGTTATATTCCCTAAGCATGCAGATCTAGAGATATCTCACCATTATGGTTTAGAAAATTTCAAGGACACTGGTATAAGTATGATAACTGTGGTGAACAGAGAATATTGCAAAAAGTTGATTATAGTCTTAGCAAATCAGACTCATCCTGAGCAATATCACTTAAAGAAAGAAGAAACCTTTGTTGTGTTGCATGGAAAGCTAGAGTTAAAGTTATCAAAATTGAATCATGTGCCTAACAGTTGGGATGAGATTGAAACTACAACACACTCAATGACGGCTGGAGATATAATTACTATAGAACCAGAGGTTAGACATGAATTCTTTAGCGAGGAAGGATGTATTTTAGAAGAGGTTTCCTCTACTCACTATGTAGATGATTCGTATTACACCGACCCTGCTATTGCGGAAAACAAAAACAGAAAGACATTCGTATCGTATTGGAACTAAGATGAAAGTATCTGATTATATTGCTAGAACAGTATCCGAGTATGCCAAACACCTTTTCCTAATTCCCGGAGGAGGATGTATACATCTAGTCGATTCATTTTCTAAAACCGACATGGACTTGATTGCAAATCTGCATGAACAGGGTGCTTCAATATGTGCTGAGTCATACGGTCAGTACACAAACCAGCTAGGAGTTGCTCTTGTGACAACAGGCCCCGGAGCAACCAATGCAGTGACTGGTATTGCTTCAGCTTGGCTAGATTCTATACCTGTACTCTTAATAACTGGTCAGGTACAAAACAAAGACCGTGTGGGAGATAGAGGTACTAGACAGATAGGTTTTCAGGAGATAAATTCTGTATCAATATACGATGGTATTACAAAATATGCTGTGACAGTTGACGATGCCAGTCTTGTTAGGTATCATCTTGAAAAGGCGATCTGGGAAGCCACCAATGGCAGAAAGGGGCCAGTACTAATAGATGTTCCTCTAGACATACAAGCCGCTGAAATAAACCCTGATGAGCTAGTCGGCTTCAATCCAAAAACCAAGAGTGACATAAGGCCAATTACAGAGTACGCAATGCTTAAGGAAGCAGACGAATCCATAAAAGCATTGTTTGAGGCCAAACGTCCGATGATACTTGTAGGGAATGGGGTGCGTCTCTCTGGTGCAGAGGAAGAGTTTTTAAAGTTTGCTAAGTTAGCAGACGTGCCAGTTTTAACAAGCTGGAAAGCACTTGACTTTTTTGACGAGTCTGATTGTCAGTATGTGGGAAGACCGGGAGGAGTAGGTCAGAGGGGAGCGAACTTCAATCAGCAGAATGCAGACTTCATATTAGTTATTGGAGCAAGACTCGATCATGGACAGCTGGCATATCAACCTCAATACTTTGCCAGAGAAGCAACAAAATGTATAGTGGATATAGATTATAGCGAGATCAACAAGTTAGGTATACATCTTGAGTATGCGCTTCCTATGGACGCAAAGGAGTATCTACAAAGAGGTTGCGCGTTGATCGAAAAAGAATCCTTAAGGTCACAGCAAAAAGATTTATGGTCAGAGTTTTGTCGAGGACTGTATGATAAGTATCCTGTTATTCTTCCGGAACATCTAGAAGATTCAGAGTTCATAAATAACTATGCCTTTATGTCTCATCTCTCAGATCTTTTACCTAGCAACTCATTAGTTATCCCCGGAAGCTCTGGTGCTTGCAGTGAGGTAACGATGCAGGCTTTTAAGTGCAAGAAAGGCACTCGTGTATACAATAGCGAGGGGCTTGGCTCTATGGGCTTTGGAATTCCTTCTGCGATTGGTGGGTGTCTAGCTAGTGACAGAAGGGAAACAATATGCATAGATGGTGACGGCGGCTTTGTCATGAATGTACAAGAGCTAGAGGTTGTAAAAAGATATAACTTGCCAATTAAATTCTTCATACTGAATAATGATGGATACGGCTCTATCAAAACAACTCAGAACACTCACTTCAATGGCGATCTTGTGGCAAGCGACCCTTCTAGTGGACTAACCCTCCCTCCAATAGAACTTAATGCTCAAGCATATGGAATACCCTTCGTAAGGATAGAAGACCAAAAAGAACTAAGGGAAAGAATTCAAGAGGTGCTAGAAACTTCGGGGCCGGTTGTCTGTGAGCTCATGGTTGATCCGAATCATATGACATTACCTAAGGCATCTGTCTATAAAAAATCGGACGGAAGCTTTGCGACTAGACCTATGGAAGACCTGTTCCCATTCTTAGAAAGGGAAGAATTTTTATCGAACCTTCTTGTAGAGGAAGTTACTTTTGACTAAGACTGTTTTGTTGACAGGCGGTAATGGTTTCATAGCTAGAAGCCTAAATGAAAGCCTGCTAGAATACAATGTTCTTTGCCTTAGCAAGGAGCAACTAAATCTTCTAGACGCAGAGTCTGTCCAAAAGTCAATACAAGCCAATTCTGTAGACGTAGTGATTCATTGTGCTACATATGATGCAGCTCCAGAGTTTTCGACTAAAGACCCGAATAAAGTCTTAGAAAAAAATACAAGGATGTTTCATAATCTGGCAAGGTGCAGTGACAAGTTTGAAAAGATGATTTACTTTGGTTCCGGTGCGGAATTTAGCAGGCCGCACTGGAAGCCTTACATGTCAGAAGAATACTTCGATAAGCATGTACCTGACGACCAATACGGCTACTCAAAGTACCTGATGAACAAGCATACCATAAGTTCCAATAATATATATAATCTCAGAGTCTTTGGTTTGTTTGGATTTTATGATGACTGGAGATATAGGTTCATTCCGAACGCATGCTGTAAAGCCTTATTAGATATGCCAATCAAGATGAGGCACAATGCAATATTTGATTACACTTATATTGATGACTTGGTCAGAGTCGTAAGGTGGGCAATAGATGGAAGACCAAAACACAAGGACTACAATGTTTGTACATCAAATCCACAGACCTATCAATATCTAGCATCTAGTATTTTAAAACAAGCTGGAAAAGATCTAGATGTAATAATTGAAAATAAGTCTCCGGCATACGAGTATAGTGGAGATAACTCAAGGATTATCAAAGAAACAGGTATGTCATTTATGAGCGTAGAAGAGTCTATCGAAAAGATATACACTCTATATAAAAAAAATAAGAGTATAATTAACAAAGAGCTTTTTGTATACTAGAGGTTATAATCATGAAAAACTTTATAGAAGAGTTAGACACGATCAAAGATTACTACAGGGCGGGAAATCCGAGCCAAGGGCTTCCGGAAGAGCTATTCTTGTTTGTAAGTAGATGCACTCCTATTGTGAATGTAGATACGCTTGCTTACGATAAAGAGAAGGGATTCTTACTTTCTTGGAGAGATGATGAATATGCTGGGAAGGGATGGCATGTTCCCGGAGGTATAGTTAGATTTAAAGAGAAGGTTGAAGACAGATTGCAAAAAACAGTTATTTCTGAACTAAAATGCACTAGAAACTTTACGTTTACAGCCTCTCCTGTTACAGTTCAGGAAGTCTTCCCAGACCATGAGACTAGAGGTCACTTCGTATCTTTCTTGTATACTGTTAGACTTCCAGAATATTATGAAATAGATAATGGTAGCCTTTCTGCTACTGATGCTGGCTTCTTACAATGGCATAAAGAATGCCCAGATAACTTGGTTGAGTGTCAAGATATGTATATCCCTTTTATAGATCACCAGTTCTATGATATAAATACACACTTGTCTCCAGATCCTCTACCCTCAGAAAGTCAACAGTCACAACAAGACGAAGAAGACTGCGGCTGTGGTAGCTAAATAAGCGGCTAAATTGTAAGGATAAAACAATGACGGCAGTGAGAAAGATTACGCCGGACACATACCCTCCGGAGCCAGATGATGTTTTTTCTTTAGAACGACAAGATGAATTTGTTTACCATCTACTAGTTAAGCACATGTCTTCCAAAGGTACATTTCTAGACGTAGGGTGTGCGGCACCGGTAGGAGCTAACAATACTTATGTATTGGAAAAGTACTTTGGCTGGGATGGGTTTGCTTTTGATATAGGTAATGTAGAAGAAGATAAAAACTGGAGCAAGTTCAGATGCACTCCATTTTATCAAGTAGATGCAACATCAGATAAGTTCTCTCGGTTATTGCAAGATTTGCTAGATGATAGGGTCGTAGAATATATATCGCTAGACATAGACATGGATAATACATCTTTCGCTCTTGATGGGCTAAGAAGGATAATTGATGCCGGAGTAACCTTTAAGTCAATGAGTTTAGAACATGAGTCATTTAAGTACGGCGACAAGATCGCAACACCAACAAGAAAACTTCTTAGACTTCATGGGTATGAGACTCTCTTTGAGGATGTGTCATTTGAAAATGGAAATCCTTGGGAAGATTGGTGGATTAAGCCAGATCTGATTCCAATAAAAAATATAATGGACATAAGGAAGGTTGGTGCTACCTTCAATGAGTGCATAGAAGCCTTAATGGAATTTACAAGTTATGAAATGTAGAGTATGTTGTGCTCCTCTGTTTGAGCACCCAATTTTTATACTAGAAGATATGCCAAAGGCAGCACAAGGCTTACCTAGCAGCTTAGACATAGCTATGAGAGAGTATCAAGGCATAACCCTTAAAGTATGCCAATGCTCCTCCTGCGGTTTAGTACAGCTAGACAACGAACTCGTACCCTACTACAAAGATGTGATAAGGGCAACATCCGTTTCCGAGGAAATGAAATTCTTTAGGCTCGACCAGTTTCACAGGTTCATTTTGGAAAACGAACTATGGTCTAAAAAAGTTTTAGAGGTTGGATGTGGTAAGGGAGATTACCTCTCTATAATGAAGGAAGCCGGAGCTGATGCGTATGGAATAGAACACTGCCCTACGTCAGCTTTTTGTTGCAACGATAAGGGTCTTAATGTACAGTCCGGTTATATAGATAAGGCATCTTATAAACTTAATGAAGCTCCATTTGATGCGTTTTTTATAATGAACTTCTTTGAGCACCTACCAAATCCAAATGCTACATTGGAGTGCCTCAGTAATAATATTACAGAAGAGGCTGTTGGAATAATAGAAGTTCCCAACTTTGACATGATGCTGTCTAATAATTTATTTTCAGAGTTCATACCAGATCACATATTTTATTTTACAGAGAAGACGCTTAGGTCAACTGTTGAAAGGGCCGGTTTTGAAGTGATCTCGTGCGATAGCATATGGAACGATTATATTCTGTCAGTAACTGTAAAGAAGAAGAAAAAAATAGAGCGCTTAGACTTGTCCGAGTTTTATAAAAAATTCTATACCGTTAAGGATGAGATACATTCGTATATAAGCTTATTTAGCGACGGTTCGGTTTCTGTATTTGGCGCTGGCCATCAGGCTTTAACTGTGGTGGCTATCTGCGACTTAAAACATAGAATTAAATATATAGTAGATGATGCTGTCTTTAAGCAACAAAAGTTTGCTCCATCAACATTTTTACCTATAGTTTCTAGAAAAAGTTTACATGAAGACCCTGTTGAAGGTATAATAATTATGGGAGCATCATATTCAGATGAAATATGTAAAAGCATTTTAGTAGAGTTCCCAGATTTGAGTGTAGCTATTTTAAGAGAAAATGGAATAGAGGTTATTAAATAACATGGCAGAGCTATCAATAGATGTTACAGAACAAGGAGATGGTGAGAGGCCAAAGGTAGGAGACACTGTGATGATGCATTACATACTCTGGGCCAACCAAGGAGTCACTAGTTCAGAATATGACTATGACAAAGAAGAATATGTAGACGAAATCTGCTACAGTACATATGACGAGTCAATACCTTTATCAGGTCCAGTGCCTATAAAAATAGGTTCTACAACCCCAAAAGATGAGATATATACAAAAGGGCAGTCGATTGAAGGAATAGACAAGGCTCTCTTATCCCTTAATGTAGGTGGTAAGGCGACTTTAGATATACCTTACGAGCTGGGATACGGAGAAGAAGGAGCTAGCAGTTTCCATACCTTTCACGGGTACAGAACGCCTCCTTATCAGTCTATACGGTGTAATATAGAAGTAGTGTCAATAATTGAGGAAGCTTAAATGGCTAAGAAAAAAGAGTTTGAGTCTAATGTAACTGGAGAAAAGTGGTTTAAGCATAACTCCAAAAGATGGTCTACTGTTATTAATCAAGTAGGAACTATCATGGAGGACGAGATCCATGACGGTAAGCATGGGGAAAAGATCACGCTAAAAGCTGGCAGCAAGGTAATAATAGACGATATCCGAGGCAGAATTAAGCCTCAGTACAGAGTCATTGACTCTGATGGTAAGGTTTGGTTCGTGTCAGCTCTAAATGTCGAATTTAGCGAAGAGCAAAGAGAAGCTACAACTGATCATTACCAGTATCGAGGAGGTGTCAGAGTAGACAAAGGCTCAAGGCATGACGGAACACCATTAAATCCTCGCTATGAGGTAGACACTACAACAGAAGAAGAGTACAAAGCAGCAAGAAAATCAAGGAGTTCACAGAATGGCTAATTCCCATAACCACATGTTTCACAATCCTTTAGAAGGAAATGTTCATGACCCAGCACCCATCTGGTCGGATGACGAGCTGAGAGATTTTACTGAACAGTTGGCAAACGGCAAAAAGTTTACCCAAGAAGAGCTTGAAAAAATGAAGCAGGGTAAAGTTATGCAAGCTACAGAGGTTGGAGACGAAAATCTTAGACAAAACTGGCTAAAGAACTACAAGCCACATGTATATGACAAGATGATGAAGTTCCCTGAGAAGATTGCCAATGGAGAAAGTATTGCTATCATCCAATTTCAATATGACTATCTGTGTAATTTCGACTGTGAGCACTGTTGCATAGACAAGTTCTATGTCCCTAAAGACTGGGAAAAGGCCAGTGGGAGACGTAAGTTTGAACTAGAAGATGTGCGCCGTCTCTCAAAAGAATGTGATGAGATGGGTCTAGCAAACTTTGTTATCACTGGTGGAGAGCCGTTGATTATTAAAGAATATGACCAGCTTGTAGAAGCTATTGATCCATCAAAGTTTTATCTTGTTACTGACTCAAACGGCTGGTTCTTAGACTACGAAAAAGCAAAACACTTGAAAAAGATTGGGGTTGACAAGGTACAGCTCAGCCTAGACGGTGCATCTGCCGAAGACCACGATACATTTCGCAGGGCTCCCGGATCTTGGGATCGCGTCATGAGAGCTATTGACGCTTGTAAGGAAGCAGACTTGCATGTCATTCTTTCTACAGTTATCTGGAAAGACAGAATATATACAGAAGAATGGAAAAAATTCTTAGACTTTGCTGCTTCTAAGAAGGTCGGAACATACGTTGTTTATGCAAAGCCTGTAGGAGCATTTGAGAACGTAACTGATCAAATGATGACAGAGACCGAAGGTAAAATTCTTCAGCAGTTTGAAGAAGAGTATGATATCTTTACACATATGACACCATCTTATGGGCGTGACATTGGCTGTATTGCTGTCAAGCGTATCCTGCCTGTTTCTAGATATGGAGATATTATGCCATGTCCGTACCAGCATATATCTTTAGGTAACTTCTTTGAAGAACCATTAAAAGATATAGTAGGAAGAGCTCTGAATATGAAATGGTTTGATCCTAGAAAGAACATGCCTTGTATCTGCGGCGTAGACAAAGGGTTCATTCAAAATGTCATTTCTGAATCATATGGAGACTCTGAAGTTCCTGTTAGGTATGACAAGGTTTTAAACTCAGACGACTTCCTAGACAAAGGAAATATGGGAGACGTTGAGAAAGACAGTGGCTCCGGCAAAGAAAATGAGACTTGGAAGAATGCTCCTCTCATCACTGTCAAAGGGGCAAAGATCAGGCCTTTCAATCCAGTTACAGATTCTATCAATAGAGCTACATAAGGAGTAAGCATGATTTCTTTTACCGAAAAAGCACTTGAGGTTATGGCTGACGCTGTAACAGATGAGTCACAAATGATAAGAGTATCCGTCACAGGAGGAGGATGTTCTGGTTTCATGTATGGCGTTACAGTTGAAGACACTCCAAGAGAGGACGATCTTGTAATTGAGTTTGATGGTGTCAATCTTAAAATATGTATAGACCCTAAAAGCTCTTTTATGCTAGACAAAACGATAGTAGACTATGAGTCCACTCTCGCCCAGTCGGGATTCAAATTTGTAAACGAAAACGCTACTAAAACTTGTGGGTGCGGTCAATCTTTTGGCTGCGGTTAGAAAATGTCTTCTACTATAGAGCAGCCCTCTAAAGAAGAATATCAGTATGGCTTTAAAGACAACCATGCTAATATAGAAACCTTTGAGAAGGGCTTAACTTCAAAAACTGTAAAAAAAATATCTAGCATCAAGAAAGAGCCCAAGTGGATGCTTGAGCGAAGACTTGAGGCTTTGGATATATTCCATAGCAAGCCGATGCCTGAATGGGGCGGTAATATGGATGGTATAGACTTTGACAATATTGTATACTATGTCAGACCATCAGAGAAGCAAGAGAAGGACTGGGATAGTGTACCCGAAGAGATCAGGGACACATACGATAAGCTAGGGATACCAGAAGCAGAAAAAAAATACTTAGCTGGCGTCAAAGCGCAGTATGAGAGCGAAGTTATATATGGTAGCTTAGATAAAGACCTGCAGGATATGGGCGTTCTTTTTCTCAGCACAGACGAAGCTCTGAAGAACCATGAGGAGTTGTTCCACGAATACTTCGGAAAAATCATACCTTCTAGAGATAATAAGTTTGCTGCCCTTAATACCGCCGTATGGTCTGGTGGGAGCTTTATTTACTTGCCTAAAGGCGTAAGTATAGATTTTCCTCTTCAAGCGTACTTCAGAATCAATCTGGAAAATATGGGACAGTTTGAGAGAACGTTAATCATATGCGACGAAGACTCGCAGGCCCATTATGTAGAAGGCTGCACAGCCCCTGTTTATTCCACAGATTCCCTGCACTCGGCAGTTGTTGAAATAATAACAAAGAAGAACTCTAGATTCAGGTATAGCACAATACAAAACTGGTCTAACAATGTCTACAATCTAGTTACAAAAAGAGCTTATGCCTACGAAAATAGCGTCATGGAGTGGATAGACGGAAATTTAGGATCTAAGCTGACGATGAAATATCCTGCTATATATCTAATGGGAGAAGGGGCTCACGGAGAAGTTCTTAGTGTTGCTTTCGCCTGCAAAGGTCAACATCAAGATGCGGGGGCAAAAGTTGTTCATGTTGCTCCAAATACATCGAGCAATATACTTTCTAAATCAATATCAAAGGACGGCGGAAGATCTTCTTATAGAGGTCTTTGTCGAGTAGAGAAAGGCGCAGTAAACAGTAAATCGAATGTAGTATGTGATGCTCTGATACTTGACGAGGAAAGCAAGAGCGATACATACCCATACATAGAAATAATGGAACAGAGCTCCTCGGTAGGCCATGAGGCTAGCGTATCCAGAATAGGCGAGGAACAGTTATTTTACCTAAAATCTAGAGGCTTGACTGAAGAAGAGGCTTCTAGTATGATTGTAGGAGGTTTTGTAGAGCCCTTAACGAAGGTTCTTCCTATGGAGTATAGTGTCGAACTTAACAAGTTGATACAGCTTCAAATGGAAGGGTCTATAGGCTAAGTTTATTAAAGAAAGGTGATACGATGCCATTAAAAAGATGCTCAGAAAATAATAAGTCCGGATGGAAATGGGGAGACCAAGGTAAATGTTATACAGGAGAAGACGCTAAGAAAAAAGCGTTGAAGCAAGGAGTTGCTATAGAAGGCCCCAAAAAATTCAGTGAGATGGCAAAGCAAAAGATCCAAGACATCAAGGAGTCGATTAAAAAGGAGCAGTAGATGAGTTCTAGCAGTAGAAATATTTTAGGAACACTTACAGTACTAATTTTATTTTATTCGTTAACATACAAAGGAGAAAGTGACATGACGACAGAACCCGCAGCAGCAACAGAGGCTGAAGAAAAGGATTGTGGATGTCAGCCACAACGCACCAGCGACACTGCCGAGTCTATAGTCTCTAACTTAGACCTAAGAACAAAGACTAAGATGCTCTCTTCGTCACACACCCCAAAGGACGTTCTTGTTCGCGCTTTACAAATGCAAATTGTAGAAGGCGCATGGCTAGAAAAAGCAAAGCAAGCTGGCTATTAAATATGTAGAATTTTACATTTTTATTTTCTTTCTCGCCATTTTTGATTTATAATATATTGGAGGACGATATGTCATATGCACTTTTAACCTCTACCTATTTCCCACTGAAGAAGGGTTGCTCATACAGAATACTAGATGAGGGACTTGACTGGGTTAGCATCAAATACAAAGGATCGGGGATTGTAGTCCCAAGATGCTTGATACACCCAGACCCAATGGGAGAACTTTTTAAAATTACGGATTACATCGAAGAAGAAGAGTGTCTTCTTGATGATTTACTAGTAGAGAGTGTTATCTTTATTTAACTAAGGAACTACAATGAAGAACAATGAAACTACAAACTGGGATTTACTTCTTTCCCGCCGCCAAAATCAAGCTACGATGAAGCGTTTTGCTACTGGCCAGTTAACAACGACTGCTGTGACAAAGCGATTTCAGAATACTGAGTATGCTGGAGAATTCAGACGCTTGATTCGTAACAATGGGACTACCTATGCCAGACGACTAGCTCGAAAGGCTTTGCGGTACCGAGGAATCCTTCAACCTTCATCTTAAAATTAAAAGGAGAACTTAGATGAGCGATATTAATAAAGTTATTATTACAGGACGAGTTACTAGAGATAGCGAACTCAGAACAACACCTAACGGCACGGCTGTTTCAGATGTAAGTGTTGTTTCAAACAGAGTATGGAGTAAGGCCGGTGATCGTCAAGAGGAATCTACTTTTGTAGATGTAACCCTCTGGGGAAAGCAGGCAGAGTCCCTGACACCCTACCTAACTAAAGGACGACATGTTATGGTAGAAGCACGGCTAAAGCTTAACAGCTGGGAAACCGACGAGGGTGTCAAGCGTAACAAGTTGACTCTTGTCGCTGAGAATGTCAACCTTACGCCAAACAATGCCAATCCTAGCCAATCAAAGCAGGAAACGGTTAGTGCATCCTCTAAGGACGACGATGCCCCGTTCTAATGCTTAGGTCTTAGGTATCAAAAGGGTTGCATATTGCAGCCCTTTATTTTTGTAAGGATATAATAATGGAAAGTATTTTGTTTGACCCTCTTTTTTGGTGGTGCGCTATTGAAACAGAATATGAGATAGAGGAAGAAGAGTACTGCTATGAAGAAAATTAACTTAATGGCTCCCGTAAATAAACTAGGGTATGGAGTCGCCGGAGCAAACATTGCTCATGAGCTCAACAAAATTTGCCAAGTCTCTCTCTTCCCAATAGGAAATGCGATAGATCCTCCTAGTCAAGGTGTATCGTCGAAACTCCAAGTGATGCTAGATAGGAAGTCAAGCTTTGACAAAGATGCTACGTGTATTAAAATCTGGCATGAATTTTCTTTAGCCGAGAGAATAGGTGCTGGAAAGTTCATAGCGTTCCCATTCTTTGAAGTTAATAAGTTTGATAAAGTAAGAAAGCACCATATAGAGTCTTGTGATAAAGTAGTAGCGTCATGCGGATGGGCAAAGGACATCATTCTTTCTGAGACAGAGCAGAAGAACGTATCTGTTGTACCCCTAGGAGTAGACACGTCAGTTTTTTCTTTCATAGAAGAAGAGCAATATCCCCAAGAAAAATGTGTGTTCTTTAACTGTGGCAAGTGGGAGAAAAGAAAAGGTCATGATATACTCCTTGAGCTGTTCAAGCAAGCATTCCCAAACAATAATGATGTTGAGCTCTGGATGATGACTCAGAACCCTCTCTTTGACCAAAGGTCAAATGATAATTGGAACAACTATTACAAGTCAGATCCAAGAGTTGTCCTTGTAGGGAGAACTGAAACCCAAGAAGAGCTCGCTAAAATTATGAGACATACAACTTGTGGTGTCTTTCCAAGTAGAGCAGAGGGATGGAATTTAGAAGCGCTGGAAATGATGGCGCTTGGCAAAGACATAATTATAACAAATTATTCTGCACATACAGAATTCTGCAACAGTGATAACTCACACCTCATAGAACCAATAGGCTTAGAGCCGGCTGTCGATGGAGTGTTTTTCAACGGGGACTTCGATGCAGAGTGGATGTCTTTAGACGGACTAGAAAAACAAATAATTTCAGAGATGAGATCTGTTTATGAGACATGGAAAAAGTCCAAAGGAATATTAGAGCCTAACTATGCCGGAATAGAAACTGCAAACAAGTTTTCTTGGTCAGAGACCGCTAAAAAGTTACTTAAGGAATCATATGAAGATTCCAAGAATCAGGAGACTGTAGATGTATGACTTCTTTGAGGCGAAGAAACTCCACAAGTCTGCCCATTGGCCGACAAAAGGCCATGTTGATGATGCAGGATGGGATCTATACTCCTTTGAAACAATCGCTATACCTGCTGGGGCCACTGTGATTGTTCCTACGGGCATCGCCATGGCAATCCCTAAAGGTTATGCTGGTCTTATATGGGACAGGTCTTCTATGGGTGTTAAAGGTATACATAGGCATGCAGGAGTTATTGACTGTGGATACAGGGGAGAGATCAGGGTCTGCTTGCACAATGCAACAAAAGAAACCTATCACATTAAAAAAGGAGATAGGATTGCACAGATGTTAATACAACAAGTCCCAAACTTTATAATGCATACAGTAGAGAATCTTGACTCGACAGATAGAGGTGACGGTGGATTTGGGAGTACAGGAAAATGAAACTCGGTGGAATGAGAACCTATCTTGCCGGTGCAATGGATCGTGTAGACGATGGAGGTGTCGGCTGGCGAAATGAAATAACTCCGGAGCTGGAGGCCTTGGGTGTCACCGTTCTCAACCCATGCGACAAGCCTATTGAGATCGCAATAGAAGATGACAAGACAAGAAGAGATATAGAATTCTTAAAAGACACCGAGGACTACTCTTCTATAAGAGAGCGATACAGAGTAATTAGAACATTAGACCTAAGATGTGTTGATGTTTCTGATTTCATTATTGCCTCTATAGATATTGATGTTCATGCTTGTGGGACGTATGAGGAAATAGTAGTAGCTAACAGTCAAAAGAAACCTGTCTTAATATGGTGCCAGCAGGGCAAAAAATATGCTCCAAACTGGCTTTTCTTTATGCTTCCTCATCAGCATATATTCGGTTCTCTTCAGGAACTTACTAATTATCTACACAATGTATCTTCAGGGATTGATCGTAAACATTATAAGAGATGGTTCTTTTTTGATCAAGAAAGAATGTAATGTATTCTATATGGGCAATATCTATAACTTCTGTATGCTATACAGTAACCTCTATAGGATGCATAAAAGACCGTGACTATCCCCATGCTTTAATGTGGTTTGCTTATGCCTTAGCTAATATAGGTCTTCTTTGGTATGAGATACAGAAACAAAAACCATAATTCCACTTTTAATACGCTGTTTTGTGGGGTATAATATAGTATGAGGAAGTGTTTTACCATATTGAAATCTTTTTTTTCAAAAGATAAAAACGTCGAAGAGCCTGAAGAAGTTTCGGAGCTATACATCAATGATGAAGATGTAGGTTGCGAAATTGTTTTTAGGATAGATACTGCCACTGGAGACTTTAATGTAGTAGTAGAACCAAAAGACACATCAGAAGATTCTGCTGCAGTTATTGGTCTATTACTATATTACGTAAACTCTGGTCACATGGAAGATTACTTTGTTCAAGCTTTCAATAATTGGAGTGGGCTCAATGCGGAAAGGCAAGCATTCTGCAAAACCCTACTTCAAGAATGGGTAATAAATACCACCACTTACAAAGACCTAGTCGATCAGGATAAGCTTGCTGTTAACCCTAGGGATGTTTTTAGAGATGGTTAATGTTACAAAGAGAGACAGCGTTATGAGCGAGTATAATAAGTTCCCAGAGTCTGCAGAGGTCTATTGGGAAAAGTGGGTAGATGTTTATGAACAGGAAATGGATGCTCTTGAAGAAGAAATTTTAAGACAAGAGCTTCTGCAACAAGAGCTTGAAGAATTGGACGACGGATATGCCGGCTATGGAGATGAGCCAGAATTGGCCCCGTTCAGTAAGATCAAAACAATACTTACTCCTTTTGGGGTTCTTCCTCTAACTGAGCAAAGTCTTGCAAGCACGCATTTTAAATTTTGGGTAGGTCACACAAACTTTAAGATACTTAAAAAGCACGTCTTAATGATAGAAAATGTAATGGGCGTAGAGACTGTAGATGTCATGACACCATATAGGTTTAGAATATCTGTGGCAAAACTTTTTAAAGATAGAGATGTTATGTCCTTGGTGAGGACGACTCTAATAAACTAAATGGTAAATGATAAAAAAAATAGCTCAGGAAACGACATATTAGATGAGTTGCACAGCTACAGCGTCTTGCCTAGTACTAGAGAGCTACTGCTTCACAGCACTATGGAGTCCGAAGACAATGGTATAGATTTTAGAGTAGCTACGAAATTCATAAAGAACCTAAGGTTACTTGAATCAGATTCTAATAAGCCAATTATTCTACACCTTCTTTCTACTGGTGGTAGCTGGAATGATGGCATGGCTATATACGATGCAATAAAAGACAGCAGCTGTGAGTTCGTAGTAATAACTCATGGGATAGCTGCATCTATGGGAAGTTTAATCCCTCAGGCTGTTCATAGGAAGGGCCTTAGGATTACTATGCCAAACTGCGAATGGATGGTTCACGAAGGCTTCAGTGAGATCTATGGTACTTACAGACAAGTCATATCTAGTGCTCAGTGGGATGCTGTTGTAAGAAAAAAGTGCTATGAGCTATATGCTGATGTCTGCCATAGCACAGGTGAATTTTTTCATAAGAAAAGTAATTCTCAGGTTAAGAATTATATAAAAAGAAAACTAGAAGCAAAGGAAGACTGGTGGCTTTCAGCTGAAGACTCAGTTCGTTTTGGGTTATGTGATTATGTTGCTGGGGATGAAAAAGTAGGGAATATACAAAATATAGTATCAAATGTTTCTAGAATTCTGCAACTACAATAAGACATACTCAGATACCCATAAAGAGCAAATAGCTGAGGTTTTTTCTGCTATAGATGCTAACTTTGACGGGATTGCCGTAAGCCTAAATATACTTAGGCAAATATCTGACCTTTTAAGAGATATTCCAATCTCTATCTCGACCACTACGGACTTTCCTCAGGGAAGAGCTGATAAGAAGCTCAGGATGCACGAGACTATCATAGGGTTAAAGTCTGGAGCAAATAAGATAGACCTTGTAGCCAATCCATTTCTAATAGATGACGCAAGGTTCTATGACTTCTGCAAAGATATAAAGTCTCACAAAAGAGCCTGTGATGACTATGGAGCTGATTTAAGAGTTATAATAAACCACAACTTATATTCGCTTAGAAAAAATATATCAATCGCCAGAATGGTTGAAGATGCAGGAGCATTGTTCATTATACCCGCAGCAGGGTTTCATAACGATGATATATATGACAATATACTCACCTGCAATGCTATAGAATCACACACAAGTATAAAAACAGTGTGCAATGGCTATATATGGCTAGAAAAACAGTATTTAGCCGCCATAAACGCAGATATTTTTGGACTAAGGTTATATAATCTACACAGATTTTAGCTTTTAGTGTACTTATAATTTAGGGTAGGATTTTATATTATAGGATTATCAGGATTATAAGCATTCTTTTTATTAAGAAAGAAAACAAATGCCTAGTTCAAATTATTTTCAAACATCAGATGGCTCCTCCACAGGAGTTTGGCAAAACGGACTTGTATATAACTCCGATAATGACGGAGGACGTATAACTAATGCAGGGACAGTATCTAGTATTCGCTTCACAAACATTGATGCGACTACTGATGAGCCTGTGACTATTGTGTCTGGAGTAAATGTCAAAGATGCTGGTGTAGGAACGTTCAACAAAAACAACACGACCATTATGAGAGCAACGACAGCTCTTGCAGGTCAATCAACCACAGCAATTAGCTCTGCTTCGAACAGTGAAGGTGGAAGAGATTCCATTCATCAGCTAGACGTTATGAGAGTGAGACTATACAAAACAGCCGTTAGAGCAGGCTTCTGGAATGAGTATACAGGAGCATGGTCTTCAACACCTGAAGTTGTTGTGTCTGGTGCTTGGGATACAATCGCTGGAGACGACGACTCAGCGAATCTAAAAGGTCTCAAAACAGATGTTGCTGCGAACCCAACAAACTTGCAGCCCGGTTTGCTATCATTCACTGCCGGCTCTGGAAACCAAGCCAGTACGCAAGGTTACGGGGCTAGATACCTCTGGTAAACAATACTTAACTTTTTATTTAAAGAGGTACTATCATGGCATATCAAAATGCAGACGGTACTTTAACAGGAACAAATGCTGCCGATCCGCAATTTGGCGTCTACAAAGGCGCCATCTCTGCGGGGCAGAACTCTTCTGTTGATGGAACCGTATTCGATTTTAAAGCCGTCGTTACAGACCCCGACTTACCGTTAGTCGTATCGGGTTTGAATAACGAGGCGGCTGGCGCAGGAACTTACAATAAAGAAATTGGCGGTTCAGTAGCAAACCTAGGGGACAACGACAGTGTTTTTGATGCTGTTTCTCCCGGAGCAGACTCATCTAATGACGACGTGTCCGAAATTAAAGCTATTAGCGTTAGAAATTATAAAACTTTAGTCAGGGCTGGAGTTCTTAACAGTTATTCAGCAGCCCCAACAGCTTCATTTACTGGAATTAACTCTGGGATTTATGACCAGAATGTAGCAGGAGATGTTTCAACTAACATTACTGCGATTGACTCAGCGACTCTAAACAATGTCTTTTATGATGTCACATACGTTTATGGAGGAATAACAACTCAGTTTGTTGCTCAAGACATACAAGTAGGTGGAATGAGTCCCGGAAGCAACACTAGATGTAGTTGCACTAGCGCTCCTACATACAACGATGCGATTAACCCATTTTCTGCCTGCGGTAGTGGTTTAATCACAAATCCTAACAGGTGGGTAAGCTGCACTACCAAAGGAAATGTTGATGGTAAGTTCTACTTTGCCTGTGTTGAAAAGGTTGCTTGGTGTGCTAGAGGCGATGCTACTAATCCTGCTTCTTCAGGCTATGTTGTTATAACTGATGTAGACAACTACTCTACTACGGCTGGATTTAGATCAAGCGGACCTAATAGTGGACAGTTTCGGTGCGATTGGGTTTATAACATTGTCCCAATTAACCCAACGGGAAATTGCGATGACGGTGTTGGTGGCGTCGTAGCCCCTACGCTGTGTTCAGATGCCCCTATGTCCATGCATCGGGCCTATGAAGACCAGCTTGAGAATGTAAGTTCTTTTGGTCCAGAAGGTCATGCAATTTGCGGTACTTGGATTGGAAAAGACAGTCTTTGTCAGTATGATCCTAGATCACATGGAACAACTTGTTCTTGGGCATGGCAATAATAATGAAGAGTTTATTAATCGCAGTATTACCCCCGTTCTTAGTCGCTGCCGGAGACACAATCACCGGCTTCGACTGGGGGACTATTTCCGCCACAGGTTTACTTGGCTGGTACTTGTGGTATACAACTAAGATAGTTTTTCCTAGCCATCAAAAACAGGTCTCTGAAATGCAAGACAGTTTCAACGATCAGTTTGTTAACCAAAGAGATCACTATGAAAAAATATTGACCGAGATACAAAACCGTCAAGACAAGAGACACTCTATAGATGTTCAAAAAATGGACAAAATGGTAGAGACTCTTGAAAAAATGAGTGAGAATCTTGAGCCAATAGAGAACTCATAGTATAATTATTGTAAGAAGACTTTTAATTTCTTAATAAGGAGAATCATAGATGGTAGACAAGCTTAAAGTGCTGGTCAAGTCACGTAGATTTTGGACTGCCGTAGGTAGTGTTATTGTAGTGATCCTGCATGATACTCTTGGTATTCCTGAGGATACGGCAAACACTATTGCCGCCATCGGCGTCAGTTGGATTGTCGGAGACTCTCTAAGACCTACAGAATAAAATGGATTTTATTTTAGAAAAGGGGCGATTTTTCGTCCCTTTTTTTTATGCATGACGTTTAATATATTGGATATATCTAACCTTATAAGGAGAAAAAAATGAAAAAGCTTATCTTATTTATGTCAATGTTTGCTTTTACTGTGCCGTCAGCGTTTGCAGAGCCACCGCAAAGAAAAGTAATCCAAGCACCTCAAAAACCTCAAGTTGTTCGCAGTCAGCCAAGACAGTTCACGAGACCGACACCTCAGAGACCACAAAGGCCACAACCGCCGAATACGGCAAAGCCTGCACCAGAAGCGAAACCGTTGCCAAAAGGATTCGGAGTGCCTATCCAGCGCCCTCAAGGATTTGGTAAACAGGACTGGCAAAGGCCTCAGCCTAAACCTGAAGTCCAGCGACCAAAAGTTGAGACTAGACATAGCTTTGGCTGGTATAATTACTATCGTCCAGTGAACCCCCACTTTAGGTACTACAGGGTTCCGTCCTATTACCCTCCTGTGATTGTTCAACCTCCCGTTGTAATTCAGCCGCAACCATTTCCTGTTTATCCGGGTCCGTTTCACGGATTCTTTTTTCAGTTCAGATTTTAAGAGGCAAAAAAAATATTTTTTATTTAGCACATTGTTTCAGGGTGTATAATATGATAAGCTAGGAGAAACAAGAGCGAGGCTGTTCAAGAAACACGTCCGCTAAAGCAGCACATCTCCAGCCTTTCAAGCGATTAGCGTTGGTCGCACCTTATTTTATACTAACTTTTTAACAAAACCACGACCAAGCTATGTGTCTTACTTAATGTGTTGCTTTTTTAAAAATCACAACTCGCTACCTTAGACAGGTGGCGAGTTTTTTTTCTGCATCTTAGGATAATCTATACAATGAGGAATGCCAATGTCTAAAAGAGTCAAGAAACGTAACGGAAGATTAGAAGATCTGAATCTTGATAAGATTAACAAGTGTGCTGAAATTGCTTGTAGAGATTTAGAAGACGTTTCGGTAAGCGAAGTAGTCCTTGATGCTAGTATACAGCTGTATGACAAAATAAGTACTAAAGAGATAGACAAGGCTCTCATTATGTCGGCTCGGTCTAAGATAGAAAAAGAGCCTAACTATGGGTATGTTGCTGCAAGACTTCTTTTGCATAACTTGTACAAAGAAGTATTTGGAGAAGCTTTTGACACAGAGGATTTTCAGGTTAAATATAAGAAACATTTTTCTTCTAATATAAAAAGGATGGTTAAAGAAGATAGACTTAGTAAAAAGTTATTATCATATGATCTTGATTTTTTGGCAGAAAACATAAAGCCGGATAGGGACAAGCTATTTAAATACCTAGGGATTCAAACTCTATATGACAGATATTTTGTTCATCTGAAAGGCAGAAGAATGGAGAGTCCTCAAGCCTTCTACATGAGAGTTGCCATGGGGTTGTGCCTTAATGAGGAGAATAAAGAAGAGAAAGCACTTGAAATATATGACATGATGTCAGAGTTCAGATATTCTCCTTCTACTCCCACATTATTTAACAGCGGCACCAACAGGTCTCAACTTTCTTCATGTTATTTAAGTACTGTGCATGACTCAATAGACGGCATCTTCGGCACTATACACGGACAGGCAAGGTTATCTAAATATGCTGGAGGGTTAGGGGTTGATTGGTCTTCAATCAGAGCATCTGGCTCTTACATAAAAGGCACGAATGGGAACTCTTCTGGTCTTGTTCCTTGGCTTAAAATATTCAATGATACTCTTGTAGCTGTGAACCAAGGAGGCAAACGTAAGGGTGCTGGCTGTGCCTACCTAGAGGTCTGGCACTATGATATAGAAGACTTCTTAGAGCTTAGGAAAAACACTGGAGACGATAGAAGAAGATGTCATGACATGAATACTGCTTTGTGGACATGTGATGAGTTTATACAAAGGGTAAAAGACGAAAGAGATTGGTATTTATTTGATCCGGCAGAGTGTTCTAGTTTGCATGAGCTATATGGTGAACAATTTTCAGAAGCATATAATAAATATATTGAGCTTGCTGATCAGGGAGAAATTAAAGTATTCAGAAAAATGCCGGCAAAAGACCTTTGGAAAAAATGTCTTAAGGCACTGTTTGAAACGGGTCATCCTTGGATTACTTTCAAAGATCCTTCTAATATCAGATATAGCAACAAGCACGTCGGAGTTGTCCATTCATCTAACTTATGCACCGAAATACTCCTACATACAAAGCCGAGTGTTTATAACGAAGGAGAGCTATCTGAACTTGGAGAAACCGCTGTCTGTAATCTAGCTAGTATAAACCTTTCAAATCATGTCAAGGTCAGAACTATAGACTGGAAAAAACTTCAAAAAACAGTAGAGGTAGCTGTCAAAGGTTTAGACAATGTTATTGATCTTAATTTTTATCCTACCGACGAGGCTAGAGAATCGAACCTAAAGAATAGGCCTGTAGGATTAGGGGTCATGGGAACGCACGATGTACTACACAAGCTAGGTATTGACTACGATAGTCCAGAAGCCGTGTCCCTATGTGATAGAGTACAAGAATTTATCTCACTTCATGCCATTAAGACATCTGCTATGATCGCTAAGGAGAAGGGTACGTACCCGACCTTCGGTGGTTCAGAATGGGATAAAGGAAATTTTCCTATCGACACGTATTGTGAGATGAAAAATCAGAGAGTCAAAACGCCTTGTGTGCTAGAGGACTATACTCTTTATGAGACACTAGACGAGTGGAAGTCAGTAAGAGATTTAGTATCTGAATATGGTATGAGAAATAGTAATGTGATGGCTATAGCTCCAACAGCTACTATATCTTACATACAAGGTTGTTCGCAGTCTATTGAGCCAGACTACTCTGTACTTTATGTTTACTCCACCCTTAGTGGTGAATTCACTATGGTCAATGAGCACTTCGTGAAATTAGCTAAAAAGAATGGCCTATGGTCACAGGCTTTGGTCGATGCTCTAAAGAGTGTAGATGGAGACGTGACTGCGCTTGTAGACTTGCCGGACGCATTTAAAAATGAATTTAAAAATGCATTTGATGTTAGTTATGAAACACTTATTAAGGCAGCAGCAGCAAGGCAAAAGTGGATTGATATGGGGCAGTCTCTAAACCTGTATAACAAGCATGAGAGTCTAAAATATCTTAATGATATGTATATGCTTGCGTGGGAAGAAGGGCTAAAAACAACTTATTATCTAAGAAGCAAGGCTGCAACCAGACTAGAGAAGTCTACAATATCTGAAAAAAGTCAAGGTATAATTAATCAGCCAAAGGCATGTTCTGTTTTAGACCCAGACTGTGAGAGTTGCCAATGAGATTTGAAGAATATAGACAGTCACAAACCTCACCTCTTAAGTATAGATTAGAGCTGAGAGAGACAGAGCTGGAAAAAGTAAAAGATTTAATTATGCAGATCATAGAAAGAATTAAGCAAGATGAAAAAGAGCAAGGAAATAATATCTGATAAAGTTGCAGTAGTTAATCAAATACTTCCCCACACAAACAAATGGGCATGGGATCTGTTTATCGACGGTGCAGCTAATAACTGGATGCCAACTGAAATCTCAATGGCCAAGGATATTGAGCAATGGAAGTCTAACCTGCTATCGGAAGACGAAAAGCTAGTCGTAAAAAGGTGTCTTGGTTTTTTTGCTGGTTCAGAGTCTTTAGTAGCAAACAACTTATTGCTTAGTATCTTTAAGTATGTCACCGACCCTGAGTGTCGCCAATATATACTAAGGCAAGCATATGAGGAAAGTTTACATAATCTCACAGTTGTCTATGTATGTGACTCTCTAAACTTAAAAATAGGAGAGGTCTACCAAGCCTACAATTCTATACCTAGTATTAAAGCTAAGGATGACTTTTTAATGAACATCACAAGTGACATTAATAGGCCAGACTTTAATATCAATACAATAGAAGGTAAGAGAGAATTTCTTAGAAATATTATTACATACTATGTGATCTGTGAGGGAATCTTTTTCTTCTCTGGTTTTGCTATGCTTCTTTCTTTTAATAGACAAAATAAACTTCCGGGAATTGGTGAGCAGATCCAATACACTCTTAGAGATGAGAGTTTACACATAAAATTTGGAACTACTCTAATAAACAGACTTAGGGAAGATAGCCCAAAGATATGGACAAAGACGTTTGAAAAAGAAACGCTTGAGCACATAGACACAGCAATAGAGCTAGAGCTAGCTTACGCTAGAGAAGTTCTTCCCACAGGGATATTAGGGCTAAATTCAGACATGTTTATTGATTATGTACAATATATAGCGAACAGAAGGTTAGAAAACCTTAATCTACCAAGTCCTTATGAAGACACAAAAAACCCGTTCCCTTGGATGAGCGAGATAATCGACCTAGAAAAGTGCAAAAACTTTTTTGAAACAAGGGTTACTGAATACTCAGTTGGGACACTAGTAGACGACTTTTAGTGTATATTTATGTAGACTTTCACATTTTTCGGAGTTTGCTATGATTGATTTTATATTTGACAGAAGGAATTTTTTAAGAATAGGTTCTATTGGAGCAGGCATGTCGGCAGTGGGACTGTCTGACTTTGCTCTAGGATCGCAGGATTTTACTAGTTATAAAGATAAAACCGTAGTCTGGGTATGGCTAGGAGGTGGCCCAACGCAATTTGAAACCTTCCACGCCCCTAACGACACTGTCCCTTCAGAATGGCAGCCTGTAAATGGCGCTATACATGACGCCAAGACCAACATCACTTTAGGCGCAGACTGGGTAGAACTTGCAAAACATACTTCAAAGTTAAGTATAGTCAATTCTTTCAGTCATAAAGACTCGTCTCACAGACAGGGGACGCACTTTATGATGACAGGACATTACAATCCCGAAAGAAGTACAACATCTATTGCTAAATACCCCTCTTTTGGGTCTATAGTCTCAGCCATTTATGGTGCAAATCACTCTAGTAATGGAGTGCCTACTTATGTTAAGCAAGGTAAGATTGAAGGAGATGAGGGCGCTTGGTTGGGTGGAGCATTTAAACCATTTGATCCTTCCAATAAAGATAACCTCACACCAAGAGTTGAACTCGATAGGTTCTCAACAAGAAAAGAACTACTCGCAGGATTAGATGCTGCAAGAGTTTCCAGCAAAGGAGCTGAGTCAGTACAGTTTTACAAAGGTCAGGCTTATGATGTTATCCTAGGTTCCGCTAAAGAGGCTTTTGCTGTAGAAAAAGAAAGCGAAGCAACGAAAGCTCTTTATGGGTCTACAAAAGCTAAGGATATTGGCGAACAGCTTATCTTGGCTCGAAGACTTGCAGAAAATGGAACACGATTCATAACCCTTCATTATGGTGGATGGGATATGCATAGCAATATATCTAAGGCAATGCAAGGAAAAGTCCCTCCTTTGGATAAGGCTCTAGCAGGCTTCTTGCAAGATATACAAGACAGAGGGATGAGTGAGAAGGTTCTTCTGGTTGTAACCGGAGAGTTTGGTAGAACTAAGTTTAATGCAAATGCAGGTAGAGACCATTGGCCTGCAATTACCCCTATGCTTATGGCAGGTGGAGAATATGAGTCCGGAAGAACGATTGGTGCTGCTGACAGATCCTATAATCCAATTGAAAAACCTGTAGGGCCTCTCGATTTACAGGCAACTTTATTTGACCACTTTGGTATTGACACAGCAATTCAGCGTGTTGATAATGGCGGTCGTCCAAGATATTTACTAGAAGGTGAAGCTAAGGTAATTTTATAATGAAAGATAATAAGTATTTACAAGCTGTAGGAGATCACTTAAACGAGGAAGGGTTTACAGAGGAGCTTACTGAGGCTAACTTTGTTATCCCTGAGGAATCTGACTACATTGACTTTGGAGAAGAAACCGAAGAGTGGGACGTTGCCGCAAACCGTCCCGGCTTGTGGGAGAATATAAGAAGGAAGAAGCTTAGAGAGGGCAAGAATTATAAACCTGCTAAGACGGAGAAAGAAGGGCGTCCAAGCCAAAAGGAGCTCAAAAAAGCTCAGAGCGCACCTAGAGACCCTAGAAGAACTCCTGCTCCTAAAAAAGACCAAAAGAAAGGCTCTAAAAAGAATAAGCCCGATAGCGCTAAGAAGCCAAACAAAAGTATCAAGTTCAGCAAAGAGGTAACACAGCAGCTGTCTAATAAAGTCAAAGAACATAATGCTAAAGACAAAGGTTCTAAGGCAACGCTCGGAGCGCTAAAAGCAGTTTATAGAAGAGGCGCTGGCGCTTACTCAACTAGCCATGCGCCAAAGATGAGTCGTCATGGATGGGCCATAGCAAGAGTCAATGCTTTCTTGTACCTATTAAGAAATGGAAGGCCTAAAAACTCTGGCTACAAACAAGACAATGACCTTCTCCCAAAAGGACATCCTAGAAAAAGCTCTGCCGGTATGAAAAAGAAGTACTCAATGGGCGAAGGCAATGAGGATGTGTTCACGAACCCCGGAGAAGCAATGAAAAGAGCCAAAGAGCTCGGGCTAGACGACATTCATACACATAAGACTGATGACGGTAAGACTATCTATATGCCGGGTAAAAATCACGAAGAGTATATGAAGACTGTAACCACAAAAGGGCCCAATTATAAAAAGGTATATGCTGGTTATAAATATCAAGATCCCAAGACAGGTGAAATGTACACCTTCAGAAGAAGAGGCGTTTACAGAAAAGATGGTCGAATACTAATTCCTGTAAGAGGATCTAAGGCTCATAAGGCAGGACCAATGGAAGACCATGTGTTCACAAGCAAAGAAGCCGCCATGAAGTTTGCGAAAAAGTTCGACGACTTGAGTGACAATGTCCATACTAAAAAGACCGGAGACGGAACTGTTCTTTATATTCCCGGAAAGAATGAAGAAGAGTTTAGAAAATGGTACAAGTCGCATAAAGGGGAAGATGCTAAAGGGGCTGAGTATCAAGGTAGAAAAGTTACTCTCAATAAACCGTTTAGAACACCAGACGGGCCAAAGAAAAGATCTGTCTATGTTAAGAATGAAAAAGGTAATGTAGTTAAGGTCAACTTTGGTGATCCTAATATGAAAATCAAAAAGAACATACCGGAGAGAAGGAAGAGTTTTAGAGCTAGACACAACTGTGATAACCCCGGTCCAAAATGGAAGGCAAGATACTGGTCTTGTAAGGCATGGTAAGAATATGAATAAAAATGAATTCCTAAAAGCAGTGGATGATTATCTCACAAAAGATGTGCGTAAAGAACAAAAGAAAAAGAAGAAGCACACTGTATATAAGCCTCCAAGCTGGAAAAAAGACAACCCCGGAAAATACCAAGTATTAGAAGCTCCAGAGCCAGATGAAGATCAAGGCCCTAGTTAAAGGAAAATTGAAATGAAATGTAGAGGAAACAATATTGCTCGCCGTTCTTTTATACATGTCGGAATGGCAGGAGGAATAGGATTAGGTTTATCAGATTTTTTTAGAATCAGAAAAGCCCAAGCAGACCAAAAGTTTTACGAGAGCGTAGAGGGGCCAGCAAAGTCTGTTATCTATATTTATCTGCCCGGCGGTTCTGCGCATCAGGAAACATTTGATCCTAAACCGCTGTCTCCGTTAGAGTATAGAGGCCCAATGGCTAGCATTGAGACAAATGTTCCCGGAATCAGACTTAATGAGATGATGAAAAACACTGCTAAGCTAATGGATAAGATTTCCATCATTCGCAGTATGACACATGGAGAGGCAGCGCATGAACGAGGCACACATAATATGTTTACTGGCTATAGACCTAGTCCAGCACTCCAATATCCTTCCATTGGTTCAGTGGTTGCACATGAGTTTGGCCCACGTCATAACTTACCACCTTACGTCTGTATCCCCAATCAGCCTAATGAGTTCGCAGGTACTGGATATCTAAGTAGCTCATTCTCAGGCTTTAGTCTAGGTTCTGACCCTGCGAGTGACGGGTTTCAAGTTAGAGACTTGAAGCTTCCTAATGGTGTTAATGATGGTCGCTTTGGAACACGTCGCAAAATGCTGGGTGCTGTCAATGACTATTTTGCAACTAAAGAAAAATCAGACTCTCTGGATGCCGTAGATTCTTTTTATGATCGTGCTTACAGCTTGATTAGCAGCGAAAAAGCCAGAGATGCTTTTGATATAAACAAAGAGGATGCTGTAACTAGAGACAGGTATGGTAGAAATACCGCTGGAGCCAGAATGCTTTTGGCTCGTCGGTTAGTCGAAGCAGGGACGAGGTTTGTAACGCTAACTTATGGTGGCTGGGATATGCATGATAATATCGAAGCCGGAATACGAAGACAAGTCCCAGCTCTAGACCAAGGACTAGCGGCATTGATAGAAGACTTAGACCAAAGAGGTCTTCTTGAATCAACCTTGGTATGTGTGGCTTCTGAGTTTGGCAGAACCCCAAAAATAAACGCCAATTCAGGAAGAGACCACTGGCCTAAAGTGTTTAGCACCCTAATGGCAGGAGGTGGAATCAAGGGCGGTTTAGTATATGGAAAATCCGATGCGACCGCTAGTGAGCCAGAAGAAAATGCTGTAGGAGTGGAAGACTGGGCATCTACGATTTATAATAGGATAGGGATCGTCCCCGATAAAGAGCTTATGGCTCCCGGAGATAGACCTATTGAAATTGTAGATGGTGGTAAAGTTATTCAAGATTTAATTATTTAGTCTGGAGATAGATATGAAAAAAAGAATTCCAATTATAGCTATTATTATAGTAGTTGCGATATGTATCGCAAACAAAGATGAAATTAAACAAATGTTTAACAAAGGAGAAGATAAAGTGGTAAATTGTTCAATCTGTGTAGAAGAATGCCCATGCGTAGAAGCTGAATGCGTCTGCAAGGCAACTTGCAAATGTGATAATTGTGTTAGCTAATTAACTAGAGGTGCAAAATGTTAAGTTTATCAAGAAGAAGTTTTCTGTCAGTAGGAGGTTTAGGCCTTCTTACTATGCCGCAGGTATTACGCGCTCAAAATAATAATGGGACATCCCACAAGGCTGTGATTAACATCTTCCTTGGTGGTGGCCCTCCGCATCAAGATATGTGGGATATAAAGACAGAAGCTCCATCGGAGATTCGAGGACCATTTAAGCCGATCCCGACCAATGTGGCGGGAGTGCACATCGGGGAATGTTTCCCTGAAATTGCTTCAATGTTTGATAAATTTACAGCTATTCGTTCTGTAGTAGGATCTGATGGATCACATGATGGATACCAGTGCGTTACTGGATGGAGTCGTAAAGACATGGTGTCCGGATCTAGCTATCCAGCTATTGGGGCGTGCGCCTCTAAAATATTAGGCCCTGTTGACCCTGCTGTACCGGTTGCAGTAGGGTTAGCGGAGGCTACTCAGCATATGCCTTGGTCAGAAGCAGGAGGAGCTGGTTATCTTGGAGATACCCATAAGCCTTTCAAGCCAAATGGCCAAATGATGAAAGACCTTAAACTCAATATGGAAGTAGAAAGGTTTAAGAATAGAAAAGCCCTTCTTAATGGTTTTGCAAATATCAATAAGCAGATAGACAAGGCTGTTAATGTTGATACGTTTACTGAAGAGGCGTTTGGAGTTCTTACTTCAAGCTCTTTAGTTGATGCTTTAGACTTGTCAAAAGAAGACGCAAAGATTAGAGAAATGTATGGAGATGGTAAGCCGTTTAAATTCCAATACGACGGAGCGCCCACAGTTAATGAGCATGTGCTTATGGCTCGCCGCTTAGTATCTGCTGGGGCACGCTCTGTCACACTATCATACGGAAGGTGGGATAGCCACGGATCTAACTTTGATCTAGTCAGAGATCATGGAGCCAAGCTAGACCAATGCGTATCGGCTCTTGTTAAAGATCTTGATCAACGAGGTATGCTTGACGACACACTTGTTGTAGTATGGGGAGAATTTGGCAGAACCCCTAAGATCAACCCAAAGGGTGGTCGTGACCACTGGCCGCAAGTTTCTGCAGCACTACTAGCAGGAGGAGGATTCAATCACGGGCAAACCATCGGAGAAACCAATAGGCTTGGGGAAGTTCCAGAGTCCAGACCTGTGCACATACAGGAAATCTGTGCAACAATGTATAGAGGTCTAGGTATCGACACGATGTCCACAACTTTATTAGACAATACTGGAAGACCTCAATATCTTCTAGATCACAGAGAGCCTCTAAAGGAGTTAATTTAATGGTTAAACTAAATGATTGGGTTCAAAGAACTAAGTTTCCCCTTGAAGGAAACGCAGCATTTGACTGACATGAGTACTCTATCGCACAGGTTGTGCGTATTGATGAAGAGTGTGTGGAAGTAGACTTTGCATGTAGCTGTATGACTTTTGATGGAAGCAGCAAAAAGCTTTGGGCTCATGGAGAATATCTTCCTCTTGATGATGAGTCTTATGCGAAACATAAAAAGGCACATGACGCCTGTTGTCTTTTTGGAGAAGAACTGGAAGTAGATTATGCAACGTAGAAATTTTTTGAAACATTTATCAGTATTCCCTACCTTATCTTTAATAGAATCTCTTAGAGCTAATGAAGAGGAGCTAAAGAAGAATGGTAAGTCAGCTATCTTATTATGGATGGGCGGTGGTCCTTCAACAATGGATATTTGGGACTTGAAACCGGGTGCTCCTACAGGAGGCCCATTCAAACCTATCGGTACATCTGGAGATGTTCAGATCTGCGAACATATGCCCCTCATGGCAAAGCAGATGCATAATGCTGCGATTATTAGAAGTATGAGTACGAGAGAAGCGGATCATATGCGTGGAAGATATTACATGCATACGGGCTATGTTCCCAACCCAAGCATGACTCATCCTAGTTATGGATCTGTCATATCGCATCAGCTCCAAAGACCAGAAGTTTCTATCCCTAAATTTATCTCCGTTGGAGGAGGCAGTATGGGAGCTGGTTTTTTGGGCGCTAAATATTCGCCGTTCGTTGTTAACAGCGATGGTAGAATAAGAAACCTAAATATGAAAGTAGACCAAAGATTCTACCAAAGAGCATATGCCTTGGACGCTATAGAAACAAGCTTTATAAATCAAAGAAGAGGTTCTGCTGCAAAAGAACATCAAGCTATACTGAAAGAAGCTTTTGGAGTACTCACAAGTTCCCAGATGGATGCTCTCAAGGTAGCTGGTGAGCCAGAGAATGTAAAAGAGAGATATGGAGATAATGGTTTTGGTAAAGGATGCTTAATGGCTAGGCGACTAGTCGAAGCAGGAGTTCCATTTATTGAAGTCAATCTTGGGGGATGGGATAATCACCAGAACATTCATCCTATGTTAAGAGATACTAAGTTGCCTATGCTTGACCAAGGCATGAGTGCGTTGTTTGAAGATTTAGAACAAAGAGGGATAATTGATGACACTGTAGTTATTTGGATGGGAGAGTTTAGCAGAACTCCCCGTATCAACCAGAACGCTGGACGTGACCATTGGGCGCGTAGCTGGAGCGTTGTTGTTGGAGGAGGCGGAATGAACGGAGGCATATCTATTGGAGAAACAAGCTCCGATGGGACTAGAGTTGAGACAGAACCACATACATCGCAAGATGTTATGGCATCTGTGTGTAAAGCCTTAGGCATTTCGCTTGGCACAACATTTACTAGTAATAACGGCAGACCTATGAAAATTGCCAATTCTGGTAAGATTATTAAAGAATTATTCTAATGAAATTTTATCGAAACGCAGTCTATGTTCTTGCAACCCTTTGTTTCTTTAATATGTTACAAAGTGCTTATGTCTACAAAAAACTTGTACAAATAGAAGAGAAGCAAAATAAAATAGAGGTTAAAATACCCATTTCAGAGGATCTGAAGGAATTGCCCTTACATACTAGACTTAGAGACTCCCAGATAATGCAGGCAATCCTTATGACGCATCACCAATTAGGGGTACATGATCCGGGCTCTCAGCCTATGTGCCCTATGTGTCAACAACAGGGATTAAAAACAGTATCAGATTAAGCTTTTTGGGGTATTTACTCTTAGATCTACAATTTTCCTAGGAGTAAAAAATGGCATTTCAAACATCTGATGGCTCATCTACGGGCCTCTTTTCACCAGACGGGTCGCCTGCAGGTTCAAATCAAAATGCAGGGGTCTCACAAGGTATCAATACAGACTTAGGTGATGGCGCAGTAGAAGGTGCATCTTCAGTCAAGGGCGTTAACAACGACAGCGCAGGAGCAGGGTCATACAACAATTCTGATGGTGGTAGTATAACGAATGCCGGAGAAGGCAATACTAAGATAGATAGAGTAGATCCGGGTAGTGATAGCCAAAGTTCTCCAGAAAATTTTGTAGAAACTATAAGTGTATCAAAAAGAAACACATATTTTAGAGATGGGATGCCATTCTACAACAGTTATTTGGGTGAGTTTGCGCAAACCCCAGAAACAAAAAACCAAGGTGTCTTTGATCAAGACTCCCAAACAGATGTCTCAGACGGAATTAGAAGTAATAATGTAGACGCTACCGCAGGTGATACGGTAAGTAATCAAATAACTAGTTCCTTTGGTGCTGGTGCCGAGACAAAGACATATTTTGTAAATGCAAATACAGCCTATGCAGAAAATTACAACGTCGATAATAAAAATGACAAGAATAGTGAATTCGTAAGCGACCCATGTAATAGCTGCTTTGGGGAGAGAGATAACGGTATGGGGCCGGTTCAAACCGGTAGCCACCCTTGCGTGACTGTTGAAACGGAATGCCTGTCCTGTCTAGAAGGATTAGGAGCTAAGCAAACAAATGTATTACTTCCTGTGTTTCAGGGCACAGTTGGAGTTCGAGGTGTAAATGAGGCCGGCCTAAATGACGGAACTGTTGATCTAAAGACAGGCTATTGGGCATTAAATCCAAACACGACCGTATCAGCTGCAGGCTACGAAGAAGGTCAAGATGTTGAAAATGGGGACATCTTTAGAGGTCAGACAAATGGCCAGTGCGACCCGACAAGATCAGGCCCTAGAGGACCAGTCAATGTAGCAAAAAGGCAGTTTAGAGGAGGAGTGGATGCCGGAGCCGATGAGTGTCAAGCTGGAGCAACCCATATGGTTAAAGGTATCGCTACTGCCCCGTCTCAAAACACTCTACCAGTATCAGACAGAAACAAGAGAGTTGCTAGTTTAGCATCTGTTGTAGGTAACTGTACGTTCAGCTATACTCTTCGATATCTAGGAGAAACTTGGAATGCTAACCAGCATGGAAATAAAGTTTTCTGTATCGACGGAATAGGCGAATCTGGAATCCAGATAACTGCTTATGAAAAGCGGCTCAAGGACGACGGTACTCCCGCCGGGGAAGAGGGAGGTAGTAACAGAAGTGGCCCAATGAGCGAGAGAGGTAACAACTGTGCAAATAGCGGATACTACGATCTCTATGCTTGTGGTTTTGGAACAGGTGCTGCCGACATACTTGGAAATGTCGATGGAGGAGGAGAGGTTTATGGCCCACTTGTGCGAGTCGGCACATTAAACAAAGGTGAATTCCAAGATCCCTGTACCTGCCAATACAGATACCTAAGAGGATCTAAATACTCAGACTTAGTTGATCTCGCATACGGAGGAGCGATAGGTAATATACAAGACGAGTTCCTTCCTGTATTTGCTACCGGAGCATGTAGCGATCCTAATATCTTATCGAATAATTGGCACATGGGTCACCTTCCAGCGGAGGGCAGTCCTGTTACAAGTCATGGAGATGATCTAGTCAGCTGTGGATCTGACATCTTTGTACTATCTTCAGGTGCTGGTGGAACAGGAGTCTACTGGTCGGATGAAAAATGCGATTGGATGATTCCTCTCCAAGTAGGAAGCACTGTGGAACCATATGACCCTACAGGTGTTTGCATGCTGGTATCTGGAGAGATGGATGGTGTCTTTGGGCAACCTTTAGGTGGAGAAATGGCCTTTGATCCAGTTAATGGATTTACTGAAAACTCAAGAAGTGGAGCATGCGGCTCTGGCCCAGTCCTGTGGCATGAAGAAACAAAGCTTTATAAGACTACTAAGTTTGTAAATAGTCCATATTGTTGTAACGCTCCTTATCCGGTTGGTAATTGTGATGCTGAGGGTAACATTCCTGACTTCTGGGCTTACGATATTGTTAAAATTGATGATTTCAGCTCTGCTGCTGAAAGATCGGTTGGTTGCGTAGCCGGTAAATTCCCAAGTGGAACTCAAGGTATTATCAATGAAGTTGTATTTGCGCGCAGCGATTCTGTCGGTTTTACTGCAACAGTGTACCCGTGGGTGGCAACGATGGAAAAACCAATGCCTCATTTTACTGGTGGAACTCTTGGCCCTAATGGAACTAGTATATTCTATCCACCGGGACTAAATAACACAGAGTTCGGTCTTCCATCCTGCGATTCTTGGGACGATGCCGGACAGACTTGCCAATGGCTAGCGGGTGTTGACTTATACAGCTGCTTTGCAAACTCAGGAACTGGTTGTCACTCTGAGTTATTTGGAGAAAGCCAAGTATATCTAGGATATGCATATGTCCCTGTAGATGACATCACAAAGATAAGTAGGCCTACATGGAGAAGTAATGGCTGCTTTATTACTGACCTTGCTCAACGCACCGACGGGCCTGTAACAATTGGCACAACTTGTCCACGAGATAACTGCGGATTGTATTACGGAGCTGAGAGTGCAGTTAAGGCCTGTGACGATAGTGAGTGTGATACATACTTTAGAAATCCTCCTTTTGCACTCGGTGAATTTGTCAAGGCTAAAGCAACAACAGGTGTAGACAACATCCTATATAACGCGGCTGTTTTTATAGCAGAGCTTAGTGAAGAGATAGGAGACGCCGAACAATGGGCGAAGGATAATCCTTATATATGGCAGGTTTCGAGTTACGTGTTCAACCATTCTCCGGGTAATCCAGCCGCTGAGTCAGGAGTTGACTGTTTCTACCAGTATACTTTAATTGGATCAACTTGCTGGGTTAGCGGAGACGGAGTCGGCATTCACGGTACAGACTGGCGTGAAGGAATCCCGACTGCTCCAGAGCATGCTGTGGGTACTTTTGTCGTTACCAATCCTGTCGACCAGATCCACGATGCCGCCTCGGGCGCCCCTAGTGTTCAAAACTGTGCTAATACTTTTTGTGAGGAAGTATTCACGAGTGGCCTTAGATTCTGCAATGGAACGGGAACAGTGGTTGAAGCAAACGACCTTGTCAAGTACCCCGCTGGCACACTTATAGATCCTTCTGCTGGGGATTGCTCATGGTTAATAACGCATCAACCTGCATTCTACGGAAGCCGTGCAAGCGGTAGCGATTGCGGATGGCAAATTAAGATTAGGGATTATTCTCAGGCCTTCCCTCAAGGTCCGACTATAACTCTCAGAGGCGAAGGAACAACTCTACCTAGCGGTATTTCCGGCTGCGACCCATGCTAATTCGTTAGTTTTTAATTTAATTATGCCCTTGCGCGATAGTGCGTAGGGGCAGCTACTCAAGGAATCAATGTGGCAAGAAGAAGAAAAAAAGAAAACCAAGAAACTCATAGACAGAGAAGAAAAACTCTTAAAGCAAAAACTGAAAATCAAGAAATCTATATAGAAGCGATGGAAGACTCTTCTGTCACTTTCTGCTCTGGGCCTGCTGGCTCAGGAAAAACAAGCGTTGCTGTTGGTTTAGCTTGTGAATATTTAGCACAAGAAAAAGTAAAAAAGATTGTTATAACAAGACCTGTTGTTCAATCAGGTAGAGGGCTAGGACATCTGCCGGGAACATTAATAGAAAAAATTAATCCATATCTTGTTCCTATTTTAGAAGAAATGAACATGTATCTTCTGAAAAGCAATGTAGAATTGTATAGAGATCAGGAAATAATAGAGCTTTGTCCGCTAGAATATATGAGAGGGCGAAACTTCCATAATTGTTTCATGATTTTAGATGAAGCTCAAAATGCTACCTTTGAACAGATAAAAATGTTTGTAACTAGATTAGGAAGGAATTCCAAAGCTGTTATAAACGGAGACTTAAAACAGTCAGACTTAGGTTTTGAAGGTGGAGGCTTACTGACTTGCATGGATGAGCTTGATGGAGTAGAAGGTGTGTCGATATGCGAACTTGACTACTCGGATATTATTAGGAGTGATGTTGTAGCTAGAATACTAAGAAGGCTACACGGAGTTTAGACTTAGGACTAAAGATGCCAGAATACAGCTATATGTGCGACAGCTGTCAGCACAAATGGAGTGTCTACTGCTCTATTAAAGAGTACAAAGAAAAGGTTCCATGTCCAGAATGTGCAAATGTGGAATCAGTCTACCGGGACTACGAAGAGGATAATATCTATGGCGCTTATAGCTACTCTGTATCTGAGGCTAAAACCTTAGGGCACTATGCTGACAAACAGAGTAAGAAATATGGTAAAGCTAAAGTAGAAGATATGATCAGAGGCCAGAAAACAAAGAAGACCCAAGGTGGTGGAGATCTGCCGACAGGTATGAGTAGAATAGATAAACCAAAAGAAAAAACGGCTTGGATTAAGGAATAATAATGACTATACATAGAATGGATGAAGCTGGAGATCCTAATGGAGATTCAACAGATGTCGAGGTATATACTGTACCATCAGCAGAGGACTTCAGGGACAATGAAGGATTTCCTAGGCTAAGTGACGATAAGGCGGCAAGCTCTCACGCTTATGCTAAAAAAGTTACTTTTGATACAGGTAATATTAGATTCTATGCTAAAACAGGAAAGCACGGAAAGTTCTTTAACCCTGTAGGGCTTTACTCAGAGGGTAATATGTCTAGAAGAATGAAAGGAATTTCAGAATGGATCTTTAGACCCGTCAGCGAAAAGGCCTTTCATCACTATATTAATTTTTTGAAAACAAACAATACAGCTTGGCTTAGTAATGCAGAAAGGGAAGTATAATGGGTAAACTATCTAAAGCAAAAAACCTTACTAATGTAGAAAAATTTTCTATCGACGGAATGGAACAGAATGGAATGAGTGTCGCTGACATTGCCAAGGCGATTGATAGAAGCATCGAAAAGGTATCGGAGTATATCGACACCAGAGATGTTAGTATCAAGGCAAGGGATCTAATCAACAACAGGACTCTTAGCGGAAAAGAAGGTGTGGCTATTATGACAGAAGCAGCATCTCAAAAATCTGATGAGTCTAACAAGGAAGTAGCGACACCTGAAACAACAGGAAAGTCAGACTATATCCATTACGGCTAAAGGACAAGCCATGGCAAATAGTAGGACGGAGAAGAGCCCATATCCTTCCAGATATTCTCCGGGAGGATGGGTCTCTGGCTCTCAGTATATAACAGAGCTGATCTGCGAAAAAAAGGCTCGCAGAGAAAATAAGGATCTTCCTAGAAAGTTCTGGGAGGACAAGGACTGGGAAAAATATTTTAAATACCAGATAACTCTTGCAAGCCAACTTATTAAAAAGTTTGGTGAAGAAGCAGTCATAGCAGCACTAAAGGACAACAGGTGCTGGTCTACGTACTCTTTAAGGTCTCCCTTTCTAGTTCCTGTAATTGAGGAAAAGAAAAAGGAAATATCTGACAACCGGCCAGAAGCCGAGTATAATATTAAAGACGAAGAAGAAGTTACTCATAGAAGTAGCAATAACAAGAAGTCAATAATTTCTAAGTTAAGGGATTTAGATGAATAAAGACATTATCAAAGAATATGGTAATGTCCTTCACGATCCCGCCTCAATAACAGAAAGACCTTTAGAAGTCTTGTCTGTAGGCCCAAAGCTAGACATAGCTCTCGGAGGAGGCGTGCCTGAAGGTTCATTATTTATTATGACTGGCCCAGAGAAGGTCGGCAAGACAGTAACAGCTCTGACTTTCTGTGCCAATGCGCAGAAGCATTATGAGAGGAAGATTTACTACGCGAACATAGAGGGAAGACTTAAGAAAAGAGACTTAGAAGGAATAACAGACCTTACATTAGACTCAGAAAAGATGCAAATTATTGGCTCAACAGAAGGAAACATTCTGTCTGCCGAAAAGTATCTGAGCATTATTGACAACATTGTTCATACTCAGCCGGGATCTCTAGCTATTGTGGACTCATTTTCTGCATTGTCAAGCGAATCTGAACTTACAGGAAACCTAGAAGATGTTCAAGTTATGAGCGTGCAAAAAGTTCTGGCTAAGTTCTGTAGAAGGATTTCTAACGTACTGCCCATCAATAGAGTCACTGTTGTTGGAATTACCCACCTGATGGCTAATATGAATAGGTTTGGGAGGGGGAAGACTAAAGTCGAAAAGTCAGGAAGCGCATTAAAATATCAGGTTGATGTAAAGCTTCATGCGAGCCACTCAACGGCTTTGATGCAAGGAGATACTCAGATAGGCCAGACTGTGCACTGGCAGATTACGACCTCAGCTATCGGGCCTCCGGGGCAGAAGGTAGAGAGCCATATTAGATATGGTAAAGGCATTTGGAAAGAAATGGAACTGACAGACTTGCTTATCGACTTCGGGCTCATCAGCAAAGCTGGAGCTTGGCTAAAGCTCCCTAATGGAGAAAAGATTCAAGGTAAAGTCAACTTGGCCAAATACTTAGAAGAGAACCCTGAGCAGTATGAGACATTTAGAAAAGAAGTGTTTGAAATGGTTGGTATGGAATGATGGATACAAAGTGCTCCCAAGCCTACGAATGCAAGATATTCATAGGTTCAAAAAACGAATACTTAAAACAATATTTCGATAGAAGCATATTGCTAGAATATATACAAGGCTTTCAGGACAACTACCATAAACTTATACCAGTGCGAGTAACAGGGACGGAATTTGTATGTGGGAGCAAGTATCAGGAGTCAGGTTGGGAAATAGCTGTTATAAACTACCCTAAGCTAGACCTTTGCATAGAAGAAATCGAATATTTCTGCGAACAACTAACGGAGTATCTTACAGACCGTCTAAGGCAAAAGAGAGTCACCCTCATGACTCCAAGCATTAGCACTATGTATTACACTCCGTTATGCTTTCCACAGTCGGCAAGTAGTAAGGCTGCCTCGCCTTAACTAAGGCTGTGCGACAACTTAATGAGGTACTTAGATGAAGATACGTGATCTGAATAATGATATTCACAAATGGAATCTGCAGGGGTATGTTGTTCGTGCAAATGAACAGCGTCCCCGATCTAAGTTACATCTTGCCGCAAGAAACATATTGATAGAAATGTTTCCCACTGTTCAGATATTAGAAGAGGTTCTAATTCCAATAACTCGCAACGAAAGAGGTTATCTGGATTTTTACATCAATACGCTTAAGCTTGCTGTAGAGGTTCATGGGCAGCAGCACTATAAATTCAATTCACTATTCCATACATCTGCCCAAGATTTTGCAAATCAACGAAAAAAAGACCGGCGAAAGCAGGAGTGGTGTGAGTATAATAATATAACGTATCTTGAGTTACCTTATAATGAAGGCATTGAGGAATGGAAAACGCGAATAGTCCAAAGGAACGACTAGAGCAAGTAGATAAAGTCTTAGACGAATATGAGTCAGGGCTTGGACTTGTGGGCTACGCCGGAGACTTTCACGACCAGACTGTGAAGTCATACATGAAAATGGAGAGAGTGCAAATGGAAAAGCTTACGGTAGAGGAATGCGCTGAAGCAGCACTTCTACTGGGTGGGTTTTCATTCTATCTTCAAAGGTCTTACAATAGAGAAATTGCTAGAGTTAATTGGGCCTCCTCCAACTTAAAAAAAATGATAGCCGGAAGAGAGCGCCAGTACAATGGATCATGGGACAGTCAATACTACCAAGCGGTAAAAGACGACAGCTATGCGATTAAGCTAGAAAGCATAAAGACATACGCTCAACAAAGGGCTGATAGGCTTACCTACCTAGCAAGCTCCATCAAAAATCTAAGTGACCTATATATAAACTTACAGAGAGCAAAGATAAATAAACATGGTTGATAAAAAAGAATTACTCAAACTTCTTTCTGAGCTTTCTCCTGAGGAACTTGAGTCCATAATGCCTAAGAAAAAACGTAGGCGGGGCAAGGGTAAGAGAAAAAAGAACCGATCTGCGAATAAGCCCAGTGCTTCTGAAGAGAATAAATTTGACGACATGCTGTCTAGCATACGATTTACAGATGAGGAGAAAAGAGAGCTTGAAGAAGCTACTAAGGTAGATGATGAGGCTGATCAAACGAAATCAGTCTCTGCTCGTCCTGCTGCCTCTACGGTAGAAGTTACTTGCTGCGCCTGTAATAAAAAGTTTATCGTATCGCCATCTGTGGTATTTTCTGTAGACAGATGGAAATGTAACGCTTGTATAACAGGGAGATAATATGCTTAACGATCTACCAGCAGAAAGAGCTGTCCTAGCAGGAATATACCGATATGGGGCAGAGACATATTATGATGTCGCAGACATAATAGATGAGTCCTCTTTTACAGACGATTCAAATGCTGTAATATTTTCCTGTATGAAGCGTGTCCTAGAAACAGATGACACTGTCTCCCTAGATATCCCTACGATGCTTTCCGCAGCAAAGGAAATGGGTTTAGAGACTTTCTTCAACACTCAGGAAGTGCAGCACTTATCTTCTATTACTAAGTATCCAGTCTTAGCAACTAACGTCAGGAAGTTTGCTGCTAAGGTCAAGAAGCTTGAGATAGCAAGGATGATGTATGACCAGCTTGAGCTAACAAAAGAGAAGTATCTCGAAATAAAAGGAGACGAGCCCATAGCAAAAATACTTGGGCTAGCTGAAGACTCAATTATGGAAGTCACAGGTATGGTCTCAGGAACAGATGAAGCTCCAACGCAGATGTTTGACAACATTGTTGAATATTTAGAAGAGCTCTCTGAGGAGCCTGTTGATCAGATAGGGATCTCTACTGGATTCCCAAGGTATGACTTTGCTATCGGAGGAGGTCTTAGACGCGGCACGGTCAATGTGATTGGAGCTCGACCTAAAACCGGTAAGACATTGCTAGCAGACAACATGGGGGTACATATAGCTAAGCAAGGTGTTCCTGTGCTGAATCTTGATACTGAAATGAGGAAAGAAGACCATCAGCACAGACTGATGGCTATGCTAACAGACGTTCCTATCAGCGAGATAGAAACAGGTGCTTTTTCTCGAAGTCCTATAGCTAAGAGGAAGGTAGAACAAGCTGCGAAAGAAATAACAGATATACCGTATTACTACAAATCTATTGGAGGCTGCTCATTTGAAGAGCAACTATCAATCGTAAGAAGATGGCTGAACAGAGTTGTAGGTCTTAACGACAAGGGAAAGGCTAACGACTGTGTGATTATATATGATTATCTGAAGCTTATGGACTCCGCTGAGATTAAAGGAGATATGAAAGAATTTCAGGTTCTTGGCTTTATGATGACAGCTCTCCATAATCTATCATTAAAATATGAGATACCTATACTTTCCTTTGTACAATTAAACAGAGACGGCATAAACAAGGAGTCAACAGATACTGCCTCTGGCTCAGATAGAATCATATGGCTGTGTTCTAACTTTACGATATATAAGAGTAAGTCAGATGAAGAAGTAGCTAAGGACGGTCTTGAGAACGGAAATAGGAAGCTTGTCCCCGTAATCGCTAGACATGGACAAGGACTTGAAGACAGAGATTATATTAACATAATGCTTAAAGGAAACTGCGGTAAGATAACAGAAGGCAAAACTGCTTTTGAACTTGATAGTGCCGTAAGTGCTGTAGAAGAAGGTGATTTCTTTGATGAACCAGAAGACGACATCCCGTTCAAGTAGTGGATATGATTATTCTAAGATTAATGCTCTTTGCAAATATGCAATGCAATATCTAGATGAGATATACTCGTACTTTGGAATATCCGCTGCCTACAAAAATGAGGTGCTGGTTAAGTCTGTTTGCCCTATTCATGGTGGAGACAATGATACCGCCCTTAACATGTACTACAATGGGGATTATAAAATACACTACAAGTGCAGAACCCACCAGTGCGAAGAGATTTTTGGGAACGGATTCATAGGCTTTATAAAGGGCTGTATATCTAGAACTAAATATGGCTGGGAAAAAGAAGGCGACAAGGAGGCGACATTTAAAGAAGCTGTAAATTTTTTAACAGGCTTCCTAAATCAAGACCTAAGCAAGTTTGAATCCTCTAGTAAGAGTGTAGAGAAGATGAAGTTTGGAGCTATGGTCAATGCCATTTCTTCAGATGCCCCAAAAAAGAGTGGGATTACTAGAGAGCTGTACCGATCTAGGGTTCAAGTGCCTTGTGAGTATTATGTCAAGAGAGGGTTCTCGTCACAAGTGCTCGACGAGTATGATGTTGGCTATTGTGATAATCCAAATAAACCTATGTTCGGAAGAGCAGTGGTTCCTATATATGACAACAACCATGAGTTTATCGTAGGATGCACAGGTAGGAGCGTGTTTGAGAAGTGTCCAAAGTGTTCAGGCTATCATGATCCTACTAAAAAATGTCATCATTCTCCGAAATGGCTTCACAGCAAAGGATTTCAGAAGCAAAAATGGCTGTATAATTATTGGACAGCTAAGGAGCATATATCCAAAACGGGCGTTGCGATTCTAGTTGAATCTCCCGGAAATGTTTGGAGACTTGCTGAAGCTGGCATAAGGAATGTAGTTGCGATTTTTGGAACAGCATTTAACAACGACCAAAAGAACTTACTAGATGAATCTGGAGCGCTGTCTCTGATATGCCTTATGGATAACGATGAGGCTGGCAAGAAGGCAGCAAAGAAGATTGAAGAGCAATGCTCTAGGCTCTATAGAATATATTTCCCTAGCTTTGATGCTTCGGATATTGCAGAACTTAATGTTGACAAGGTTACGTCTGACATTAAACCTTTTATTGAAAACGCCATGAATATTTATAAGGAGATCTAAATGACTTACAGAGAAAGTGCTATTGAGTTTCTATGGAGAAGCGCACTAACTGACCAATCAAAAGCACTCGCATCGCTACAGCTTCTGCTGGATCACGGTACAGGTATCGGAGACCATTCAACAGAAGACCTGCACTCAAATCTTGAGGATGCGTTATCTACGCTTGCTGACGCTGAGGATAGACTTGAGACTTTAAATAAATACTTCCGTCCGCCAGAGGGCGAAGAGCAACAGTCAGAGGAGGTATAACTATGACTCAAATTCTAGGCTTTGCCGGCAAAAAACAAAGCGGCAAAAATACTTTATGTAACTATATAGTAGCTATGAAGCTGGCTGAGCTTGGAATATGCTCTGAGTCTAGACTGTCAACTTCCGGAGACATAGAGATTACAGATGTATTCGGGGAGAAAAAGAAAGGTGTAGAGTGGATTCCGTTTTCTCAGGAAAACATGAATGTAGAACTACTAAGGACAGAGCATCTGGATAAGTATGTGAAAATTTATGGCCTTGCAGATACACTCAAGGATATGTGTGTTAATATTTTAGGGCTCTCTCACGATCAAGCATACGGTACAGATGAGGATAAAAACTCAAACTCTACCATCAAATGGGAGGATATTCCTACTTGGGAAAACAGCAGCCTAAATAAAAACAGGGGCTTTATGACCGCTAGGGAAGTGCTCCAGTATGTGGGTACGGATATATTTAGAAAGCTAGATCCAGACGTGTGGATAAAAAGTCTATTGAGAAAAATAGAAAAAGACTCTCCTGAGCTTGCTCTTATATGCGATGTTAGATTTGAGAATGAAGTCTTGCACCTTAAAGATGCTGGGGCTACTGTAATTGGTCTCACAAAAGATAAGTTCAAGGGTCAGGATGTACACTCTAGTGAAGCGTTAGTGCAGGATGCTCTTGATAATTGCTCCTTCCTTATTCAGAACGAAGATATGACAATACAGCAGCAGTGCCTCAAGCTTTATGAGATACTATCTGACAGAACCAATCTCCTTCCGAAGGTCTTATAAATGTCAATACCTATAGTCTACTTTAGAAGTAGCTCTTTCAACTCACACAGAATGTGTCCTATGCAATATTACATGGAATATACTCTTGGTTGGAGAGGGTCATCTGGAAAGAAAGCTGACAAAGGAACTATTGTTCATAAGGTTCTTGAGTTGTGCGCACTTGCAAAGAAAGCCTTGCAAGATGGTCATGAAATTTTTAAAGATAATGAGATTGGTGAGATAGAAACTGCTAACTATGATACAGAATATCTAGATGAAATTATTGATAGGGTATACGAATATTATACATCTAGAACTACACATCATGACTGGAAGCCATTAGACCTAAAGCATTGCCGAAAATGGGTTTGGAAAATATTCAATGACGACGACGGATTCTTTGATCCTAAGAACAGAACAGTTGTAGAAGCAGAACCACACTTTGACTTTGAAGTAGATGAAGAATGGGCAGAATATAGTTATACCTTAGATGATGGTACCGTCTTGGAGGGGAAGCTAGCGCTAAAGGGAACAATAGACCTTATAACAGATGTGGGAGACGGAGTCTATGAGATAATAGACTGGAAGACTGGCCGCAGACTTGACTGGGCTACAGGAAAAGAAAAGACGATGGCAAAGTTGCAGAAAGATCCACAGCTAAGGATGTATCATCTAGCATGCAAAAAGCTTTACCCAGATGTAGAAACATTTTTAGTAACTATCCACTTCATGAATGACGGCGGTCCTTTTACACTCCATTTTCAAGATAGCGATATACCTGAGACATTAGAGATGATAAGGGCAAAATTTGAGACAATTAAAGACACTAACTTTCCTCAACAAATAAAGTCATGGAAATGCAGCAAGCTTTGTTCTGCGGGAAAAACCACATACGAAGGAACAGATGTCAAAGTCATGGGCAACATGTTTGGAGCTCCGCTAACAAAGTGCCAGCAGACAGAAGCTATGATAAAAGAGAACGGAATAGAGTGGGTGACAAGTAACTGTATGTCCCCAGAACATGAAATAGGTAAGTATAAAGCTCCCGGAGAAGTATGATGTACGCAACAGAGATTAGTCGAGGAAGGAAGCTGCTAATACCTAAAAGCAACATACAGGCAGAACAGTTTATTCAGAAGGAAGCAGCGTTCTTTATGTCCTGTGTTAATGCTTATATAAGGGAGCTACTAGAGTGGATAAACATATCTGACTTTGAAGTTACTGGCATAACTGATCATGGAGAAGTGTACCTAAGAGAAGAAGATAACGGTTTCTTTGTTGGGCCAAACGGAGGGTTCTTCGCACCAATAACAAAGAGAAAGAATGGAGAGCCGTTTGCGAAACCAAAGTGGAGTGATACACAGCTAAAGGCGATGTTTTGTAATGTATTTAATGAGACGCATACTCATGATTCTTGCGCGTCTTGGAAATTAAATATTATTGCTAACGGTGCTAATAAGATAAAGTCCTCTATAAAGCGATTCAAAAAGAGGGGCGACTCATATGCTGATTATATCAAAGACATGAAACCGCCTGTTATAACCAACCCTACTATCTGCCACAAAAAGGCTTTAGCAAAGATTAAAGATGATGCCTTAGTAATAAGAGGGGCTAACAAACAGGAGGTCAAGATAAAAGACTTTTTTATACCCTACAAAAAGTATACAAAAGTTCATAAGAAGACATTTGGAGGAAACTTAGTTTTATCGAAAAAGAAAAATAGTAAGCATAACGAATACACTATAATGATCAAGTGCAAAAAGCATTTCTATTCTCCTTTAGGATGGATAGGTATGGACATAAACAAATACAACCCTGAGTGGCTTGCCATAGCGGAAGATGCCAAAGATGGTTTCTACAACATACTTCCTAAGCCTGATAATATTGATAAGATAGAAAAGATTAGAGATGACATAGACAAGATGATCGACAACAAGGAAAGATCATCAGGATCGACTAAGAGAAGAGCAAGATTAAGAAAAGCAAAAGATAGGGCTGTATCAGCGTATAGAAGAGAAATCAAAAAGTTTTTACTCCCGATGTTAGACTTCGTACAGTTATGTCGATTTGGACTTTGCTTAGACGGTGTTGCTACAAAAGGAAGAAGCTTTGGTCAGCAAGAAATAAATTCTATACTTGAGAAAGAATGTATAAAGAGAAACATTCCCTTTGCTATGACAAATCCTAGAATGACTACTAGGTCTTGTTATTATTGCGAAGAGAATAATCCTAGGCCTAAAACCTCTGGGCCAGATGCGGGAGTCTACATTTGTGGAAACCCTCTTTGTCCTAAGTTTGAGTCTAGGGAAATTCCCCATGTAAATGCCGCTAGAAACATAGCAAGGCAGGGTAAGAAACGCTTTCTAGAGTCGGCGGTAGAAGAGGGTATAGCTAGCCCTGCTTAAGGCTCTACGATAACATAAATAGCTACTAGCCTTTCTACTGTCGGGCATATAGTTAAGTGGGCGACCAGCTTAAACTGAGGCAGTACGTAATTCTTATTGGTCGCTTTTAAAAGGATGTATAATGATAAAGCTAGACTTCACAGAAGAGATGGTGAAAAGTGCTAGAGAAAAAGCACAATCTCTCGGGGCCATAAATAACTCTATACTCAAGGGCGGTGGAAATGTTGCCGGATACCTTGGAGAGGAGGCTCTTGCTCCGTTTATCGGCGCTGAAATAGTCAGTAACAATAGAGGTCTAGATAAGTACAATCATGACCTACTCCTACAAGATGGTCACAGAATAGAGGTTAAAACAAAAAGGAGGACTGTCGCGCCAAAACCTTACTACGACGTATCTGTTGCCAAAACAAGCAAGCACCAACAGCCAGACATATATGCTTTTATTAGTATAGAATTTCAAAGGGCTAGCTCAGGGCATCCTAAACAATATTTCGGACTAAAGAACATCTGGCTATGTGGATTTATGGGCGCACACGACTACTGGGATATGGCAAAACTGTGGAAAAGTGGACAAATTGACAAAAGAAATAACTTCAAAACTCATGTTGACATGTATAATTTAGAGATAGCGGATTTACACAAAGACTTGTCAGGAATACTTGTATGAAATACGTACCTTTACACGTGCATAGCGAATACTCATTACTAGACGGATTATCTAAAACATCAGATATTTACAGTCGTCTAGAACAAATAGAAACAGATGCATGTGCCCTAACCGATCATGGAAGCGTCAGTGGCGCTGTTGATTTTCATAAGACTATATCCAAGGGATACAAACCTATTCTTGGGTGTGAGCTTTATCTTTCCACGCAGAGTGCAAAAATAAAAGAGCCCGACAATTCTAAGCTTATGCATCAAGTTGTTCTTGCTAAAGACCTAGAAGGATGGAAAAAGCTTCTAGCTCTTGTTTCTCAAAGTAATCGACCAGATAATTTCTACTACAAACCTAGAATAGGTCTCGATGAGTTCTTGCAGAGCTGCGCATCTGATTACTCCTTAGTATCATTCAGTGGTCATTTGGGATCTAGACTTGGGAATTTATGCTTGAACAATGCTGACTGGAGAAGAGATGCCGCAAGAGAGGCAGAGAGGATGCAGGAGTCTTTTGGCAAGGGAAACTTTTTTATAGAGATCCAGCTTATAGACTCGCTAATAAATAAAGAAGCAAAAGAAGTTGCAGAGAAGTTAAGAGAGATAGCTAATATAACTAGGATACCTACTGTTGCCACCCCCGATGCACACTATTGCAGAAGAGAAGATGCTCATGACCAAAGGGTCCTTTTGTGTACTGCCCTTAGGAAAAGCATAGGTGAGATACAGAGGGAAATAAAGCAGGGCAAGTCAGCAGCTATGGAAACCTTCTTTAAGTCTGACAACTACCATATTCCTACATATGAAGAAATGAAAGAGCACCATACAGATGAAGAGTTAGATAATACTCTAGCTATAGCCGATATGTGTTCTAGCTATGAAATATTAGGGCCTCCTAACCCTCCTGAATTTAAATGCCCTGACGGAATGTCTCCTAATGATTATCTCCGGGCCTTATGCAGAGATGGTTGGCGCACAAAAATGGCTCATGTAACAAAAGGTGATGAGCTTTTCTTAGGCTATGGGCAGCGGGTAGATAAAGAGATAGATATTTTTACTGAGACCAATCTCTCTAGCTACTTCTTGATAGTGCGAGATATCGTCGAAGAAGCTACAAAAAGGGGATACCTAACAGGGCCGGGAAGAGGAAGTGCAGCAGGATGCATGGTATCATACCTCATGGACATAACACAGATAGATCCATTAAGATATGATCTTATTTTTGAGAGATTCTACAATGCCGGACGTAATGCCGGAGGAAGAGTGTCAATGCCTGATATTGACATTGATGTTCCAAAGCAGTCTAGGTCAGAAATAATTGAGTACATCAAAGAACAATATGGCAAAGATAATGTAGCTCAGATTATTACATTTCAGACACTTAAAGGAAGGGCGGCTCTAAAGAGAGTAATGGCAGCAAGAGGCAATATAAGCTTTGACGAGCAGAACGCTATTACCTCACACATTATTGATGAAGCCAAGATTTCTGATGAACTACAGGATATGAGAGATGAGCTAGGAACTGCCTCGGTTATATCTTGGGCTTTAGAGAACAAGTCTGACAGTCTAAGAGAGTGGTGTGAGGTCGGTGAAGACGGGTCTTTAAATGGTAAGCTCTCTAAAATATTTGAACAAGCGATACGCCTTGAAGGCACTAAGATTATTCAGTCTAAGCATGCTGCTGGCGTTGTAGTCTCTCCTCAAAGAATATATGATGTATGTCCTATGGTCATAGATAGAGAAGAGAAGGGTATGCTAGCTGGCTTCGAAGGTCCTAGCTGCGAAGATGTTGGTCTTCTAAAGTTAGACATACTAGGAATCAAAATGCTAGATAAAATTATGGATGTCTCGGAAATTCTAAAAGTATAATAATAAGAGGAGATAATTATGAATAACAGATGGATTATTGTTTTTGACTGGGAAACAGATGGCCCAGATCCAACTACCTGCAACCCTGTCGAGTTAGCTGCCGTTCCGGTAGACCCTAGAACATTAGAAGTAAAGACAGATCAGGCATTTAAGGCAGTTATTAAACCTGATGGTATAGACACAGAAGAATATTTCACAAAGTCCCGACAGGATACTATAGCTTGGCACGCTAAGCAAAGAGGAGTTTCCTCAGAAGAGATTGTAGAAGATTGGAAGTCAGGACAGTCCGAAAAGGTTGTGTGGAAAAACTTTTGTAACTACTGCTCAAAGTATCATGTTGACAAAAAGCCCGGACAATGGTTTACCGAACCCGTCCCTTCAGGCTACAACATAATTAACTTTGATATTCCTATAGCAAGAAGATTGGCAAAAAAATACAAGACAAAACTTCCATTCTCAGAAGTATCTAAGATAGACATGATGGATATACTGTTTATGTGGTTTGAGAATCTAGACGAACCAAGCAGCATGAAGTTAGATGCATTTAGAAAATTCTTTGGAATGAAAGCTATACAAGCGCACGAGGCATTGTCTGATACGATTGATGAAGCAGAGCTAATGGTTAAGTTTATAAAATTTCATCGAAGACAAGCTAGCGTAGGTAAGTTCAAAGGGGCATTTGCAAAATGAAAGTAGGTTTTACTTGCTCATCTTTCGATCTGCTGCATGCTGGTCATATACTAATGCTCAAAGATTGTAAGGATTACTGTGACCATTTGGTTGTTGGTTTGCAGACAGACCCTACGATTGACAGAAAAGACAAGAACAAACCTATACAAAGTTTCTTTGAAAGATTTATACAGCTAGAGGCAGTATCTCATATTGACGAGATATGTGTATATGAGACAGAAGAAGAACTTAAGCAACTTATAAACTATATAAACCCTGACATTAGATTCATTGGCATAGATTGGTATGGTAAAGAGTTTACCGACTGCAGAAGTGCAAGGCTTAAAAAATATGAAATGCACTATAATCCGAGATATGGATACTCTACAAGCAAACTAAGAAAAGACATATACAAAGCAGAGAAGAAGAGAAAAAATGCGTAGTTTTGATTGTGGGTGCGAGTTCGAAGAGCGCGGTGATGGTATAGTATTTGATTGCGATATTACCAAACTTCCATTAGATTGCAACGCGACTTGGGACTTAATATGCGAAGGTAATACAAAGGGTGTTTTTCAACTAGAGTCTCAGCTAGGAAGATCCCTAGCAAAACAAGCCAAACCCAGAAACATAAGCGAGCTCTCTGACCTTATCGCCATCATGAGGCCCGGTTGTCTTGAGGCTATTGTCAAAGGCAAAAGCCTAACGATGCACTATATAGATAGAAAGAAACATGTAGACCACGTTGAGTACTTCCATGAATCCTTGAGACCTATTCTTGAGAGCACTTATGGAATCCTTGTGTACCAAGAACAGGCGATTCTCATTGCTACGGAGATTGCCGGATTTGACCTACAGGAAGCCGACATTCTTCGTAAGGCCATTGGTAAGAAGAAAACAGATGTTATGGCTAAGGTGAAAAAGTCTTTCTTGCAAAAGGCTGAGAAGAGGGGTATTGTCACGAAAGAAGAGGCTGAGGAAATCTTTTCGTGGATTGAGAAGTCGCAGAGATACTCTTTTAATAAGTCTCACTCTGTTAGCTATGCTTATAATGCTTACCTGACAGCGTATGCAAAAGCTCATTTCCCTAGAGAGTTCTTTACCTCTTATCTAAAACATGCGGTAGGCAAGCCTGATACTTTCTTGGAAGTTCAGGAGCTAGTTAACAATGCCAAGGTCATGGGTATAAATGTTATGCCTCCTAGTATTATAAACATGAACGAAGAGTTTGGATTAATAAATAACAACCCTACTTATGGTATGACTAACGTTAAAGGAGTCGGCTCCTCTGTCTTTACTAAAATGAAAAAGGACATGGAGGAGCTTGGGATAAACCCTGCGGAGTGCGACTGGAACTGCTTCTTGCTTTGTGTATCCCCTACTGTGAATAAGAAAGCTTTTGAGGCACTCATACTGGCAGGATGTTTTGACTGCTTTAAGATGCCTAGAACACAGATGATGCATGAATTTTCTATAATAAAAGAACTTTCCAAGAGAGAAAAGACTTGGCTTAGATCTTACGCTTTAGAAAAAGACGGGATTACTGTTAGCGAATGCTTAGAAGACATGATAGACGCTTCTATGAACAAAGATAAAAATAGACCTATCTTTAGAAAAGACCGTGCCCCTGTCGTGCAAGACTTAATAAATTCATACAGCAATCCGGGCTATTCGCTCACTGATTCTTTTTCATGGCTAGCGAAGCAAGAAAATGATTATCTTGGAATATCTCTGACATGTAATAAGGTTGATGAGTATAACACCGATATGTCAAACTGCTCATGCAAGGAGTTTGTAAATGGTTTTGAGAGTACCCATGGAATAGTTCTGGCTGTGCAGATAGAGAGAGTGAGAGAGTGGAAGATAAAGAACGGTCGTGCTAAAGGTCAGAAAATGGCATTTGTCACTGCTAGTGATTCCAGCTGCTCAATAGATAATATAACTGTCTTCTCTGACGAATGGGCAAAGTATAAAAAGCTAATATATGAAGGCAACACTGTGCTACTCAGAGGGTCACGGGACAAAGGAAGAGGCGGTTTTTTATTGAAAAGAGCCGAACAACTAAGAAGTTAGATTGAAAACTACGCTATAATAAGGTATAAGATGGATCAGCTTATAGAAGAAAATATGGGACTTGTTGTTTCTGTTGTTAATTCTTTTAAACCAAAGAACGCTACAGAGAGGGATGACTATACCCAAGCGGGACGGATAGGCCTATGGAAAGCCATAGCAAAGTATCAAGTTGAAAAGGGAGCAGCTCTATCAACGTATGCATGGAATCCAATCAGGTGGGAAATTATAAAAGAGATAAAGTCTCTAAAGAAGGGCCGATACCTTACACTGTCTTCGGAGCCCGATGGTTATAATTCTAAGGAATCATTTTGGGAGATATGCCCAAGCAATATATCCGACGAAGAATGCCATTTGTTAGAGCTTAGAAGAATGGGATATAAGCTAGATGAGGTATGTCAGATAATAGGCAGAAGCAAATCGTATGTCAAAAAAACGATATACGGAGCCATTCATAAAATAAGGGAATCAAATGAACAATAGAAAGAAGAGGGTTCTAGTACTCTCAGAATCTCATCACTTAGCTTCCGGGTTTGGAACTTATGGCAAAGAGGTTATTAGTCGCCTTGTAGATACAGGGAAGTATGATATTGCGGAGTTCGCGTGCTTTGGTCACCCAGCACATTCCCATTCGGTTCCTTGGGATTATTATGGTAATATGCCAATGAGTGCAGACGAAGAAAAGCAATATAACACAAGTCCTATAAACTCTTTTGGATACTGGAAATTCGACCTTACATGCTTGCACTTTAAACCAGATATCGTAATATCTTATAGAGATCCTTGGATGGATAAATGGTTGTCTCTACATCCGTATAGAGATTATTTTCACTGGGCTTGGATGCCGACCGTAGACTCTGCCCCTCAAAGACGAGAGTGGTTAGATATATTTGAAGGCTGCGATGCTATATTTACATACTCAGAGTTTGGAACAAAGACCCTTTTGGATCAAACCAATGGAAAAATAAATGTTATTGGCTGTGCGTCTCCCGGCATAGATCCTAATCTATTCAAGCCAGTTGAAGACAAGAAGCAACTAAAGGCAGAGCTAGGGCTACCTGAAGACTGTTTCATAGTCGGAACAGTAATGAGGAATCAAAAAAGAAAACTCTTCATAGAGCTTATCAAATCTTTTAGAATATTTCTTGACAATGCTCCAAAAGAAATAGCCGAAAAAACATACTTGTATCTGCACACTAGCTATCCAGAAAAAAGCGGCTGGGACATAGGTGGAGCGCTAGTAGAGATGGGAGTCGCATCACGAACATTTGTAACATACTGCTGTAGAAATTGTGGCGAATGGTTTACTACCAAGTTTAGAGATGCTATAACAACGTGCAAGTATTGTGGGGCAAGATCTGCGTATATGCCACATGTAAGTCACGGATTAGATGTTCCAGACCTAATAAAAGTCTACAACTTATTTGACATATATGTTCAGTATGCTATCTGCGAAGGCTTTGGGATGCCGCAAGTGGAAGCTGCCGCATGTGGTGTTCCTGTCGCTGCGCCTAACTACAGCGCAATGGAAGATGTTGTAAGACACACTAAGGGAATACCTATAGATATAGCCTGCAAGTTTAGAGAGATGGATACGGGAGCAGACAGGATTTATCCCTGCAACAAGCATCTAGCTAAAATACTGGAAGACTTCTTCTCGTCTAGCGAGGAGGAAAGAAATAAGAAGAGTGTCGAGGCAAGAGAAGGCGCAATCAAAAGATATAATTGGGACGACACAGCTAAGGTATGGGAGAAGTACTTGGATAGTTATACGCCTACTGGACTTCAAGGAGAGTGGGGATCTCCTCCAAGATTCAAAACCCCTGTTGAGCAAATTCCAGACTTGCCTAACAACACTGACCTTACCAGATGGCTTTTGGCAAACGTGGAGCAATCTGAAGATAAAGTATTCTCAAAGCAGTCGGCAGATTTTTCTGCTGCTTTAAACTTTGGTGCAATGCTGCAGGGAGGACTAGAGCCTATGGACAGAGAGAAGCTTATAAATATAGCTAAGTCAAATGCTCAAGCTTATAATAAAGCAGAGAATATAAGAGTCTCCAATGTCGAAATACCAGTGCCTAATTTCTACAGAAAGGCTGAAGCGAACAAATGAGAAAAAGTATTTTAACAATAAGTCCATATTCAGAAATTTCTGAGATTGGAAGAAAATCGGTAACCGTTTGTTCTAATATACACTCGATAGATTCTGTTAGAGCCGTTCATAAGAACGCTATTGATCCTACATTAGGTCAGAATCCTAAGATTCTTATTATGAATAACTCAGCTGCAAAAAAATATGACCTGTGCGTGCAGCATGTGATGCCGCATCTAATAGCAAAGGTAGACATTCCCACGTTTTCTTTTTACGAGCCGAATTCTTATGGTAACCAGTCTTTTGATTCTTGGCTCCAGTGTACCGATAGCATAGTAGTCAGATCAGAAGAGCAAAAAAAAGCACTTTCAGAAAGAGTGCGACAAAGAGCAATCGTGATACCTCCATCTATAGATCATGGAGCTAAGATTGGCTATAAGCAAGTGCTTGATGAATTCACATTCTTTGTGCCAAATGGTAAGTATAACGGCAACAACGCAGACGTGCTTATGGCATACCTTATGGAGTTTGGGCAAGAAGAGTCTGTTAGGTTAGGCATTATGTCAGCCAACCCGCAGGCAACTATAGACGAAATACATGCTTTGAAAACAGGTATGTGTCTTTACGCTAAGGACTTATTTCCGGAAATTAAGATATACACAGACATAGCTACAATGATGAACGAGGGCTGTTGCTGTATAGATGTTGTTTCATCTCTATCTTATCAGCCAACTACTCTTCTTAGCATGGCTCAAGGGAGTCCTTCTATCATGCTCAAAAACTCGTGTCTCGCAGAGTGGATGCCAGAAGAACTCTACTACCCCGTAGAAAGCTACAGAGATGTCTGTAAATTCACGGAAAATAGACCAATAGAAATCCAGCCTGCGCGATGTGAGATACACTATCCCATAGTGAAAAGCATAAGACAACAGATGAGAAAAGCATACGAAGATAGACTAGGCTTCCTAAGCAAGCAAAAGAAAATTAGAAAATCTTTGTTAGATATTTTTGGACAGGAAAAATTTGAAAAAGAGTTTAAGGAAAAAATATGTTCGTAGTAAAAAATCTTATAGACTCAGGACAGACAACAAAGAAAGTAGCAATTTTTTGTTCTACCAACCAAGAGTATGTCGCACCAATCTCAGAATGTGATATTAAATCATATATAATGAGGCATGATCAGTGGCCTCTTAGCGTAGAGCAATTTTCATCAAATATGAGGATCGTACAGACGAAAGACGCTGTAGACTCGTCTATTGACTGCGTTATCTGCGTAGGCATGGCTGATAACTACGACCATGCAGTAGCATATGCAAAGAAAAACTGTGTGCCTCTTGTATTGGTCAGGGAGACAAGCGATAAAACATACGCTATATATCCATATTCTACAAACGTCAACAGAAGAGAGCATATCTCACCGGATGTCTTAGTTGACATTATTGAATCCGGAGAATCTGAACTGGATGATAATAATATGGTGGTTACAATCCCTCCTGTAAAATCCAAGCTACAGGTGCTGACAAAAAGAGCTTATGAAAAGATTACTATAAATACAAACATACCTAAAGAGGTCTTTACTCATTATCGGTCAATGTTAGCCGGCCTTAATGTGCAACCGCATGACAGGAAGTCTCCAAGCAGTTCTGACATATACATAGAGACTTGGGTTGGGGATATTATAATGCCATTAAGATGTATGAGTGCTGGATCTATCGTTATGCTCCCCGACTCTCAAGAAGCTCGCAGAATAGTAGAACACGAGAAAAATGGTTTTATATATACTGACTTTCAGGACATGAGGGCTAATATGATTAAGATTCTTCAAGGAAAAGGTGAAGGAACTCTTCAGGAGGTTTCAGAAAATGCTCGTGAATCAGCACCACAGTTCTTCTGCTCCGAAGAAGAATTCGTGTCCAGATGGGAGACTATAATAAACTTACTATGTTCAACAAAATCTAAGTTAGGTAATATACTATGAAAGCTATTATTTTTTCTTCGGCAAAGAAGCCGATACTCCCCGGAATCAAAGGGAATGTAACGCAGTTAGACTTAAGTGAGATAGACAAAATAAAGAGAAGCTCGCTGACAGAGCTTGAATGCTTCGACGTACTAGAGTCTTCTGAAGACGACAATATACTCGACAGCCTTATGTCGAAACTGAGAACAGGAGGTATGCTTAAGCTAAAAGGAACAGATGCTCGTCAAGTGTGCAAGGTCTTTGATAGGGGTCATATAGGAGAAGCAGAGCTAACCGATCTGTTAATAAACAATAAAATAAGAGCCGTAAGTGTAGCAGACATCTTACAAAAAGTTTCTAATAACAAAGAGATGTCAATAGCATTTGCCGGAGTTTCAGGAACGGGATATGTTGTAGAGGTAAAGAGAAACTGATGAATCAAATAAGTCAGATACATACCACTTGTAGAGATTGCAGATTTGCTGTGTATGAAGGTAATACTCAGGAATCATGTTCTATAGACAGGATAGATAAGCTCAGGCAAAATGGGGCTGAAATCCTTGAGGTTTACGACGGAACAGAGAAAGAGTTCTTTGTAATCAATGATAAAATATGCGTATTTCACAGAGAAAAGGGTTGGCGTCCAGACTTAACAGACGAAGAGGTAGTGATAGAAATAGAAAGCGCTACAAAGATACCTTATCAATGGATCATAGTTGAAGAGGATAATCTATACTCACAAGAAATAATGAGAGAGAACATACAGACTCTTTCAAAAGAGTTTAATCCTCCTGCCATTTTAGACTTTGTTATAAGGAGATTTGACCGGACAGGTGAACAAATAAGTGACTCAATAACATGGATCGAAGATACTATGCAAGAACATGGTCTAAGCTGCGTCTGGAGAGTTCAGGCCGTGCTAGACGAAGAGCTAGACTCAAGAAATTGTATTGACATGTGCGTCGATTTGCATGACAAGAAAGATGCCACAATGGCATACATATGTTTTACAAGCGACTTTGTGATACCTGATGGGATTACTGAAGAGTTACACAAATCTATAAATGACTATAACAAGAAGCCCATATTCGCGGAGCCAGTTGAAGGCATAAACGGACTATTGATGAACAGGATAATGCATAGAAAGCACACAGGAAATGCATTCAATGTAAATATAGAAGATAAGCTAAGAGAATTTGAAGACGGTATAGAAAACTTTTCCTACAAAATTACAGAGCTATGCCCGAGCTTGAAACAGTAATAATTGCGCACGGAGAATTACTCAAGCCCGGACAGAAGCATAAGAAAGTAGTTGCTTGGTACAATGTTCCTCCTTCAGAAACTTTTATTGCTGACACCTTTAAGAAGGCCATTGGCAATGATATCTTTGGCATTATATCAAGCCCATATAGGTTTGCAGATGAGAATAGTCTAAGCATAATACTAAAAATTTTTAACAGCGACCCAAACAAGGTAGCAATGGTGCAAGCAGAAGAGTCTAGTCCGTCATCTCCTATGCTTTTTATAAACATGAGGTTGATACCTAGTCAAGGTTTTAATCTAAAGAACTTTGGATCTTTCTGTCAAGAAAAAGGATATACCACATTCAATGTTGCTGGACTTTTTACAAAATGATTAAGAACAACAAAAAGATGACTGTCATAATACCTGCCGCAGGAGCAGGCAGAAGGATGAAGTCATATGGCCCTAAGTGCTTAATAGACTTAACTCCGAACCAAACGATACTGGATAGGCAGTTAGAGATAATAAACAATACATTTAAAAGAACGGAAATAATATTGGTATGCGGTTTTGAGTCAGAAAAAGTTATACAGAAGGCTCCTGAAGAATGCATAAAGGTAGAAAACGAGCTATACGAAGATACAAATGTAGCTAGAAGTGTAGCTATGGCTCTAAGGGCAACAACTGCAAAAGATATCTTGATAGTAAATGGAGATCTGGTATTTTCTAGAGAAATACTAAAGCACATCGACTACTCATCGTCATGCACCATCTGCTCTAAAGATCCTGAAAGAGAAAGTGAAGTTGGGTGCATTATAGACCAACAAGGAAACCTATCTCATATAATGTATGACTTAGAAAAAAAGTGGAGTCAGATAGTATACTTGAAAGGAAAAGAACTCATCCTATTCAAAAAGCATATATGGGACACTAGATATAGAAAATATTTTATGTTTGAGATAATAAACAAAGTAATAGAAACCGGAGGAGCAATTAAATGCAGAGAAGTCTTCGGTGAAAAAATAATTGATGTAGACAACTCAAAAGACCTTGTAAGGGCAAAGGAGATTGTATGAGATTTGTAATTGATAAGAGCTTATCAGAATGGAATAAATTAGCCACTACTTTTGGGAGCTGTGGGATAGAGATAGTAATTTGGGAACCGGACAAGGTTTCAGAGATTGATATGTTTGATAGAATGAAGCCAGATATATTGTTTTACTCTCAGAATGCAGATGCCTCTGTGTTTAGCTATGCTACGCAAGGAACAAATGTAAAAACAGTCATGTTAGGCCGATATAAAAAAATGGATACTAAGCTTTACTCTCCTAGTCTAGTAGTAGGAGATACCTCTGTGGAAGAAGTTCCTTTAATAAAGCATCAGAGATATTTACCTGCTATCGTCGGACCAAAAGAAGGAAGATACAGAAAAGAACTGGAATGTGACTTAGCTTGCTTCACAGATGAGTTTATAGGCATACCCGAGGAGAACCTACAAAACCTTTTGATGGTACTAATGAAACATAAGTGCCGGATGTTTGGACTTTTGAAGGTTAATGTCCCTAACTACCTAGGTGTAGTTTCAGATGAGATGAAATCAGATATAGTTGCCTCGGCAAAATTTTACCTTGATCCTCAGGCCAAGTCTTGGGGTGAAGCAGTGATATCCGGAGGCATGCCTCTGGTAATGAGTAGCGAACAGTTGAAAGTGCCTACATTTTCAAACTTGAACGAACTAGATTCGTACTTAACAGAGAACAAAAAGAAAAAGCATACTAGGCTTAATAAGATAGAAAAGAATTTGCTATTTAAGAATAGGAACTTTTCAGATCTCGCTATAGAGATATCCAATTTCTTTGGGATCAAAAACCTTACTAATGCTCTAGTTAACAGCAGGAGAAGTGCAATATGATTGGAATAATAAAAGAATCGTTCACAATTGAAGAGTTGTCCAAAATAGACGATATCTCGTCACGCAACGATGTGATACTATTTACAGATACCAGAATGCCCGCTAATGATTTCCGAAATATAGCTACGACGAGTGTTTCAAGAAGCTTTGAGTTTGAGGGAACTTTAATATCAACCTGCTACAGAAGTACTGAGTACCTTCTTAATAACCGTAGCGCAAAGCGTAAGATCTTTTATGCTAGCGACTTAGAATGGACCAAACATGACAATCTGTCTTATAGTAAACCACTAGGAATTTACAACTCCGAAGAAATTGAAGTTCTGGCATCTAGTCAAGATGTCTATGATATGATTAAGACCTTCTTCAAAAAACCTAAGGGAGTAATGGAAGATTGGGATTTAGCACAAGTATCTAAGGATATATAATATGTACAACGAACTTTCAGAAAAAGAAAAGAAAAAGATAATCAAGAAAAAATACTTGGGCGAGCTAATGAGCTTTGCTGAGATAGCAGAACTTATGCAGACATACCCTAACAGGGTCAGGAGAGATGCAAAGAAGTTCGGTATAAGAATAAGAAGTCGAAGTGAATCTGCAAAGATAGCTTTAGACAAGGGACGCTCAAAGCATCCTACTAAGGGAAAGAAAAGAGACAGCACGACCAAGAAGAAAATAAGCGAGAGCCAAGGCAAGGTCTGGGATGGTCTAAGCACCGAGGAAAGGCAAAAGAGATCTAGGATAGGAAGGGAGTCTTGGAACAAAAAGACAGACCAAGAAAAGAACGACCTTATCCAAAAAGGGTCTGCCGCTATCAGGGAATCTGCTAGGACCGGAACTAAACTTGAGAGGTTTTTACTGGAAGAGCTGACAGAGAGAAAATACGATGTACAATTTCATAGAGAGCATGTACTTAAGAACTCTAGGCTTGAAATAGACTTATTTGTTAAACAGCTTAGAACAGCTATAGAGATAGATGGTCCTTCTCACTTCAGGCCGGTGTGGGGAGAAAAAAATCTTTTGCGAAACAAGAAATCGGACAAGCAAAAAACTGGACTTATACTAAGTCAAGGATTTGTTTTAATAAGAGTAAAACAGGATAAGAGGACATCTCAAAGATATTTCAGAGAAGTCCTTGATTCTATTTTAAGTATTTTATCGGACATAAAGAAACAATTCCCAGTAGAAGGAAAGAGGTATATAGAAGTATGAAGAAGAGTGAATTTGAAGACATGGTAGAACCTGTAGAAGATTCCAAGGATCTTTCCGAAGATGTTGAAGCAGAGGAGATCATAGGGTCTGAAAATCCAAACTGGAGCGAGTATGTTCTTGACCAAATGGATGACAGCGAGCTAAAAGACGGCAACCCAACAGTGGATGGCTTAAGACGAGTCACAGAGAGAATCTATGGTGAAATAATCCAGTCCACAAGTGATATAGTTAACTATGATGCGAGTCGTGGCGTTTGTGCGGTAAAGCATACTTTGGCGATCCAAAAATACTCTACGGACGCTATAATAACTATAGATGGATGTGTCGATGTAAAATTTCAAAATATCCCATACCCTTTCAATCAACATCTGGTGGCTACTGCAGATACTAGAGCTGAAGGTAAGGCGCTTAGGAGAGCTTTGAAGCTTCGTGTTGTAACGGCAGAAGAGATGCAAGACACCTCAGCAGACGATGTCTTAGCATCAGAAGAAGACATAACCGATCAGCAGATATTGGCAATTAATCAAATGTGTAAAAGGCTAGATATCAGCTTGGTAGATCTTGTTAAATCAACTTCTGCTAAAACAAAGTCCATCAGAGAAATAAGTAACCTCCAAGGCCGGATGCTGTTAAGTACTTTATCAGATTACCAAAGAAGCTCAGCATCTATTCCTGATAACGTTAAGGGTTACAACACAGAGTGGAGAGAAAGTTTTGATACCGGAGGTAAAAAATGAAAGCTAGCATAAAGACAACAACAGACCTTTCCTTTCAAGTAGAAGCCGAAACAGAAGAAGAACTATTCAAGCAAGTTGCTCGTGTTCAGGAGATATTCCAGCACAAGTCATGCGGAAAGTGTTCTTCGCCTAATGTCAGGTTTGTTTGCCGTCATGATAGTTCAGAGAATGATTGGCTAGAAGTCGTGTGCCAAGAGTGCAGGGCAAAGTTAATTTTTGGAAGAACTAAAAAGGGCGGTCAAATATATCCAAAGATCAAATGGGATCAGTTGTCCGAAAAACAAAAAGAGCAGAGAGCTAATGAAAAGGGATATGCTGACAAAAATCGAGGATATTTGCCTGATAAAGGCTGGTTCATATACAGGCCTATCGCTTCGTAGAGCCTATATCAGATAGCTTTTAAAAACTAAGGGGGTTTCATACCCCCTTTTTTATTTCAAGACCCTGCACATATAAGAAGGGAACTGTTCTAAAGTGATTCCTTCCATAACCATGTCAAGAGTTTGTATTCTCTCGTTGACAGCTCTGATGACCGAAGAGCCCCAAGCCCCATAGGAAACATGATAGTCATGCCCCATGATGTAGCCTCCAGCCTTAACCTTCTTAAGGGCAAGATCAATTTCTATCGAGACGCAATCATAGTGATGGTCTGAGTCCAGATAGACCCAGTCTAGAGAGTTGTCTCTGAGAGGAGCTAAGAAATCGCTTCCGTATCCACGGAACATTTCCACCTGACCAGAAAGTATCTCGTCTCTAAATAATGAGGACACGTCTTCTAAATAGTTTCCATACTCATTGACAGCATAAGGTCTGCTTCCCCACTCTTCTCCATTAGGACACTTTTCGGTCCATATGTCTACTAGAGAAAGTTTGTGTGGCTTACAACAGGCTAAAAGAGTTATAGCGTTTAATCCCTTGCAGACACCGATCTCTACTCCTATGCCATTATTTGGCACTGAGGAAAACATGTACTCTCTACTATCAAACTCCTCTATCCTTATCAATACTTGAATCTCCTGAATATATAGTTATCGGCTGCAAATATCAGATTCTTAACTTCTTGGTCATACTCTTGACATTCTATAAGATCGGTATTGTTAACTCTTACATTGCCGAAATCCCTGATCGCCCTCTCATCAAATACCTCTATCCTCGGCAAAAAGTTTAACGCATCGATGAAGTCTTCTACTAGATTCTCGTACTTGCCTATAAATGATATTTCATAATGATCGCCAAAGTAATATTTAGATAGAGAATATAAAGACTCTCCTACACCTAACACATTACGAACAAACTTATTTATGTCATGCATTTCCCAACTCGGGTTTACCTTAGTGAGTGCATTGAACTTAAAAAGAGATTTATACCAGTCGAACGGATTTCTTATAAATGAAAATGAAAAGCCACTATAGTTCTGGTAATAATAGCCGGTATGCCCACCTCTAATATCTAGCTCGGGATTACACAATTCATATTTGACCCCAGACTTACACAACGCTTGCCGGCACCATGTGCCTCCAGTTTTTGGTAGATGTAGGTATCTAGAGTGCGAGAATGGTAAAAGCAGGCTAGGCATGTAAGAGCTTAAGTGTCTTTTTTCTTAGAGAAGAATGGAAATAATTTATTTAGAAATTTCTTTCTTCCTCCACACCCACATCCTCCAGTGTTGAATACTCGCTCTATTCTTTCGGGGGTAACTCCAAACTTGGACAGTACGCTCTCAATAGCATCTCCAAGTCCTCCATTCTCTTCAGTTAGATCTTCGACAGTGACGCCCTCGTCATTAAGTGCACCTACTAACTTATCAGCCAATTCATCATCTGAAAGCTTATCTATCTCTTCTGACATTTAATCACCTTTATAACCAAAAATTTTATTCAGCCATTCTTTTCTTTTATTACAACCACAGTCCTTGAGTCCTGAGACTTTCTGCATTATTTCTGTAGTTATTCCAAATTTTGATAAAACTCTTTCTATCTTGTCACCAAGACCGTCGCTGACAACTATGTTATCATCTTCATCTAAGTCTATTCCTTCATTCTTCAGATTCCTTATAGCTTTATCTACGGTAGCTTTCGCAATGCTAAGATCCTTCTTTTCTTCCTGTCTTGCTAAACCTTCCTCTGAATGGTCTGGGCGAAAAAGATCTAAATAAAAATCTCTATTGTGTTGATCTGACTTACACTGATGACGTATGCCCTCACTTACATGCTGCTGATATACTGGACAATAACCTGCTATATCACAAGTACACTCCGTGTGCTCTCTATTCTGCATATTCTCGCTCATAAATAATCCCTTCCTCTGGATATAATACCATCTTCTTCGAGCTCTTTGCTATGTTCCCAGCCTGAATACCATTACTCTCTACAAATATTGTAGCGCTAGAGGCAGAAAAAAGGTCCGACTTAAACGAGCTAACATTTTTGTTATGATCTCTTCCTGATAAACCATCTCTATCTACCCTAGTATTAGAGGGGTACATAAAAAGCTCACCATATCTAACCCCTTTATCTCTTAGCCACTTTTCAGTTATTTCCCGATATTTCTCTAATCTACCGGTTACGAGCCCTTTTGCTTCAAATAAACTCGGCGTCATCTGAGGTATATTATCTACAGAGCTTATATACTCTATGTACTTCTCACCATCATCACATAACTCGGGAGGAACATCTGGGCATAATATTCCATCTATATCTAATAAGCAATTTTTCATTACCGAACAGTTAAAAAAACACCATTCATAAAAACAACTAGCAGTTATTATCTCTGCAAAAATATCTAAATCAGCTGCCTTTCTTTCACTAGCATAAACAGCACTATAAATATATTTACCTTTTGGTAAGATTTTCTTTGCTGCTCTTAGAGCCGAGCCTTTCCATATAGTATCATCTATAACAAGGATATTCCCTTCTCTTGGCTCATATGAACACATACGAACACCGCCTGAGAAAGATCTTCCATTGCATTTCACAACCTTGCCTTCACTCAGCGTGTATAGAGGTATTGATAGGAAAGTAGATATCACAGATGCGGGAAGCATTCCGGATCTTGGGATTCCGATAACTCCAGATATGTTATACTTAGAGAGTTGTGGAATTATTTTTTCTATGCATGCTTGAACCAAGTCTTTGGTCTTAAAAAACTTCCTGTGTGTCCGAGTTATTTTTCGTGCCGAATCCCTTCTTTTTCTTCTGTTGTATTCGTTTTTTATATGACCCCTCTCATAGGCACTCGCATTCTGACATATAGCAAGCTCACAATCAGTTTTTATCTCATACTGATGAGTATCGCAATATCCGATAGAATCACATCTGCAAGAGTGAATAGGTTCAGGATCGTCCATTATTAGCACCCAGCAGGAGGCTTTGGTGTTGCAATAACCCTCATACTTACATTGCCTGTACAGGGAGAAGTATCATCATCAACAGCTCCCCTACAGCAGTCACAGTGCCATAGCTCATTGTGAATTTCAAAGACAACCTTCCAGTTATCTGCATTTCCGGAACCGCACTCTGCTGATACCATTGGCCAAGTAAAAATATTATCTCCTTGAGGTGAACATTCGTTTGGAGGAATGTAATACTCAGAATAAGCGTCAATAACAGGGCATGTGCAGAAGTCGCCATCCTCCCAGTGTGCTCCGGGAGGTGGATTGTGCCTAGCAGACCAAGAGAACCTTAGCTGATATCGACAACCGTGACATTCATCACTGAAAGAAGCCGCTTGAGCTGCAGAACTATACAGATCGCAACAAGCCAGACTTATTAGTATCTCTTCTCCGCTACCTCCAGCGCAGGTGCCAGTTATTCCGGCACTTCCGGGAGCGCATAAAGTAATAGGAGCATAACTTCCACCCCCATCAGGAGTAGCCCACTTTTCATGCGGCCACTCAAGAAGGCTTTTTCTGAAGTCTTGATGAACATTAACTGTAGCTGACGGGTCATCACAACCTATGGCTGTAGGATCATAGCAGGGCGTGCCCCCAACATTTTTTGTAGTCCCATATGGGGCGTTAGCGTTTTGCAGAGCTATACCAGCGGCTCTATCTAACTCTATAACTGTCCCATTAAGGTTCTGACAAGTACCGCCAAGGTCTTGGAAAGTAAGACAGATATTCCCAGTAGGAGGACACGGACAACAGTGCGCTGGACACGAGTTCAAGCCAACTGGCAATCCGGTTGAGCAAACTTGGCAACAATAGCAACAAGTATCGCCTGAGCCACTCGCATAAGGGCTGCCATATCCCGGCCCTATCTGTATTGTCTTCTTTGGAGTTCCAGTTCTATCTGCTGACATTTATAAATCCTATATAATCCTACATACTATACTTATATTATATACGCTATAAGCGACAAAAGGTTACAAATTAACCACATCCGGGATTAGCACAATCACAGAATCCACCATCATTAGTTATTCCTTTGAACAAGCCACAGTCACTGAAGTTTAGAGTGACATAGTTAATTGACAGTTTATCACCCGTGCAGCATACATCTCTAACGACTGTTATTCCAGTTGAAGTTCCTCCAGCACAGAAAGGATCAAGCTCAATATCTATTCCACATGCGTCACCTGCAGTTGCAGTAGCCTTGATGCCACAACCAAAGTTGAAATCCTCTATAGGTCTAGAGAAGTTTCCTGAGCAGGCTGTTACGTTGAAATATGTTCCGATATTTTGCACGCAAGCATTTGTTCCATTTTTGACAAATGCTATACCCGGACCTGCACCTATCGTTCGTATATCTTGATTGACGCTGGGCGCTGACAATGCAGTGAACGCACCGCATGCTAGCTTTCCGTTATACTCTAAAGGTATTGCATCTAAGAAATAATCACAGCTTCCTGATGCAGTAAACTTAACACCATTTCTAGCAAAAATATTCCTAAAATGATTATGCTGGGCATTAGTAGGAGAACTGGTTGGATCTCCGCAGCCGTCTTCACTAGGGACATTAGCAAGGCCCATGTAAATATCAACAGATGCGGTGCCATCAGCAGAAACCTCACCTATCCTTAAACCTGTCCTGAAATCAACGCAACTAACACCTTCGCATGATGTTATCGCTCCTGCAGGTGTACATGCCGCTGTGTCTTTAATTGGTGTGCATGAGTGAATTGTAAACTCACATGCTTTCGCAGCGTTAGCCGCACCTTCGTCAATGACGCTCATGCCACTACCAAAGTTCAACTTGGAGAAGAACTTGTAATCAAAGTCATCGTCTGGACTGCAATAGCTAGCGGTAGACTTAATATAGTGATCAGCAGAAATACCGTACTCACATTTGCCACCAGCTATTTCATGAAGGCGAAGGCCTGTTCCGGCAACAAGTGTCCTGAAGTAAGTTCCTCCAAGACTGAGGTCTGCTGGTCTAGATACAGTAGGTGTCCATCCGCAATATGCCTCGTCTCTTATAAACCTTTCAGTGTGAATATTGTACTCGCAGTTACTGCCTCTTAGTATGAATCCAGTGCCGAGTGTAAGCTGATCGAAGTGAACAGGACCATCAACACTTCTGGTGTTGTTACAATGCTGGGTAGAGTCTATTAATCTTCTGGCATTAACTATTGTTGTCTTAAAATCTGGAGCAGCTCTATATATTCTTAATCCAGTTCCATAGGTTGTGCACTCAGTATCGCTACATGCATTTATAGGGGCCTCACTAGGAGTGCTCGGAGGCGTATATCCGCAGTATCCTGAGCCTCTAGTTTGATGGACTGAGCCACTTCCGCTTCCACCTGAACCACAGGCAAATATATGATACTCACAATCTCCTCCGGTTACGCCTATACCCTCTCCAAAGAATAGGTGCGTGAATGGTTGCTTATTGATACTAGTGCTTGTATCCTCGCACGTTGTATCTGTAGATGTTATATACTGAGGTGCAGCTATCTCGTAATTACAATTGCCAAGATCTGTGACTGCAATACCCGTGCTAAACTTCAGATCCTTAAAGAACTTTTTACCAGCTATAGAAGCTAGACCACAGTTGGCGCCATGACTAATAGTTCTGTCAGAGTCAATTGTGAACAAGCAGTCCGAGCCTTCAGATATGACAAGCCCAGAACCAAATTCTAGCGTCTTAAAGAACTCAGCGTTGGTTTCGGTATAACAAGTAGCATCAGAGTGTTTAATCGAGTGATTAGCATCAATTCTATACGTGCAATTCGATTCTGCTTTTAAGTTCAGACCAGAACCTAAATTCAATGTATTAAAGTGAGCTTCAGCAACCGCTGATTCACCGCATGTACTTGTCTTCTTAATCTTTCTATATGCAGAGATATTAAATTCGCAGTTAGAGGCTGAATCAACCTTTATACCAGAACTAAAATTAAGTGTTCTAAACTGAGTCTCAGCAACCGCTGGCACACCGCAATCAGCAGTTTTCTTAATCTTAAAGTCGGCATCTATAAAGTACGTGCAGTCTCCAGCATCTTGCACTCTGAGTCCGCTTCTTGCCTTCAATGTCTTAAAGAATGCGTCAGATATGGTAGTTGGCTGGTTACAAGAAGTAATATCGGTAATATAGTGATTTGCATTTACTCGGTACTGACAGTTACCCATATCCTGCAGATAAAGACCTGTACCAAAGTCCAGCCTATTAAAGAACTCGTATGAGCCTACTTTATGATTGCTCTGGCAAAGATTAGTATCTTTTACATAATGATCTGCTTCTATTGAAAAATCTTTACAGTCACCTTCCGTAAAAGCATTGAGCTTGAGCCCTTTATCAAAGGCTAGGTTTCTGAATAAATTTCTGCCGTTTACAGAAGGGTTATAGTTGCAATAACCAGAATCTTCAACGGTTACATTTAACCCTATAACAAAGTCGCAGTCCGAAGCATCAGAGACCTTAATACCACTTGTGAACTTAAGATCTTGGAAGAATTTCTTATCTACTTCAACACCATCGGATTCGCAAGGATCTGCAGATATAGTCCTATCAGAATCTATGTTGAATGCACAAGTACCCGTGCTGTCAATTGTAAGGCCGGAACGGAATATTAGCCTGTCAAATATAGAAGCGGCACTGCTGCCTCCTGCACAAACTCCAGAATCTTCTATCCACATTGGAGATGTTATTTCAAAGTCACAAGCATTCTCATTTGCCTGAACAACCAGACCAGTGCTGAACTTAAGGTGTCTAAAGAACTTATCGCTTACCGTGTCTCCACTGCAATATGGTGCTGCGCTAATATTATGGTCTGCATGGAATGTATAATTACAATCTCCAGTATTTTTCAGATAAAGACCTGTTCCCGCAACGATAGTCCTAAAGAAGTTTTCATTAGGATAACTCGAAGTCCTTCCACAATAGTCATCTCCTCTGACAAATCTTTCTGCACTTATTTCATAACCGCAATCAGATCCACCACTCTCAACTATAAGCCCACTCTTAAACGACAAATCAGTGAACACCGCATTAGTTACTAAATCCCTTCCGGGAGGACAAGGATGAAGGTCTGATATTTTGAAGTCTGCATCTATTGATGCTACACAGTCTTCCAACTCAAGCTTAAGACCTGTACCTACGACAATATCATCAAAGAAAGAAAACTCTCCCGTGCCATCATCGCCACATGGAGACGACGCTATCTCGTGCTGGGCATCAATCGTGAAGACGCAGCCATCTCCACTCACAGATAGACCAGAACCAAATTTTAGCTCAGTAAAGAACTCGTTAGATACAAGGTCGCCGTTTCCGGTATTGGTGCAGTATCCCTCATCTGACACAGTATGGTCAGCATGAATTGTCGGATTGCAACTATCTGATCCTGAGGCTGTGCCGACGTATAACCCACTTCCAAAAGTCAGACATTCAAAAACATGACAGTCGGAAGACCCCGTCCCGTTACCTACTCCGCAATACCCCTCGCTAGCAACTTTATAAGGTCTGGCGTGAACAGATATAGACTGAGTGCAAGACTCCCCTGTCTCTCCTGTATATACATTAAGACCCGAGCCAAAGTCTATATGAGTGTACTTAACACTCGGAACCCCTGCTCCCTCTCCGGCTTTTATCTCCGCATAGCCAAGCTGATCTTCGGCAACCGCATCATCACATTGACCGCCAGTTAGACTACTAGCTGTGCTTATAACAGAAACTCGCGCGACTCCACAGTCACCACCGCCCTCTTCAGAGGCGCCACCCGCAAGACCAAACCCAAACTCTATAGACTGGGCTGCAGATGAGCCTTCACCAGAGCATACGGTAATATCTATACCTGCCAAGGTTGATATATTGAATTCAGTTTCACAATCAGTCTCTGATATAGTGAAACCTGTACCAAAAGTTAAATGAGTATATGGGAAACATATATCTGTATCTATCAGTCCGCTTTCAAATTCCTCTCTTTCAGCTCCAGTCAGTCCTGTCGGTATACAAGGTTCCACAGAAGAAGACAAGGTTAGGTCGCTATTAATCCTGAGCGCAAACATAAAATCGCCAGTATTTGTACCTGTCTGACACATGGTTCCGCTTTTTATGTCGTCCGACGCAGGAAAGCCATCTTTAGGTATCTTATAAATCTCAGCAAAGACACCAGTTCCAGCTACTAAAGGAGTCTTCAAGTCCCAGCCAGTAATAGGCGATAAAGCACTTATTGTGTTTAAATCTATAATCCCAGTATCTGAACAGGCTCCAGATTGATTGCCAGTTGCACACTGATGCCAATTCAAGACATCTACACAGAATGAAGGAGCACCTGCCGTGATAGGGTGATAAGCGCACTCTTCACTGTCCCAATAAGCTAAGACACTAGTGCCAGACTCTAGTGTTCCAGCGCCTGCAAGAGTATTACTGATCTTTATATTGTATCCAGTCGTAGGATGAATAAGTCCGCCCTCTGAGTCATAGGCTGGTCTAGGGTTACTGATACGAGCATCTCCGGTCATGCCTCCTTCAATCACTCCAGTCCCAATTTCAGCGTGAATTATTCTAAAGCTATTTGGAACTGTCCATACTGCCCTTTCTCTGTCATACCTTAGATCTAAAGGCGCTACAGGCCAAGTCTTGGGCTGACGTAGCCACTTATCTAAAAACTTATCCTTCAGTCCAGCAGTTGTAAAATTCCCCGCTTCGGCATTGCTAACAACATCCGCCTTATTAGGTACTGGTTTTCCTTCTAGGTCATATCCCCATCCTTGAATAAGTAAAGGACCTCTGGTTGCAATAGCTCTAAGGTCTTGGGGATAGTTTCCAGTTCTGAGATTATGCATGTAGGTGTCTGGACTGTCTGCTCCAGAGCCGTGATTTAATCTCCTTACATTATTATTACCATAGCCAGTGTGGTTAGGGTCATCTGAATGCTTACTATTATGATAAGTATAATAAGGATCTAGATAATCTATATTAATAGCGGGAGGGGTCCAGTCAAGGATAGGTGGGTTTACTTGTCTAGTGTTAGATCTATAAGCCAGAGGCATTGGCGACTCGCCAGTAGGGCATGCCTCCCCGTTTTTACTAGCATAGCGAGCAAGATGACTATTATTGGGTGCTGTGCCTGATTTACTTATGGGTAAATACAGAGCGTCCCAACTGACGAAAGAACCACTGTCATCAGGAGGTGTATTCTTATACGTGTTACTGGATGGTGTGCTAGCATCTACAACCGGATCTTCTGAATGCGCAGCTACCCACTCGGGCTTTGCATTGGTTTGAGTCATAGCTAGAAGCTGACCGCCAGCATTTTCTACATTCTTTGCATCCTCAAGGGCCTTAACACTTCCTTTAAGACCTTTAATCTGTTTATCATGTTCAGCAAATTTCTTATTCTGTTGATCCCTAAGCCTCTGGTCTCTAAGCATCGCTTGACGAGCTTTAGCAATTCTAGCAAGCCTATTGGCATTGTACTTAGCAAACTTACCGAACGTTGGTGCAAACGTATTGCACTGAATCGTTGTTGTTACTCCACCAACACCAATGTTTGCGGAAATATTAGTGATACTGGGCCCAAGTGTACCAGCCCAAGCTTCTGTATCGTAAAAGAAGTATGGGATGGCTATACCGCCTACTACGAGACTAGCCTGCTGAAGGCTAAATGTATTGAAACTTTCTAAGTCAGCATTAAGCTCTTGCCCTAATCTCTTCTTTGGGTATCCGGGCATAGTAAATGTACCCTTTTCGCCCTCTTGCATAAACGTAGCGCCATCTGCGGCTAACGTAAATCCTGCTTGCTGCATCTGTGAATAGCTATCATGTGTCCAAGGATTGAGAGAGGAGTCTTCTCTAAAAGACACCTGACCGGGAGGACCTTGAGCAAACCAAGGACCATACCTATCGGTATTACTCTTCATCGGAAGAGCTACGCCACTAGGAACAAGCCTGTCAGGAGCTTCTGCCTTCGCATAGTCGCCTCTGATACCTTGCTTGTCACCATCTACCTTCTTCTTAAGGTTCGATATCTTCTCATCGTTCCAATCAGCTGGAGCAAACCCGTGCTTCTCTATAGTAAACAGACCTTTAACGGCCTTGTCTATATCATCACTTTTTGGCTCAACAGGATTGCTTATCTTGATAACAGCTGCAGCTTTGCCGTTATATTGATATACTTTTTCGTCTGGTGTTGCCGGAATGTATAGATTGTCATCAAAGACTATTACGCTGTCGGATTGCTCTGCATAAACTCCCGTTCCACTTGCGTCATAGCGTACAAAGCATTGAACTTTTCCGTCATCGCTCCTGAAGGTTTCGAGCTCAGGATTAGCTGCTGTTGGCTTCCATGTAAGACCCAATACATCAGTTCTTAGGCCAACTCCTTTATTAGTGCTAGGCCATCCTCCATCTGCTGTAGGATTATCAGAGTAATATACCTTTCCTGTATCTGCATCTGTATAGTAACAAACAAAGGGTAAACGAACAAGGAACTGCTTGCCCCAATGCTCATCGGCAAATTTAGATACAAAAGCATGTATCTTCTTCATATCCTCAGACTGCGCCTCTGTTAATTTCTGCAAATCGTTCTTGACGATCTTGGCAATCCCTTGGTCTTGACCGCCCTCTGGTGGATTCTTAGCATTAGCAAAAGGATTATTAGCTACGGGACCATCTTCGTCCTTGAATATAAGAGCATATGCACCAGCTATGAGCTGACCCATAGGAGTCATATTGCCTTCATCCCAAGCGAATATTAAACTTTTCCAAGTATCAAAAGAACCTAATGCAGCCTTTATTTCATCTTCATATATGTATACTTGATCTGCCGGTAGCCCATTTTTTAGTCCCAAGTTTAAAGGTCTTAGATCAAGCTGGACTTTCCATTGTTCACCATATCCATCTATATCTCCATATACAGCATTAATGAAATTACCATTGGAGTCAAAACCCCAGTGCTGTATTATATCTGTACCTGCAACAGGGTTAGCGGCATCTTCTTCATATATTGTTTGTATTGGAGAGCCATAGGTAAAGGTTTGAGTAGTCTCATTTCTAAGCTCTCTACCTATATTTTTTGATACTATATCTTCTTGGGCTTCTATAAAGACTTCTATTTCACCTAGAGTAGGCTGTGTCTTTCTTTTTGCAGTCCTAACCTTAATAACAGTATTCATAGAGCCATCTACTATAAGCTCTATATAATAGTCACATCCAGTGAGGTCACAGATAGTCTGTATGAAGTTCATCAACGTGTCACTTGGACCGGGGAATCTGAACTCTTGATTGTACAGGTCAGGCAGATCAGTTATATCTACCATGTAGCTTCTTGTGTAACCATTTCCTCCATAATCACCTATTATAGGGGCGGAGAATCCATTAGAAGGAATCATTCCCATCCCTTTGTTACCCTTGGTGGAATCATGCCCTTTATAAATTACTGCACCATAAGGAGAGAATTTAGGATGACTGTTACCAGTCAATAAGCTCTGCGTAGCTATTTTTAGCCTATCATATCTAGTTCCCGCATCATTTGTCTGAGCTCCACCAAAGCCTCCAGCCGGTGATCCAAAAGATGCTCCATTTATCTGCTGCTGAGCGCAAGCTATACCTAAAGACTCTAGATAACCATAAGGATTAATAAGATTATAGAGACTTTCTACATTGTCTGCATAATTAGAGACAATCATAGTTAGGTTTTCAAGCAGAAGCCTCGGATCTGCTATAGTGACAGTGAAGGTAGGATTACTACTAGTAGAGTTGGTTTTTTCCCAGTTTTGAACTAAGCCAGCAAATTCAAAATCACCTAGTCTGAAATATACTGGAGCACCAATATCTGGATAGAAGAATCCGGGATCTTTTGATCGTGTACTCCCTTTATGACCCGGCCTGTCGTAGAATACCTTTGATGGGGCATCTATGGGAACATCGCAGTTATCTTCAACTAATTTTACCGTTATTGTGCTCTGTTGGTCATTCCAGCCATGAGACATGGTAACATCTTGAATGCTACATCCCAAGAACATAGTCTGCTCAAAAGGTCCAACCTTAGTAGCTGGCCCACAGACTCTAGGCTGTTTAGTGCTTAGATCTTCTCCGTCAAAAGACGTGAAGGTACTCGGAAAGTGAAAAACCATTGATTATTCCTATTATGGGCAGGGTGTATATATCCATGAGACAGACCGCGTATATCTTCCTGTCTTTGGATCAAAACTTTCTGCATCTGCAGTTCTAAATGTAGAGTTAGTTGACGCTATATCGTCCTGTGTCTGAGTAATCAGCGCGTCATAGGAAGCTATGGGGGCACCACCAAACCAACCCGGAGAAGTAGTATCAGGCGGTCTAATAACAGCCTCTATATTCAAGTCTGCTGAATATGCCGTCTGTGTTCCTATGTCTTGCAATATTGGTCCTGCTGCTCTTCCTAGTATTTGTAATTCTGCATAAACATCTACTGGATTGTTCCTAGAGATACTTATTGACTCTGATAATATATCAGTTCCTGTCGCGACACCGTGAGGCCTATCATTGTATGATACGCTAAAGCTTATACTTCCCTCTGCTATATTATAGCTATAAGACGTGCTAATCGGTTGCTGATGTAACCCCGGAAAATTGCCTCTTGAAGGAGAAAGTTCCTGTTCTTTTATAGTCGCAGGATAAATACCGCTGGAACATTCGTTATTTGCATCGCCATATACGCAGTTAGCAATATTGTATATAGGGCCAGATACAGCTCCTCCTGCCATCATGAGCTCTGACTTGAAAAAGTTCTTAGCTGAGTTAAACTTGAAACTAGTAGCATCATAGTTACCTCCGGGATTTACACCACTTGCCAAGGGCAACGCTGCAATACCTCTTACTTCTCCGTTCACAGTAACACCTATGTTACCATCATCTATGCCACCATTAGCCTCTGCGGATATAGTTAATGTTGCAGGAATACTCTTGGGGCCCTCAAACACTACAAACTCTCGATCTACCGAAACATTTCCTTGTTCTTGATCTACCGTAACATTAGTACCTTGAAGAAAATAAGATCCATCGCTTAGTATCCCAACTCCCATAGAAGGCGGTGCCGCAAGCGCAGAGGTAATATAATTTACAGCCCTATCAATAGCCGCTGTGCTACCACTTGACTCTGCAGATGGTTCTCCTGATATTCCACTAGCGCTTGTTGATGGATTGCATGCGTCGCCTCCTACTCTATAGTCTAGACCTCTTGCACTTATATTTTCAGTAACAGTATAAGAGGCCGGCTCATAAAAACCGCAGTATGTCCAAGCGTCTGTGTTCTTAGTCTGAGAAACGGTATGAGTTAACTCTGCGAGCTGACTAGAAGCCGAACCAGTTATGGCGTCACTATTTAAGTCTGAATCATCTAGGAATCCCAGCGGGAAGAATAACTCGATAGTGTATGGCATTGTCTGGACATTGTTATCACTACTTTCTCCAAAAGTGAAGGATTCGACCAAAGGGCTTCCGGTGATAAAAATTTCGTTGCAAAGCATTAGCCCAAAGGGACAATAATCCCTCTCAAGTGCCGATTCCAGTGATGCTCTTTGCTGAAACACCCCCAAAGCTCCATCCGTAAGACCTGATCCGGGGAAGATAAGTCCGTCAAGAGTAACTCTTTTGCCATCACTCAGCGTTCTTCGAGCTGTCCTGACTATTTCAGAACTAATATCTATCATTGGTATGGGGTCAAATTCATAAGCCCCATAAGCCATATAATTTCCACTTGCCATATTACATTCCTATTATTGAGCTGTACCAAATAATGCAGTCATTATTTCTGACTGCCGATTTTCTATAATTGCAGGCAACTGTTCTGCCATAGCGTTTAACGCCATTGAAGTCACTATATTTCTCATTTGATCTGAGAACGCTCCGGTATTTAGTATTATTTCCATAGGGGCCATGCTCACCGACATACGAAGACCACCAGAAGCATCATTAAGAGGTTTTATTGCCGAGCGCAAACCGGCAACGAGCTCATGAACATCAATATCGTTCAACTCTGCACCATGTGTCGGCTTACCTATTGCGCTGGCCCTGCTAGCGCTCATTGTATCAACCCTCATACCACTAGAACCTATTGCTTTCTTCAATAGTTTTTCTAAGTGTATATCATGAGTAAAGATACTTCCTTCTTCAGTGGCTTGGTTTGCCATTGCGTTAAGATTGCCCATTGTAGTGCTATCGTCAATAGTTTCCCCATTAATAGTAGGCAATGCATCGGTATTTATAGGCATTCCGCCGGCAGGAAGAGCAATCTCATTACCTTCTGCGTCTGTCCTTGTGTTGTTAGCTTGATCTGAAACCGTGTTGCGAATAGACTCAGCTTCGCCTCTACGTTCTTCAGCGTCCCTCATGAGGTCTAAGAACTTTTGCCCAGCTTCCCTGATGTCTTTTGAAAACTTATTAAGATTCTTTTGTGCTTTCTTAAGGGCCTTGTCATATGCTTCTTGAGTCTTTTTGTCTTGCGCTGCTTGTGCAGCTTCTTGATCTGCCTGCGCTTGCATTGCAGCTTCATATGCCTCTTGCTCCTCTGCGGTCCCGGTCCCAGCTATTGGGTTCCCATCTGGGCCCATAATCATAGCTCCCGTAGCGGCAGTATTCAATAGATCTAAGTTCATAGCGTTCATAGCACCACCAAAGAACGGTACGTTATCTCCACTCATTCCAGCAGGATTAAGGGCACCATACGCACCTCCTAGTGTCTTGAAGTATTTGACCCTTATCGCCTCTGCTTCTTGTGGAGTTATTTGACCGGAAGCTAGGCCAACTTTGATCTGCTCTTCTATAAAGTCCTGAGTCAAGTACCCTAAGTCTTGCTGGCTCAGATCTCCCCCGGACATCATTGCTTCAAAGGCTCTCATCGGCCCAAGGAATGCTTCTCTTGCTTCTGCCCTTGCTTTAGGGTCTTTTATCTGTTCGATTTCATTCATCTGCTGGACTCTTCCAGAAACAATATCCCTAGCACTCTGTCTTCTTTTAGCTTCCCTTGCGAGCACTTCCTGAGCTGCCGTTAGCATTTCTGTAGAGCTAATTAAGTCTGCAGTCATCTGCTGCTGAGCTTCAAGAGCTTGAGTATTAGCTTGCATGTTTGCATTAAAATCAGATATCTGTTGATCGGTTGGACCACCTCCTGCTGCTCTTGTATCCTTACCCTGTTGTTGTGCTGTTGCGGAGGCACCTTGTGCTACTCCTCCAGCAGCAACATAGCGATCAATCATCTCTTGACGATCTTTTCTTAGCCCATCAACTGCCGCCTGAGAATCCTGAGCTGATGCGTTCATGATTCCAAACGTTCCGCCTCCGACCCCGAGTTTAAAACCGTAGGTTTCTCTCAATCTTTCGGTTTGTTTTGCTCTGGCGCTCTCAATCGTTGTTTCTGGACCTATGCTAAAATTCTTAAGTCCATCTACATATTTCTTTTCTATCTCTATTAATCTTTTCTTAGACTGTATCTCCTGATTCGTCGCTTCTGCAGCAAGCTGCATTGTATCAGCGAATGCTTTACCGTACTGATTTTGTTTCTCAATTAAACTTGAGAACTGTTCCCTAAGCTTTTCAGTGTTACCTGCAAGCTCTTTCATTATTTCATCGACATCTCCCTCATCCAAGAATGTCTTAAGGGCATCTTCTAGAGATATTTGTTCTCCCCCTTCTCCTTGTTGTCTACCTTGGACTTGGTCACTTATGCCTGCCATAAGACTTTCTAGCACTGTTGGTGGTAGTAAGTCTGCATCAATTCCAGCGGCTGCCATCTGATCCTTGACTATCTGCAAAAATTGCTCAGGGCTCTCTAGCTGTCCCGTTTGTTGAGCTTCTTGAACAGCTGATGCGATGATTGTTGGCATCGCCTGATTAAGCTTCATTGCTTCTGTGAACTGGCCTTGCGCTCCAGCTCCAACTCCAGTTCCTGCAAATGCAGTATCCACACCGGCAGCGATTGACCCCGATGTTGCACTCGACATATTTTCAAATACATTGAATGCTGGTCTTGCAGAATCAGCTGACTTATGTACATCTTCTATCTCAGCTCTCATCTCATTAAAGGAATGATTAAATCTATTTGCAGCTTCACCCATTTCTTTTGATAGTGTCGAAAGCGAAGCTACAAGCATGTCCATAGCTGATCTAGCTAATCGAGAAGCCCTATCAAGAGCTACCATCGCATGTTCTGTTCTTAGCCTTTCTTCTTGTTCTCTTTGTAGCTCGCGGTTCATGGAAGCTATTTGACCAGCACCATAAGCAACCTCATCGCCAGTAGCACCGGCCTGTATCAGCAGCTCGTTCATCTCGTCTTCAGACAGCTCGGAAATTGTTCTTCCGGTCCCTTGAAGCTGACTCTGTAAAGCTACAAACGCTGCTTTTACTCCTCTGGTTTCCTGTGCGCTGCCACCAACAAATTCTGCTACGCCCGTTGTAAGTCGTGCTTGTCGTTCCGCTTGAAGAGCCTTGACCATAGTCTGTGAAGCTATGTCTCCTCCCTTTAAAGCGTCCTCTAGCTTTCCTGTCGTAATTGCTGCTTTTAGCGCTTCGGTACTTAAACTATCAAGAGACTGCTTGAATGCATTGTCAATAGCTTGTTTGAAAGCTCCTGCACCTAAGTCATCTCCTAGAGCAGACTGCATTTCCTTAAACGTATTATCAAAGACAGTAGCTAACTCTTCGTCTCTCTTCTGTTGCAGCAGCTGTATATTATTAGCCACTTGGTAAATGGCTTCGTCACCGAACTCTGCACGAACAGCCTCAGGATTGATACCTCTAACCCCCTGTGCCCGACCAAACTCACTGTCTGCGCCTGCTCCTGCATAGCCGAATTGACCTCCTCGACCCGCTTGGGCCCTTCCGATCCGCCTTCGGTCACCGGTGGTCACACCTTCAAAAAACATATCTCTAGCGATATTCTTCCTATCCATAAAGCCAGCCATTCTATCGGCTCGTAGAGAGCCTGCCGAGGAATCACCTCCCATGAGCCCTGATTGAGCGAATGCCTGACTGCTGGCTGCTTGGTCTGCTGCAAGGAATGTCTTTGTCAGTTGTTTTGTTGTCCTTTGAAGCTCTAAGTTAGTTATATTATTATCTTTAGCTAACAACTCCAGACTCTTGGCTGCTTTTTTACCGCTAATAGCTACATTATTAAGTGCATTAAATGATTGCTGAGCATATTTGGCGGAATTTGATTTTCTAAGACTATCAAAGACAAAATAAATCCCAGCAACAACTGCCGTAAGAGGTCCGAGTTTGCCGGCAAGGGCACCTAATCCTCCCAGCACTGCTGGAAATGCAGCTGCAACTTTTTGGATAACCATCGTTGCGACAACAGCTGCTCCGAGAGCAGCAAACGCTTTAGCCAATGTCTTAGCCCCTGCAGCCGACCGGGCTGTTTCAGCGTCTAAATCCTTAATCCCTTTTATTCCACCAATTTCCTCTATCTTTGATGAGTCTATACCTAAAATTGCATCAATAGCACTACTGGCAGCTTTATCCAATATTAAGAAGGTAGCAGCTCCGGCAAGAAGACCTGCTGAAAAAGCACCTAGAGCTGGCATTGTAATATTTTTAAGTGCTCCGGCAGTGACCGTAAACCTACCACCTAAGCTAGCGACTTTTTTCCCAAGGTTGCCAAGTCCTGCCGTAGCCGTCTTTAGAGTCTGGCTAAATCCAGCGACAAACTGCTGGGAACCTGTAGCGGAGCTTAACGCAGTGCCACTTGTTCCTAACGTTGTGAACATCTTTGCGGGCGTTGGCGGGACAAAGGTTGGTCGGGTCACGCCCGCTCCAAAACCGCCAAAAGCACCTCCCATAAATCCCGAAAGAATCTTATCAATATTCGCAGCCTTCAATGCCGTAAACGTCCCACTTAAACCAGCCATTAGCATGGCAGCTGTGGTTGCTACGTTCATTGCGCTAGCAAAGCTAAGGCCTTCAGCTTCAAGCTGTGCAAAAGAAGCGGTAAGCCCAGTAATCCCTGCGGTTAGGTTTGATATACCGAGCTGCATAGCAGCACCTTTTTCCGCGACATTTCCACTTCCTCCTACTCCTCCACCATTACTAAAACCTACACGACCACCCTTTGCATATTTATTAATGCTATTTAATTTACTATAGCCATACCTCTTAGCAGAGTCTCTGTTTATAACGAACTCACCGGGAGTTAGAAGCGCTGGTACAGTATCTGTTCCTGACGTTAACCCTCCAGTGGCCTTTCCTTTTCTTGACTTCCCTGACCCCGCAGGCATATTTGTTGTTGTGATCATAGGGGTTCCAGTTCTAAGTAGCTTTCCTACAATAGATCCTGTATCTTTAAGTGTAGATTCACGACTAAGAGATTTCTTGGCCTCCCCTTTTGAGGCAGAGCCTGCTGAACCGCTTCCAAATACTTGATCAATAGCATTTCTTGCCTCCTGATCTATTGAGGCAATATCAAAAGTAGCTTTGTCATCTGGATCTAAAATTGCTCCTGTTGTCTTTGAAATGAATCCTTCAAATAAAAGCCCCTTGATAGGGTCAAAGTTTACTCTCTCCAGAGCCATATCTGCAAGCGCCTGAGCACTTTGGCTTAGTCCCGGAATCTCAAACTTGTCCATAAATTGAGAAACGTGATTGTCAAGCTCTTGTTTAATGGACTCAACCATCTTCCTATCAAGAACATCCAGCGCGTCTTTTCCTAACATTCCACCTGCAGAAGTGTATGATAGATCCATGTAGCCTAGACCTGCTTGGGCTCCAGCGGCACTAAACTGACTTTGGATTTTATCCATGCCGGGAAGAGCAGCAAACTCTTTAAATCTAGTGCTTTGTTTTGCGCCAGCCTTCGCGCTACTTTTTCTTCCGGCATAAAACACTCTGGTCTTTCCGGAAGTGGCGTTGAAGATATTGCCAGCCGTCGGGCCCTGCGTACCTTTTTCCATAAATAAGCTTGTAACATCATCCCTGTTAATTGTAGCTGTAGCGGTTGGAATTGTTTCGCCTACTTTACCTGCCTTATTGAATCTTTGAACAGGGCCTCCGTTTGCATATCTATTGATCTTATTTAGATTACCGGCACCATAAGCTTCTACCGCCGACTTCCTTATGACATATTCTCCGGGAGTCAGATTAGCTTTAACTGTATCGCCAGATCCATGTCCGGGAACTAGACCACCTGTGGCAAAGCCTCTTCTTGGACCTCTAGCGGGACCTCTTCCTCCGCCAAACCCACCAGTCGTCTTAGCATTGATACTTGACAGAAGACCTATCATTGCCTTCTGGTTTTGAATCTGAGTTTGTAGGTGAGTATTTTGAGTATTAGATGCTGAAAGAATGTTGCTTAGCTGGGTTGTCTGAGCTGCCGTAGAAGCAGCAGTCTTCTTCTGGGCGGCATTTCCTTGCCCTCCCATAGCCTGACCAGCAGAGGCGCCCAATCCTCCTTTACCAAACCCACCCATAAAACCAGTGATAAAACCACCGGCAGCACGACTAACCGAACGAGCTGCAAAGGCAGTGAGCATAGGAAGCAATGGAGCTAATGTTTCGCCAATCTGTAGAAACGCATTTGCTATTCCTATCAATGATTTACTTATTGTAGCAAAAGTACTGGACTCTGCTATCGTCATTAGAAAATCTTGGAATCTGGACTGGACTTGTTCAAAGGCTTTTATAATTGGAGTTAAACCTTTTTCCACATCTTTACCGAGACCCATAGCGGCTCCTTTTTGGCCTTCTATGAGTGCTTGTTGGGCTTTTCCAAAGTTCCTTAATGCAGGAACTAATTTACCCATCTGTCTAATACCACCAAGCTCTTCAGTAATAGCAGATAAAGTTAAGGCGTCTCCTTTTTGGACTATCACATCCAGCTGCTGCCCAATTCTTTGCATAGCAGGATAGAGCCCAATAAAGTTACCTTGAACATCAGTAAGCTTGATACCAAGGTTTTCAAGCATCTGAATGGTGTCTTTTCGTTGCAACCTAGTGAAGATTGTTCTTAAACCAGTAGCGATTGTTTCTGCAGACTCACGAGTCGTTGCTCTAACAGAAGTAAATACAGCCGCAAACTGATTAAGGGCCTCAATAGGCTCAGTCATTTGACCAGCAGATATTGCAAACACACCACCGGCACGTCTTATAGCAGCGATCAGGTCTTGAGCCTCAACAGCAAACTTCTTAGATATCTGATTCAAAGAACCTAGTACTGCCTCAGACTGCTGTGCGGATATTCCAAACTGGTTCAAAGCAGCGATCAAACCTTCTGCTGTCTGCTTCATATCTCCAAAAGTAGGAGCTAAACTAGAACGAGCAATAGCTTTCATAGAAGCTTCTACTTGAGCTAAATTCTGACCAGCCTGAGCAAACAATCTAGCTATCTCAATTACCTCGTTGGCGTCCAACCCAAGAGACTTAGCTGCATTTCTGGCAGCACCTGAAATGTTCTCTAGCCCCTTGGCTGTCTGTCCAGTAACCTGTTGGAGCTTAACTATTTCTCTCTGGAACTCAAGTGCCTTGGGTATTGCCTGAGTAATAGCATTTGTAAGACGGAAGAATGTTGCAGTAACAATACCTGCAGCCGCAAACCTTTTGAATGTAAGAGCAGTTTCCTTACCAAGGATATTCATAGCACCACCAGCTTGCTTAGCAGAGCTTGCCACCCTATTTAAACTATTGGAAGTTGTCTTAGATGCCGCGCTTAGCTTAGCAGCACTTCCTGTGGTAGTCTTAAAAGTATTATTAAGTTTGTTAAGTTGCTGAGATCCTTTTTGAGGTATGTTTAAATTAACATTAGCATTTATATTTTTCAACTGCTGTTGTATCTTCTTGGACACAGCCCTAATGTTCTTAGGACCAGACAAAACAACTTGTGCGTTTATATTGAATGCCATTTAAATTACCTTTATAAAACAAAACGACCATAGTAAACGCAGTGCTTATTATGGTCGCTTATCCAGTTATATACTACTCTGAAGGAGCTTCTTCTGGTTGCTCTTCAGGAGGTGATTCAGCCTCAGCAGCTGGCTCCTCTTTCTTCTTAGTAGTCTTTTTTCTCGGTGCTCTCTTTTTAGGAGTAGTTTTCTTTTCAACAGTTTCGGCTTGTTCCTCTTCCTCAGCCTGCTCTTTCTCTTCTGATTCGGATTCCAAAACAATAGGAGTTCCGTCTTCATCTAAGAAAGGAGAAAACTCTACCTTAAACTTGCCTTCATCAACGTCTATTTCGCGCCCATTAGCATCCACATAGATAAAGTTGTCGTCTTCTTGCCACTTTATAAAGTTTCCAAAAACGTCTATATGTCTGCCTTCTCTGTCAACTCTACGACCATCTTTATCAACAAGGTGACCATCTTCATTAACAAGCTTGTATTGGGTGAGAAACTGGTTCTCAGGCAATGTGGAGTCTAGATCCTCAGTACCGGACAATAGATAATAAAACTGTGTAGCACCTATGGTACTAACTTCATCCTCTATTGATGCCAGATATGAATCTAACCCATGCTCATAGTACGGGTCTCCAGTATCTTCATACACCAAACACTCGGCAAAAAGCAGGTTGAAACGAGCCGAATCTGCCTTGCCCTCACATGTGTTTTGGTCTAAATCGCTTCTGGAAGTAAGCATCTCAACCATTCTATTTCTAGCATTTCTCATGTCTAAAGCAATATTTTTAGCTTCTTGAAGACTAATTCCCCCTTTAGACAATGTGAACTCACCATCGACAACAGACTTCTTTAATGTCTGGTATTCGGTCTCTTTTTGATCATTCCAGAGATTTCTTTTTCTTAAATTGTCATCTAGCTGATCTCTAAGAATATCACCGTTTTCAAGAGCTTGATTAAAAGTTTTAGATCTCATCTCACTACCTCTTCTGAGAGTAGCAACACTAGGTCTAATAACTGCATATTTAACCTCGTTCACCTCAAAAACTCTTTTGTCTTCATCTTTTACATCATTGGCCATCGTTATATATCCTTATCCTCATCTTGAAAATGAAATTTAGTTACGTATCTATCCCAACTTATTGTATAGTAGTTGAGCTCATTTTGTACCGCCCTAAGGTTAGAATTTCCTAAGTCCAGTATATCCGTTCTAGTTCGAGACCAAACTTTTCTCCACTCTTTTTGGTCTTCGCTAAGTCTATCATACTCTATTCCATGTCCCCATAGAAATCCAAAGTCTTCTTCAAAAGTTGCTAGTGCTCCTATTGTAGTTGTATTAAATTTTTTTGTTATATTATTCTTAAGCCTTTTCTTGGACTGGTCTTTATAATTTTTATTATCCATATGGCTCCTGTTATCCTCCTCTCCTAGAGTTTTTTAGTTCTTCCATCATTTGTTTTCTTAATTGTAATTTGACATCGCTAAGTTCCATGTCATCAACCTGACCCTTGTTTTTCACTTCTAACTCTTTACTCTTTAACTTCATCCTCTCGTTATGTTCATTTATGTTAAATATTCTACTTGCGTCGGACTTGGTCTCTGCCATAACAAACACCTCATTTCCCTTCTGATCAATAGCTTTGTCCACAGACTTCTTCTCTCTTGACTTTTTCATTTTTTCTTGCTCTTTGAGCATCCATCCATCGAACATATCATCATCTTCAAACACGTCCTCAGGAGGGGAGTCTGGACTTTGGAAGGCGTTGTCATACATTTTGGAGTACGACATAATGACTCTCTGTAGTGCATTCAAGCTACCTACTGGTGCGCTAAATGGTCCTGATTTACCTCCAGCATTCCAGAAAGATTTCCAAGGCTCGTTTCTTGATATCTCTCTAAGACTGCTAAACAGATGCGTAAAGCTACCGCTCCAAGCAGATGCTGCTTCCTGAAGTATTCTAGAAGAAGAAGCATAAACATCTGAGTGAGTATATACATGAGACCCGTCAGACATATCAACTATCCTTAACGCTAGCACGAACTGGTCAATTGAGGCTTCTGTAAAACCTTCTATCGTCAGACTATCAAAAGAATTTTTAGTCTCGGAAGATTCTTCAATGAGAGTCTTAAGGCCTTTTATTCTAGACTTCAGCGACTTCACGGCTTTTGAGTTGAGCCTTGACTCAAATAAATTAATTTTATATCTTTCGAGCTCTTTCTCGGCTTCTTCAAGATGCGCGTTGTCGCTATCTGTCCATATACCTAGCTCGTGCAGTTTCTGCTTGGCCTGACTCCTTGTCATCATTTGCTGAAAGCGTAGATTATGAGTCTGCTTTTTTACATAGAATTCTGCAAGCCGATGCATTTCTTGCGTTGCAGGAATTATTTTATAGAGCTTATTATCAAGTTCAAAGAAGCAAATCCCAGAAAGGATAAAAGATACAGCTTCTTCCAGTTCCCTTTTTTCCATATATAAATCCTAAATCCTAGTTCTGCTATATTATCCACTCGCCCAATGGCTATCGCTTCAAAAATAGCAGTTTGAGCCACGGAGAATATACTCCGTGACCCTAATCTGCTGTTACAAACTAAGTCTTATTACTATGGATTAACCACCCTTAAGACTTGGAATCCTACCGTTGCTTGCTCCACTTGGATCAGAGGACATTGTGGTGTCCGCCGAGTGCAAGACCGTGAAATCATTAAATGTTTGATAACTATAAGTAACAGTAGCGTTTCCACCACCAGCGTCTCCTCCTCCGTAGCTTACGGAAGCAAGACGATTCTTTGTACCTAAGTCAAGCCCAAGACCTTCGCAAGTTGCGATAGCAATGGTTTGTTCTGAGGTGTTCTTATAGCCAGAGCATTCTACCGTACTTTTGTCGATAGCATTAATCATGTCACCACGATTTGCTGTTACTTCAAAGTCACATGTGACTTCTACTGGGAATGTAACTGTCTTAGCGTATGGACGCTTCATGCCAAGTCTGAAGATGTCTTCTCTACCAATATCACAAGAAACAGTAATGCTAGCAAGGTTGGTATTAGTTCTACCACCTTCAACTTGAAAATTATTGACTGTGCCAATTTCAGTTGGGAACGTAGATCCACCTATCCAGAGTTGCTCTCTTCTTGCTACTCCAAATTCTCCACTTGGAGTGTCACTGTTGCCACTGAATCCACCTGCAATCGAACCCGGAGTATACGTTATAGCACCTCCAGCGGTATTTGTAGCACCAGCGCCCCATGCCTTATAGTTTCCTACAAGGGTAACATCTTCTGTGAAATAATCATCCAGAGGGAAGTTGTAACCAACTGAAGAAACCTGCAAGCCTGACATCTCCACCCAATATGATGGAGCTCCACCAGCTGCATTGTTAGCTTCGTCCCATATACCTAGCTGAACACGGCATTTACCCTGAACTCTTTTTTCGAGTTGAGGACCAGTGTCCGAAATTTCAGTTTGGTCTTTAGTAGTTGCACAATAAATAGGTTTGTAACCGTCTAAAACTTTAGACATTGTTACTTCAACATCAGGAACACCTTCAATGTTCTCGTAGATAGCGAGCTGCCCGAGCTCAAAAGTTTGTTCTAGATTGAAGGTCGTTGTTATACCAACAGATTGGACGCCATGAATAGCTTCCATATCGGTACCAGAATTGGTTCCGACTGCGACCTGTTGTATAGCATAATAGATTCTATTATTACCGGCCATTATAAATCTCCTAAATTAAAAGATACGTATCTACTCAACAATACACCATTTAAGCCATAAATACTTCAAAACTTACCCTTACTGTACCTTGATGTAGTCTCTGGGTAAGAGATTGCATTTCTGTGACCGAAATATCGGTAAATCTAGCCTTTTTGTACCTATACTGTTCAGTTTCTACTATGTCATCATAGTTTAATGGAGAAGTGGTTTTCATACCTCTGTAATCAAGAGGGAATACTCCACTGTCTGCCAAAGTGTTGCTATTATACAGCCATATAGTGCTGTCTTTCTGCAGAGTAAGAATATCAACTATCTGGTTTCTCCACCATCTGTCCTCTGCAAGAACGTGGAAGAGCATGTCTTGTTTTATAATTTGGGAAGTATTGCCCATTTGGTAGGGCTGCATCCGTCTACGAGAAACAGTTTCGACAACAACAGCAGGCATCTGGACTCTATGATTTGCCAGTATTCCCCATGAACCAGAGCCAGAAAGGAGATAACTAGGATCATCTACTCTAAGTGAATCATACTGTAACTCGTCCCACCAAGGCGCTTGATCTGCTATGTAAGTCTGAACATTTCTATAACTGTACTCGGCCTGAACTGTGCTGGAGGTTGATATAGCTGAGTCAAACACCACTCTACCATTAGGATAGTCATAATGGTGTGAAAATGCACCTTCTCCAGTTGTCTTGTAAGAGCTATCCACATAGACTCCTGAAACTTGAACCGGATTGTATCCTGAATACGAAGTACCTGTTTCCCATACCCAATCCTTTCTTGAAGATTCCCATACTTGACCATCCGTATATGCAGGGTCTTGCACTGCTCTCAATCTGTCAAATGTACCTCCCCACGCTCCAGAGGTAGGAATTGTTACATCGGTCCAGCCACCAATACCGAGCATGCCCCAATCTATATACCATTTTAGATTCGACTCAAGCTCAGAATTGAGAAGACTATTACCAACTTCTGTTACTTTCTGAAATTTTGTATATGGAGGACAGCTCATTTAAAGTACCTTTGTTACTTCCCTTCTTACAATTACATCTATTTCATCTTGTATGTTTTCCAACGCCCTTGTAGCAAAATTATCATTTGCCGTGCCCTGTGCTTGTGCAGGCACTTTCCAGCTTGCGTTCTCTCTTTTTACCATGATTCCTCCTTTAGTCCTTCCAAATCTAGAAGGCTTAAACGAGTAACTGTTGACTATAGGGCGGTCTCCTTCAAGAAGCAACCATCTTAGCCAAGGAAGAGAAACCCCTTTTTCTGTAGTAAAGTCAGCAGCCGGCAATGATAACGCCATACCGTAGTCTTTATCTACAAAATCAATTATAATACCCCCAAAGTCTGATAATGCTTTTACATAAGTGACTTCAATCGAATCAGCCCACAGCTCAATAATAGACGCGATCCTAGACGCTCCATCGGGAAGGCCTAGCTGTACTCTTAAAGGGCCTGAAGCTATAGACTGAACTTCTGGGGCAGTCATTAACCGATCCTGAACTAGTGTCTGGAGAGCAAACTCTATTGACTCTGTTATTAGATTCATAGACGACATAAGCCTTTTGCTTATTTCTTTTTTAACGTCTTGCTCAAACTTCTTCTCCCATCCAGATTCTAGCCTAATTTCAAACATTAATTTGTTCTTCTCCAATTACAAAAGACGAACTCGTTATTACCAAAGCCTACTGGCTGTGGATCAGATATTCTTTCAAACTTATGATGACCATAGTTCGATATATCTATAGATGTCTGAAGCTCCTTAGCTCTTTTTAGCTTAGGTGTCAATTCTTTTTTGGCAATCGTTTGGATTGTGCCGTCAGGATCATTTACGGAAACGCCCAAGTCCATAAACTGTGAATAATCATATATAACCCCAAGACTCACGTTCTCAGAAGATATAGTTGGCTTCTTACCTTGCCCGTGACATATAGGGCACATACCACCATTCCTAAAAGGAACAGGGCCTCCATGCTGATATCTATTTGATGATTTTTTGCCTATTGGGTCATACGTACAATTAACACAGTCTTCCCATTTGGTAACACCAAAGAAGAGCGTGCACTGAACAGTTAAGGCAGTGTCTTCTAGCAATGATCCGATAGCATTGTTAAACAGACTTTTCATTTCGTCTGTTATAATTCCGGAAAATGGATTAACCATTGTTTACCTCTTAACTAGTGCAAGGAGGGCAACCTGTGAACATGTTTTCGTAAGTAGCATTTATAGTTCCAGTAGTAGGAACAGAAGCCATTGTATCGTCTAAAGCTCCCCTTATAACATAATTGCTTGTACCCGCATCCGCAGGGGCTCCTTTTGGACTTTGTACAACAATACTGCCGTTTTGGATAGGATTAGAACCGTCAACCTTATCTACTATAGCCATTTTTATTTACCTTTATAAATTATTGTTAATCTCTTCCAATCTGAGGTGGTACATTACTACCGCCAGCATGACTCGTAGGGTCATAGTCGTTAGAGACAAATGGACTCATTAAGACCCTTATTATCTGCTTGCCTTTATAACTAAAGTTATACTCATTTTTTAGTTCCTCGTATGTTTGACAAGGGCCTAAATTCAGTAACGCTCCGAGCTGCACACCATAACTACTAGTCTGTAAAGATGCCGGCCCAAGTCTAGCAGTAACACCTTGAAGAAGTGCTCTAGTTCTAAAGTTACCTGTATCAGCCATGCAAGCCGCCTTAAGAACAACCAGAGATATAAAATCAATCCCGTCTAAGGATACAGTAGCAGGATCTGGAGTGACTGTTTCTAGTGTCACGTCTACAGTATAATCTGTAGCGAAATTTACTTCTACAGGCAGAAAGTATGCAGAAGTTGATAGTAGACTATTAAGTCTCGAATCCGTATACGTAGAACTAGAAGGGTCGTTAAGCATAGTTCTAAGCATAGTTCTTCCAATTGTCTTCCAGCTCATATTTGTCTCCTATAAAATAAAATGTTCTTCTAAAACAATATACACCAAAAAAAAGAGCCGCCTTAAGCAACCAATGGTCACAAAAAGCGGCTTTTTGTTAGAAAAGATATATCTTAGAACGCGCCCAAGATTACTCTTCTATTGTCAAGAGCAGCAAAACCTTGCTCAGCCCAACCGTAGAAACCAGCTCTTTTCTGACGATGCAATGTATCATCTTCAAAGATCTGAACTTCCTGTCGGATTGGCATAACAAAACTATCTTGATTTCTTTGATCAAGACCTACAACGAACTGTTTCTTAGCTACTCCGGGATTCGGAAGTGTAGCCGTGAGGTCGTTCAGTAGGTAGTTCTGATATTCCTGACCTTCTCCGAGCTCATCAAGAGTATGAATGTTTACTTGGAAGATCCGACTCAAGAGTCCGCCTTCACGAGTAATCAATTCTCTTCTTGTGATATCATCGACTTCATCTACGCCCCAGTTTCTGATGTCTTCGACACCTTCTGGACTGATGTAGAGGTCAGTTAGTTCCCCTCGGTTAACCGAGGTGCTATTGCCGCCACCATTTCTTCTAACGATGGTTTTTAGCAAAGATACAAGTCTCTTAGAGAAGTATCCTGCCGATGCATCTGGATCATACACAGTGATATTACGATTTCTAGCTGCAGCCAGAATTGTATGCCAGCCATCGTCGTTCATCTTTTTGACAAACTGCGATTGCATAACATCCATTGCTCTGCCAACAACATCCCATCTTGCGTCCCTAGCATACTTAAGCAAGTAGTCAATTGAAGCGCCAACGTCATAAGTTGGGACCATTACATAGTCACCTTCTACATGTCGTTCTGGAATACGTCCGTGATTAGGGATGGTATAAGCGACAAATTCTTTCTCAGTTCCGGGAGCAATGAAATCCAACGGGAATTCAGTACTAGCACCGGGCGCAAGGCGAATAGGTTCGAAAATACCATCGAGAATATCACCACTTAAGACTCCTTTTCGGAGAGGAAGCTCTAGTGCTTTCGCAAGTTCAGCGGTTGCGCTTAGAGACTCTTCTCTGACCAATGAACCTGCTTGACGCAGTAGTTCATTCATCTCTGGAGTCGGTTCGAATAACTTTCTTGTAGTCATTTCTAATCTATCTCCTATTTAAACGATGTTAATTTCGACTTTAACATACCCGTCTGCATCTTTAACAGAAAGGAATCTACCGATTTGAGTGGCGCCAGTATCTTGGTCAGGGGTAATAAGCCCGTTGGCCATAGGATAGGCTGGTGTGCCCGCAGCGATAGTGGCGGAAGGAGATCCTTCTACCATGTTAGTAACAACTGTACCACGACGAAGCAATAGGACTTTACCGCCCTTTTGAACTTCATCTTTGTGGAAATTAATGTGTTGACGAGTTAGATCAAGGTTAACTACGTCATTCAGTAACAGACCAGCAGGTAAATCACCGGAGCCCCCAGTGGCAACAATAACGGCAGCATTGCTATCGTCCATTGAGGCCCCAGAGCCAGCAGTGCTGTGGGTTACAACAACCCCTCTTTCACCTGTTTCGTTCATGAAAAAGCTGAGATCTGTTAGATGTTCAACTCTATCTGGTTTAAGTGCCATTTAAGTTCTCCCTCTTAATCTTCTGAGTTTAAAACATACGAATTCACCCAGCTCTGTAGGCCTGCACGAACCGTCTCTGTTCCATCTTCAATATCGTCAGAAGGAACTGCTAAGTCCACTTCTTCTTCAACTGAAGCTGTCTCTAAGACTTCTTCATCAACCTCTTCGCTCGCTTCAGATTCTTCGACCTCTTTCTTCTTTTTCTTTTTGTCTTTATCGTCATGATATTTCATGCCGGACTCCAAGTTTTCTTCGGTCTCAGTTTCTTCAGCTTCGGTGGTAAAAGAATCGCTAGCTTCGTCAGCTTCTGAAACCGTTTTCAGTGCTGCAATAGTGCTAACAATATCTTGAAACTGTTCATCTGAAAGGGAAGCAAAAGTTTCCAGCTTAGAATCTACTTCATCTTCACTGATACCAGCTTCAATGAGACTAGATGCTCTGCTTTGTCTTTTCTTTTCCTCTTCCAAACTTGCGATAGCGTCTTCAGCTATCTTACGTGCTTCTGCCTCTTCAGCAACTTTAGACAACAAGTCTTCTTTCGCTGTATTGGCTTCTTCTAGATCAGCTTGAGCCGATGCTAAAGATTCAGAAAGAGCTTCAACTGTCTGATTAAGTTCAGCCAGCTCGCCTTCCATCTTCTCAACATTGGCATTTGAGAGTTTACTCAAAAGCTCTTTGTTTTCTTCTTGAACAGAAGAAAGAGCTTCCTTTAACTCCCTTACCTGATCATTTAAAAAGTCGTTGGACATAAGATTCTTCTCCTCTTGTGGTTCCACTTTAGAAAGAATTTCTTTTTCTACTTTAGATGATACACCATTTTGTTTAGAAAACAGGTTTTTTGCAACAGAAGCTCCAGCAAAATCAAAGATATGACCACGATCAAAAATGACACTATCCGGATTAGCGGGCTTTTCAACAAAGCCTTTACCCGAGAAGGTGATATTTCTAAGCAGTCTACCTACCTTGTGACCTTGGTACTCACCAGTACCTCCATACGCTCTTAAATGTCTTGATAAGAACGAGGTGTCTTCACTTCTAGCTATTATCTTATTCTCTTCGCTAGGTGTTCTAACAGCATAATCAAAGCCTCTAAAGATACACTCCATAGAGACAAACATATTCCCTTCTTCTATTTTTCTTATTAAGTCCTCTGCTCTAGCTTTATATTCAGGATCTTGCCACTGTCTGTATATAACAGAAGAAACCAGTATATGGTAATTGTCTGGTAGCTCATTGGCTTCTGTTGTTTCATTGATAAGTTTAAACTCATCATCAACAGCCCAGCTACCTATAATTCCACCTACTATCTTTTTTTCGTCGTGCTCTAAATTTGCCGGTTTGAATTTAGGAGTATTCTTTGCTTCCCAAATTTCACCTTTTGCAAAAACGTCATCATTTCTATTCCAAGAAGAAGTAACTAAAATAGAAAAGGTGTGATAAATATCTAAATCTTTTACCCCACCTTGAGCTAGCATATCTGACATCTTCAGCTTACATGAATTAAGTACTGAAGGTTTGAAGCTATCTGGCTCAAAAAGAGGCGATGCATAAGCTATGGAAGCTTGACTCTTTATTAGGTCACCTATTCCATCTGCTATCTCTGATTTGTATATTGCAATTTTGCTCATTCAATTATCTCCAAAAAGGAGGTTTTGGTTGTTCATTATTCTCAGCTGGTGCTTCGGCTGGTGCTTCCTCTGCCGACTCGTTAACAGGCGGAGCCTCAGGAGCTGGAGCTGGAGGTGAATCATTGCCACAATCAACACAATCATCCGGGTCCGGGTATGTGTCCGGGGTAAGCTTTCTTACTACCGTCATTTTTCTCTCCTTATAAAAAGTTTCGTCTAATTAAATACACCATTTACTGGTTTTCTTTAAAGTTGGCATAGAAAGAAGCCTTCAGGCTTCTGATCTCTTCGATAGTTAGGCGTCTATCAGCATCTTTTGATGCTTGGAATATCCAAGATTCACATTCTTTGTGAACAGAGCGAGCAATAGGGTCTGAGTTTATTGCTTCAGCTATTTGTTCGGCGCCAACTTCACAGTTGTAGTCTAAGTTACAGAGTATCTCGAATTTTAGCCTTTCAGCCATCGACTTCTCATCCCTACTTAAACTTCTAATATTCTTTTTATCAAACTGCTCTAGTATTGCAGGTTTCATAAATGCCGATATCTTTTCCTGCGCTGACTTTGCCCATATCTCAATAGAGGCCTTCAGTGCAGGTTTAAACTGCCTTCGTTCTCTAGGAACAGAGTCTCGGGAATTCATAGGTCTACCTTGCGGTTCAGGAGAAGGAGCATCTGGTTCTGGCAACTTGGGGTTTTTAGAGTCTTTCTTTCTAAGCTCTAGAGCGCTCTTTTCTCCGTTTCTCTTATTCTTTAGATCAAGACCAACCTCAGAAGGAGAGGCAACTCCTGTCTGCAGTGCTATCTTCTCAAGGCTATGCTGCTTGTCAACTGAATGATATGGACTTACTTTTTCCGACATAGAACCTCTTTGCCTCTTAGCGCCTTCTTTGTTTAGTCTATTCTGCTCAACAGTAGGTTTAGCTTTAACATTTCTTTGAACAAACTCATCACTGATAATATTTCTGTCAGCCAAGTTTATTAACAACTGCGTCATTGAAGCTGGATCTTCTAGATACATAAAATCAAACTCTATCTGTGCCGGAGCTCTAAATCCCATTGCTGCCTGCACTAACTTAATTTGATGGTTCCAAAATTCTACCAATATTTCACGAACATAATTAAGTCTTTCAGTAAGCGTTTTCAACGAGATAAAGTTATTCGTAGTACCGCTAGCCCCAAATGTCCCAGTCAGTGTCGGAGGTATTCCTAAGCATGAGTAGATAGACATTAGAGTGGGTCGGTATTTTTCGTCGCCCAAAAATCTCTGAACGTCCGATCCTGTCTCTAGTAGTTCAATATCAGGACCCCAAACGATATCCATTGTCCCACCACCAACATTAGAACCAAGTATACTACTTAACGCACTAGCGGCATTAGCTGTAGGCGCAAGCTTATGTTCTAAGTTACCTAGCTTCCATACTCTTATCTTGTTTACAGCTCCATCAAGAGCAGCTTTATCAGCAAGTTTGAGCTTTTCATAAAGAATAAGGTCATCAAAGCAAGCGTATGTCATAGGATCAGCCCACTGCTGCCAATCATCCTTCTTGTAGTGATACACAAAGGTTTTCTCAGGAGGTAGTATAATAGACTTATTCGGCTGATTAATAAGATTTCTAAGTTCGGAGGGGATGCTATCAAGTATAGCTCTATCGTCCTTGTTCGGGCTTTTATTAAGCTGATCTATATATCTCTTCAGGGTAGGAGGAAGCTTTATTTTGTATCTCTTTACTCCGGTAAGACTAGAAACAGGGCCTCCAACAACGTCTATATTCAATGGATCAAGAAAGATATACTGCCAAGGTATCTCGTTCTTTGAGAACCCATTGCTTTTTATAACGGCAGTCATATCTGCACCAGCAACAGAACGTTGCATCTCATCTCTTTTCTTTCTGTTTATCTTTGCAGTTTTCATTCTTACAGGAACATTTGCTTCTCTAAACAGCAGATTGCAGAATCTCTCTGAAACGAACTTGCCTTTGCATCTAGTGAACCAGTCGTTATAGAATCTTTCTATTCTAGGACTAGAATGAACAAGCCTAACACCCTGACATGCAAAGTCTCCCATGAGGTCGATTGCATTTCTTATTAAACCTATTCTTCTGTAAGCTCTTCTAGCAAAAGCCATAATCTCTTTGCTTTTCTGAGGAACTGCCTCAGTGGGGCGATAGGCATCGTAATCACTACCTCTAAGTCCGGGTCTTCCGCTTTGATAAGTAGTCAGCCCTGAGAAGTCTCTAGACCTTGAACCTAATGCAGCGCTAGCGAACTCTGGTATTGCTGAACTATAAGCCTGTATAGCCTCTCTACGTTCTGCAGCGTCTTCTGAAGCCCAACTTACATAGGACTCGCCTTCTGGTAAAATCGAACTTTTAGGGTATCTTTTGTCAACCAACTGTAAGCACTCCAATAGGTATTAAAATTATAGTAATGACTATTAACATTTACACCAATATTAATTATTTTTGTTTATAGCTCTGAACACAGAAGAGTCTATGCTCTGCGCCCATTCAGGACCTATGTACATCCCCTGCTGAGTAGTGGATGGGGTGTCTGAACCAACCACCATCCCTATCGTATTATATGTCGGAGCCGGTAGAGCTCTGTGGATAGTTCTAGCTATCATATTAGCTATGACGATAGCACTATAACGGTCTTTTCTCATTCTGCCCTTCTTACCTGTACCTAGCTTTATTTCGGGCGTAGACCATCTTTCTCGACCTGCATTTGTGACTGTCATAACAATCGTAGATAGCTCATCTTTAAGTTCTTCGACTTCCATCACAGCGTCCTCAAGTGTGTCATAGAGCCTTAGAGCTGTGCTCTCTCCAATCTTTTCCTTGATCTCTTTAAATGCGATCTTGTCCTTCTCTGTCATCAAGCTTAGAGTGAGAGTATCGAATCTGGGGAATAGTAAAACCTTATCCTCCAAGTCTTTTCTAAGCCCATGATTGGCCTGAGATGTCCACTTAGCACTAGCAAAGTTAACTAGATCTAAGATATGGTCACCTGCCATAGCGTCTGTATCTTTAGTTTTGCCATCTTCTATTATTTCATATATAGGTCTTTCGCCCGGTTTAAGCTTATCTAAGTCTCTTAAAGATTCAGCTATTGTGAAACCTCCCCCCTGAGAGTCTATTCCAAGTCTTACGCAAGGGAATGATCTCATTAGGTCTCTGATCTTTCGAGCGCAGAAAGAATAGTAATCATGCGCATCAGTAAGTCCTATCTTCTTTCGTCCAGCAAAATCCTTCTTGTTAGTTGTCCATCCGTATACAACCCTCTGATGCTCTGGGTGAAGCTCTAATACTACGACCGCAAAATTATCTTGTTCGGAAGCTGGGTCAACGCCTATAACATACCTTTTATTTGGATCTCCCTTTGTCATGACATCAAAGGCATCAGGACACCAATCGGGCCAGTTATGACCTCCTACATTTGAATCGCTAGCAACGCAAGCATGTATCAAACTCCTTTTAAAGAAGCCTTGGCTATCAGACGTAAAACAAGCGCCATATTCCATTTGGTAAATGCCGTTATGCATCGTAGCCCTAGAGCGAGCTACCTGCTGGTCATCCATAAAGCCTTCAGGTATAATTTCATAAGGTACTCTTATAATCGAAAAGGATTTCCAATTCAACCTTTTCATGTAGTCAGGTATCTCATCATCGCCTTCTTCCGATTCTTCCTTTGACTTATTCCTTGCCTTACCAGAGGTTCCCCTGTTTATTATTGTAGATTTATATTTTCTCCAATATTCAGCATATGGTTCAAAGTCATATCCAGCAGTTCCAGCTATGATAGACTGGTTAGCGGAGCGATCTTCATACTGAGATTCTTGAGCCTCATTCCAGACGCCCTGCTCTTTCATTTTCTTTCTTCTAGCTGCGTCCTTTACGTTCTGAGTAGGATTGCTAGAAACAGCAGCGAAACCAGCAACAACAGTCTCATAAATGTGAGTAGGGATAGAGTTAAATTCGTCGGCAATAATTGTATGTGCTCGTAAACCTCTAATCTTATTTCCATCACCCAGAGGAACAGCCATGGCCCAACTATCATTGACCTTCATAGTGCAGCGGTCAACATCTCTTCTCGGCCCACTTGAATCTGTACAGATACTTTGTAAGATAGGGGCGTTTCTCCAAATGCTATCCATATATTCAAAGATAACCTTCGACTGCCTGAACGCAGCGCCTACGATGACTATCTTAGTTCCGGGCACAAGAGTTGTCTTAAGAAGACAATATACCGAAAGCAGAAAAGACTTACCAAAACCACGAGATGCAATATACATAGGAAACGGTCGTCTCCAAAGCTCTCTAAGTATACATGTTTGTATTGGTAGTAGTTCTATGCCTAAGAGCGTCTTGACAGTCCAGTGAAAGTATTCTGGATCTCTCATTTTTTTAAGTACATATAAGTGGAAATCGTTCCTGTCTTTGTCGCTCAGGTTAGAGAGAGGCCTTTCTATTGAGCTGAGGTCATTCTCATCTAATCCTAACCAAGCATTCTCATATGCATTTATATCAATGTTGGAGTTCATGGACTTTCCTCATTATATAGAACGCAACTTCCTCGGCTCTCTTCTTGTCTCCACAAGCTATAACATGTATTCCATACTGAAGCCTAGCTGTAGAAATAACTCTATTGATGTACTTGCCCTTTATTTTTATACTGCTCCACTTTGACCTAGGAACACTAGAGCCCTCTGGATATCTTTCTATATCTGACCAGCTAAACTCTAAGATTAAAAAAGCATAAGGAAAAGTAGACATTCTCTCCAATTCTTTATGGAATCTTTTTTCGCTACAGTTTCCTGCTAACTCGGATACACTTTCTTTTCTCTCTATGCATAAGACGTGTTCCATCCCTTCAATAGCATAGTCACCTATCTCGACCTTGGCTTTAGTGGTTCCGGAACAATAAGCGTTCTCGTCATACCACCAGCCATGGCCTTGTTTCTCCCTAGTGTCACGAATGACTTGAAATCTATTGCTCATCTTCTTTCTTCTTTATTCTCTGAATGGCGTCCCACTCTAGTATTTTAAAGAAGAAGCTTTCATAAACCTCTTCGTTATTTTTTATTGCATCATGGCATTTCTTGCATAATGTAATACCGTTTGTTACATCATATCTCATAGAAGGGTGACTAGCCCACTTCTTAATATGATGAACATGCAATTTACTTTTTGAACCACATCCCGGATACTTACACACATTGCCATCCCTCTTACGCACTTCTTTTCTAAAATTAGCATAAGCAGGGTCGTCATAGTTTCTGGAATTGTTATAGTTCGAGCGAAAATTCTTTCTCTTCTTCGGCATCAAGATCACTTTCTAACATTCTCTGTACTAAGTTCTCAAATGAGACCTCAGGATTCCAACCAAGCGTCTTTCTTGCTTTAGAGGGCTCTCCCTTGAGGTATTCCACTTCTGCTGGTCTATAGAACTCGGGATCTATTACAACGAATTCTGAGTAGTTATCAATCTCAAAATATTCAAAAGCATGAACTAAAAAGTCATGGACGCTGTGTGTTTCTCCAGTAGCTATTACATAGTCGTCAGGCTCGTCCTGCTGCAGCATAAGCCACATTGCTTTAACATAGTCCTCAGCATGCCCCCAGTCTCTAAATGCGTGCAGATTGCCTAGACGGAGCTTAGGGAACTCAGATCTTCTTGAGTGGATATGATCATCATCAAAAAAGAAATGTCTCGAATCAAGATCAAGGCCTTGGTCAAATGCCCACTTGGCAAAAGCAGCTAGCCATTTAGTTATCTTTCTAGTAACGAAGTTCTCACCTCTTCGTTCGCTCTCGTGGTTAAATAATATTCCACATGAAGAGTGAAGGCCGAAACCTTCTCTATAGATCCGCACCAAATGGTGGGATGCTAGCTTCGCAGCACCATAGGGACTCTGAGGCTCAAAAACCGTTTCTTCATCTTGAAATTTTTCAGAATTTGAACCATCTTCCGCGTTGGCGACTAGTTCTCCGTCAACCAGAACGTCGTAGTTTTTTCCAAACATTTCACTTGTGCTAGCTTGGTAAAATCTTGTGGAAGGTGAAAATCGTCTAATTGCCTCAAGGAAATTCACCACCCCTATCGTATTAACTTGGATAGTGTAGTTAGGCTGGTCAAACGATGTCCCGACATGTGATTGTGCAGCAAGGTTATAAATTTCATCAGGTTGATGTTTATCAACTATAGAATATACAGATCCGCTATCTATAATTTCGAATTCTTCGACAGAAAAGAACTCTGAACTTATATGTGATATCCTATCGTGATTAGAAGTGCTTGCTCTGCGCTTAAGACCAACTACCTCATATCCTTTTTCTAATAGCAGTTCTGCTAGAAAAGACCCATCCTGACCGGTAATGCCAGTTATTAAAGCTTTCCTCACTTATTCATCCTCCTCATCTTTGACTGTGTCAGCATTAAGGAACGGCTGGTCTACTCCTCCATCCTCAAACGTATGGTAGTCAGACAGTGCCTTCAACGCTTTATTTGCGGCAAGCCTATTGATTTCCATACTCTCTTCCTCACGCTTACGAAACTGTTCATCATCAAGTTGTTTTAACCAAGCTGAAAAGTTTGTCTTTGCGTCAGCTGCATTTCGCTTACGCTGTTCTCTTGTCCCCTTCAAATCTTTTAGGAGACGCTCCTTCTTTGTCAGTAACTTCTCATGTTCATTAATATAAGCAGACTTACTAGCCATCGCAGCACCTAATTGCGTCTGGAAACTAGCGATAGCCTGAGTGTCTTGCATATCTGTAGGTTTTCTTATTTCATCTTCGATAAGTTGGTTTAGTCGTGACACATTTTGGAGAACCTCTTGCCGATCTTCCATTCCACGATTAATTAAAACCTCAGTCCTGATAACCTCTAGAATTTGCATCTCTTCTGTATGAGTAACATCCTCTGAGAACTGACGATAATAGTCAATCCACTGATGTTCAAAGAAAATCAACTCAGAATCATGAAATTGTTTTCTTAATTCATTATAATAATATCTTTTTCTAAGATTAATAAGAAGATGCTCTTCATCTGTTAAATCGCGCGCCTTTAAATTTTCCTTATCAATGAACTTATTAATAGGACCCGTAGTCCTGTTCAAAGTTTCCGCTATTTCTTCAATAGATAAATCAAAACAGTTTTGCCTAATATAGTCCATCTCCCCGTTGGAAAGTTTACCACGTTTCCTTGTCAATATTATGCTCCTCAACTATTAAGTTTATTTCCTCTAGCAATCTAGTTCTTCTATTTTTAGAAAGCTTTAAATTGTTAATAAATCTTATCCAGTCCTCTCGTAAAGAAACCGGAAGCGCTATATCTATTATCTCAAATACTTCCTTCGTAAATAAAGTACTAAAGAAGCTTTCATTGTGTTCGTTTTGTTCAAATTCTAATGTAACTGATTTCATTAGGCTTTTCTTAGCGTTGTTGCGTTGACACCACCCTTTATATAGTGCACACTCATCTTGTCTATCAAAAGCTAGGCATTTCTGATTTCTAAAGAACTCACATGTATCACATGGTTTCTCTGGTCTGGAATAATTGTTCCTCTTAAAGTTATAGAGACGATTTCTTACATGTGTCCAGAGAAAATTCTCAAGTGGTCTCTTTTCATCATACTTTTCTAGACCTTCCCAAGCAAATAGACTTGCCTGCTGCTTAATATCATCTACTTCATGATAACCAAAACGAAATTTTCTACAAAGTCTTGTAGCAACTCTCTCTATGGTCTCTATGACTTCTTCCTCAGTCATGTTAGAAGGAATGTGCAAATTAATCCTCTAGATTCTCTAAAAGCTCTTCAATATCTTTTTCCTCTGACGCATTAGCTAACTCTTCTTGAACTTCTTGGTCCAGCTCCTCAGACGCTGTTACCTTAAGCTCAGACGGCGTTAGCTTTACATTGTCTTTATCTGTCATAAAACTTTCCCTTTACATGAAACAATTTTCTGTTATAGGTTATATAATATTATATACACGAAAGACCACTTTTAGGGGATTAAAATGAACATAAAATGGACAGAAGAAGACAAGCAGTTCGTTATAGATAACTCAAAGTACATGAAAGATAAAGAAGTTGCTGAAAAGTTAAGCGAACAGGCTGGTAGAAAGGTCTCTCTTGACGCTGTTAGAAAGATGAGACAAAAACTAGGCATAAAAAAGAAACAAGGTCGAGGTATATGCGGAGTTATAGATAATGAACAAGGAAGATAAGAAAAAGTTGGTGGACAGCTACAAGTATTGGTGGCATTCTATTGACTTTGGAGACGGGGTTTGGTCGGATGGAGAGAAGGCAGACTGTTTACCCGTAGAGAAAAGGATGATAAGTGAAGTTGAAAAATGGCGATTTCCTGAAAACTACTTCAAGGGTAAGAGAGTATTAGATATTGGAAGCTGGGACGGATACTACGCATTCCTAGCAGAAGAAAGAGGGGCCTCAGAGGTTGTTGCTCTAGACTTATGGTCAGAAAAGATATCGCTTGGATTCGATAAAAAAACAAAAGAAGGGTTTGATATAGCTAAGTCTATAAAGAATTCTAATGTTATAGACATAGATATGAATATATATGATGCTACAGAAGAAGTACTGGGAAAATTTGATGTAGTTCTATTTGCCGGAGTGTTGTATCATCTGCAAGATCCGATGCGGGCCTTAAGAACAATATGGGATATAATGAACGAGAACAGCAGCCTAATGGTCGAAACAACAACGATACCTGATAGTAGAGGATATGGTGATGCTTTGCTTGCTCAGTTCCATGCACTGGCTGAAGTCAACAACGATTCAACAAACTTTTGGAATTTTAGTAAGAGTGCTTTGAAGGCAGTTCTACAAGAATTGAACTTTGTAGTAGATGAGTTCCCTAGAGTTACAGTCGAAGGGGAAGACTCTGAGAGGTCGGTATGTTACTGCAAAAAGCCGATAGATAGAAGAGATAGACTGGAACAATGGAAAAACCAATTGTAAGAGAGGTGCCAAATGACCACTTTTATAAATATCAAACGACCAGTTTTTTAGATAAACCTTCCAAGTGTTGTCTGTACCACCTAGCACATTTTTCTATTCGGGACGACAGAAGTCTGAGATTATAAAACTACCCCCTCGCTAGGAGGGTGGTGAGCTGGCACTATACCCCTAGAAATGACTGTATTAAAACGATGTGTTATTACGATACATTTGTAGCTATATGATACAGTGATAAATTACTTACTATAATCAGTCGGCGGGATAAAATAAAATATTTATCTGGTTATATGCTTATATAGTAGACGTATAAAAATAAAAAAAAATTACCTCTGGATTGGCACGCTTTGGCACGCGGATTGCACTATATATACTATAGAAAGGTAAATAATATGATACTAATAGAAAACTTCATTGAAAACATTCCTCAAGATTGTGAGATTGCAATCGCTGGCCGTGGCGTCCGTTGTGACTGGAAATATAAAACAAAGGCAGAGCTGGTTGAGTTCGATGGCGATAGCGTTATGTTCTATGCTCCCTATGTAAAGAGATACATTCATACAGATAAAAAAAGTATACTTTCTTACGAAATAATCTGAGAGAATGACCTAACGTGTCACAGCTATAGACGATAATAATAATATAACAAATACAACACGTTCTTGAAAGGAACAAAAATATGATTACTGAACCTACTAATGAAGACTTGAACGAAGTCGAAGAAGTGTCCACTCAAGAGTGGAACGACGCTTGCGACGTGTGGGATTTGATGCACGACGAATACGGCCTAGCTGATATGTAGTCTGCCATTTTGGCAGTTGGGCCGGCCCCAAATCGTTATTGAGACATAATCTCATTAACAAAAAAGATTGATAAATCCCAAGAAAATACTCAAGTATCTATTGACAAGTGCCGATAAATATAGTATAGTTAAGGTATAACCAGTTAATCGAAAGGATAGAAAATGATTGATAAGATGATTGAACTAAGAAAAGAATTTGGCCTGCATGGCCTAGCGATGATCTCGGCGTTTGGCGTGTTCGTCGTAGGCTGGTACGTAAAAGAATTATTAATTTATTTACAGAAAATAATGTAATTGCTATTGACAAATCACGAAGTTTATGGTATAATATAATCATGTTAAACGAAAGGAAAAACGACATGACTAAAGCACAAGCAGAACTAAGCCTGATTAAGATTAATGCTGATATCGAAGCTAAGATTATCGAGCATAAGAATGAGCTAGGCGAGTACAATAAGAGTATCGTTGAGGGTGAGCTAGAGTACCTCTGGAAAGTAAAGAATGCTTTAACAAAAATAATTGCAAAATAGTTAAAGATTACCCTTGACAAACGCCGATATATATAGTATAATGATAGTATCAAACGAAAGGAAAATTGATATGAAAATTTCAGATTTACAACCAGCCGCTTACCCACAATCGCCTTCAGTGGAAAAGCCTAACAGTGATGCACATGCACTGTTCACTAACGACTTCAATAAGAATAGCTTCATCGAAGCTAATGGAGATGTCGAGATCGTTTGGAACGAACGATACAAATATTGGGAAGTTCCTGCCTTTGCTGAAGGACGTGCGGCTTACTGCAAAGCTAAGCAACGTGCTTGCGATACTTGGGGATGTGAATAACCACTACCTGTTTGCCTTTAGTGGGGTTACACGTGAGTTCTGTTTGCCTTTTATAGGGTTACACTGGAGATAAGAAAATATGGAATTTGTAGTATATAAGTCAGAGAAAGACAATACAGGCCGATTGGTAGAGCTTGTATATAATAGACATTGTGAGCATTACGAGGTTGTTATAGATGGATTAACAGAGTTGAACTTTCAGAGATATGAACAGGCAAATTATGAATTTGAAATGGAGTGTGTATAATGAAGGAAAAGTTTAATGAGTGGTTGTTCTGGGGAATGACTTCAGTTTGGTTAGGGTTTGGATGTTATATTATATGGGTGACTAGATGAAGATGCGAAGAATTCACGCGGTACAATTAGCTAGAGAATTCAAGCGATTGGAAAAGAAGAAACCAGTACAGAAAAAGAAAGGGCTATTATCATGGCTAGGGAAACAGAAATAAAATCAGCGGTATTTTGCACACTGGCTCTATTGGCTGGGCTATGCTGTGCAGTATTGCTAGGGTGTAGTAGGTCAAAGGTAGAGCATGGTGCAGAGATCATAGAGCTTAAGCCGCTTGAGACACAGACGCAAGAGCTTACCATTCCTAATTACGATTATAATAAACTCTGTAAAGGATGTGGATTTACAAAAGGGACTGACTCGTGGTGTGAGCTTCATGCTAATCCATTTAGTCACCCTGATAATCCACTCATGATGTCAGAAGAACACTGCATTGCGATGCGAAAGAGATAGGGCGTGCTGTTCCGCTTCTTAATTAAATAGAGCAGATTTCCTTTCGTTGTGGCCTGCCGGTTGAACTTTCAGCCGGTGGGCTTTTTGTTTTTCTCAATCTAGCTTTCTTGGTTTTGCTATAAAAAATAGGTTTGGGGCCCGCCCGGCGCGGCTTGTTGAGACTCGATCTCAATAAGAAAAAACTTTGCTATTTCTCCAGAATATCTAAAGGTTAGGGCTATACATGCCGATAATAATAGTATAGAATGAAAGGAGAACAATATGACATTCTTATTTTTACTTATTGGTGCTTGCTTGGTTGGTTTTCTTGGGGCAGAAGTTTTACAATAAAATTCTGATTTTACTCTTGACAACCGGCTTAATTTATGTTATAATGTAGTTATAACGAAAGACAATTTTTTAGGAGTCTCACTATGAGCGACAAACTTTTCAACGCCGAACTTCGTGACTGTGCCCGTGTTGACGAAAAGGTTTCCATCTTCGAGCATCACCGCCGTGCTATGGAAGCCGCAGAGAAACGCACCTACACTGAGGAGGAGATTGCGATGTATGAGCGAACCATCGAACTTGATGCGGAGGATCTCGCGCGTGCGCAGGGGGATTGGGAAGCCGCCGCCGATCAGGGTCATGACTGGAATGACTATGACGAAATCGACCTCTATGGTGCGGACTGGGATTCCTTCGCAGTACGTGATTGGGACTAACGCCCGTATGGGAACTGGCGCCGAAAGGCTAGGGTTAAGAGCTACTGCATCCCAAAGGCAACCTGCCAAAATGGCAGCTGGGGCGGGCCCAAATCGTTAATGAGACTGAATCTCAATAAGCTAAAAAAGATTATATTATTCTGAAAAAATGTTGAGCGAGTGACCTAACGTGTCACGACCATGTGCGATAATATATATATAAGGAGTTAAGGAAATGATGAACAACAGACAAATAGCAATAGCAAAACACAACGCGAGCAAAAAACGCTTTGCGGACATATTCACCGGATGCCTAGCACACGGCACGCTGAAGCAAACACAGAAGAAAAAAAAGACCTTCAAATTGCCAAAAAATAAATAATCAACCGGCACGAGTGACCAACCGTGTCACACGCTTAGACGATAATATATATATACAAGAGATTAACAAAAGGAAAAACAGATGAAACAATTCAACGTTCTAGCCGTCGTCCCAGTCACTCGAAAAGAAAGAACCTTTCGGAATGTTGACGCTAAAGACCTGTTCCACAACGAACACGGCGAAACATACTTCCGATACAATCGGTTGGTTAACTGGGAAGTTATCACAGCTACAGAAATCCCACAGGAAAAGTTGGATGCTGAGCTGGCATACTTTACAAAATTTGGAACTAAAAATGAATAGAAATAATGCTTGCAATATAAAATTGCGTATGTTAAAATATTAGTATAGAACGAAAGGAAATAAAATGGCTTATACAGCATATGAAATCAGACGAACGAAAGAAACTCCAACCGGCAAGCGTCACCTAGTGCGATGCAACCGACTAGGCAAGTGGGCAATCACTAGCTGGGTAGGTTCAACCGGCTCAGCTATGGGTAGCGTTGAATGTCAGGGTGAATATGACTATGTCATAAAGAAGTGGAAACAACTTGTCGGCGCAGAAAGTTTCGAAGCATTACGTAAATTAGCAGTAGGAGAGTGAATATGATAGTTGCAGATGAAAGAGCCAAAGACGGCTTAGAGCTTTTCGACATAGACGGAACGGAATCGTTCGAGATGAAAAACGAAACGCTTCGGATGTGTGCGGATGAAGATGGTTCGATATGGTACTCTGTGCGAGGCCTGACCATAAAAGACGCAGACGGAAATACGTTGTTTACTTTATCGTGGTCGGAGAATGGCGTTTGTGGTTCGCTATACGATGACGAGTTGACCGTTGAGATAGAGGAGGAGTTCTAATGAGAATTTTACAAACCGATTGCACACCGGAGCAAGTACAAAAAGATTTGCCGGAGCTAGAAAGATTAAATCGTGAAGCGATGGAAACAAAAATCATGTGGGAGTTCTTCGGTGGAACAATCACACTAGAAAACGGACACAAGTATCAGGTAACAGGAGAATAGACATGCAAGAATATTTTGAATACCTAACTGATTTACGAGACGGTGGCACCATTAATATGATGGGAGCGCCGAGAGAACTAGAATATGAGTTTGGCCTAGATAGGGCAGAAGCTCGTGAAGTATTTAGCAAGTGGTGCGAATCACTGAAAGGAAATTGAGAATGAGTGATTTAAGAATAATTAAAGAGCGCCGTTTCTATGACGAGCACGGAACAAAAAAGTTTGCGCTGCTTGAGGAAGGGCAGACAGTAAAGATTGACAGCCATCCGCGTTCGGGTAGCGGTCCGTTACTCTGCAGGGTGGTTAACCCGTCAGAAGCGTCTAAGGATTTTGGCGTGCGTGATGGTATGCTGGTTGAAGTTGATTGGGAAGATTTGGGGTTTGAGGAATGACTGTCAAAATGGCAGTTGGGCCGGCCCCAGCGGCTTGTTGAGACTGAATCTCAATAAGAAAAAACTTCTATCTTTTTCCCTGAAAATGACTGGATTGGGTGGATTTCTTTTGCAATATATGCCGATATATATTATACTGGAGGGGTACTCAAGAGAAAGGTAACAATATGAGCTACGAAGAAATTTATGAATCAGGCAAGACGGCAGGATACAACGGACTACCGGCAGGTAGTAATCCATACGACCGAGATTTTGAACCGGAAGAAAATAACTATTGGTTCATGGGGTGGATAGCAGTAAGACAGGGAAAAGAAACCTTAGACTTTTCCTGAAAATAATTCAGACTGCTATTGACAAACGGCTAACTTTATGGTATAATAGGGTTATCTTAAACGAAAGGAAATAAGATGAGCTACTTCAAATTCAGACAGAACAATTCGTTCGGTCACTTCGTCGGGACTCCGTTGGTATTTGTTCAGGCAGATAATGCCATAGATGCCAACCGTGTTGCACAGGATCACGGTGTCTACTTCAACGGCGTAGCCGATGGCGTTGACTGTGATTGCTGTGGTGATCGTTGGTATCCTGTTCAGGATGACGACGCACAGGATCAGCCTAAATCATACGGTTATGGTGGTGGTGTTACTGTCTACAGTGACGGTGATAATTACATGGACTACAGTGGAAAAAACTGGCCTGTAAAAGTAATCCAAAAATAATAGTTTTTTGGGCTTGCAAATTGATTCCCGCTATGGTAAAATCGTAGTATACAAAACAACAACAAAGGAAAAGTTATGAACGAAACAACTAAAAAAATGCTCGCTGAACTAGATGCCGCTATCCTTGAGTGCCTATGGGTTCCTAATGAGTCCCTACCCGAGGAATTCCAAGACAATCGCGAAGGCGGCAAGACGTTGAAACGACTTCACAAACAGCTTCAGCCGGAGCAGGAAGTTGACCCAAGACAGGCACACGTTGTCATATCCAATGGTCAGATTAAATACGGCAATCAGGAAAGAATCGACGTACTAAATAAATATCAGGCAGACGTTGAGGCTGGCCGTGAAATTGAATACGATGTTAACGAGTACAAGCTACATAAAAACCTTATGGCGTTTTGCTCGGCTATGAATGTTGACTTGGAGCCTGAAGAATGATTGTAAAGATAATTATAATTTGCACACTAAGTTTAATGTTTTACCCCAGCGAAGGAGTTTAAAGATGTCTATAGAGATTAAAGAAGAAACATTGTTGGCAGTAGTAGAGAAGGCAATGCAATCAGACCCCATGGAATACTGCGGTAGATTCCTAGAGGAACACAAGAGCGTAGCCGAACCACTTTCGACGCTAGCTGTCAACCTTGCCCAGTTGGTAACCGATGGTGACGACATGGAAAATCTAATAATGGCATCGACCGCAATCAGTTCCGCTATGTTCATGACTTATGAAATGGCAAACGCAGAAGTCGAAGCCAAAGAGCTAGAGGAGTTATTCGATGCGTAAAAAAACAAAGAAATTAATTATTAAGGCCGAAGACATTAAAGTGTCAACAGGTCATCGCCAGCACTTCACTGGTACGGGAGCGTGGGACAATCGCCCGAAACGTCAACGCACTCGATCCGCACAATCTCGGGCAACTATGAAGGAGTACCAATAAATGGTTACTGCAATTCTAAAGGCCGGTACGCCGGTTGAGTTCACCCTCACGGGTATCGCTGGCACGGTCAAAGCGATTCAGAATGACCGAGTTCTCATTGAGAACGCTAAAGGGGAAACCCTAAACCCAAGCCTAGCCGATGTTCTGGTGATGGTCAAGTCTGGATCGTTAAAAGTATAGACTTCGTTGTGCGGTGTCCCTGCCGGTTGGTTTTTGAACTTGCGACTAGCCGGTAGGGATAACAACGAGACTGCCAAAATGGCAGCTGGGGCCCGCCCAAAGTCCTTATTGAGACTCTATCTCATTAGGAAAAAATCTAAAGATTGATTAAAGATTCTATTTGCAATATGCCGATGTATATAATATAATGAAATTGTAAGACAGGCGGCACGCAGTTAGCCAAGCAGGGAAACCGTCAGTCACGCAGTAAGTCGTGTCCTCTGTCTTGCCCAAGATAGCTTGCTTGACTGTTTTACATACTGTTTAGCACGCGAGTTTACCACGACAGTTTTTCACTAGAGTTTTCCGAAAAATCCTAAAGTTCCCCCTTGACAATAGCCGATATATATGGTATACTGAAAGAGAAAGAAAGGGAGACAAAATGATAGATAGAAACAAAAGAGTATATGTTTACTTCAATCTGCATCGCAAGTGTTTCAGTGTTAGACAAGGTACGCGAGTTGTAGAGCATACAAATCAGGTTTGCTTAAAGGATGTTAGGTACATGGTTCAGCCGGCAGGTAGAGCTAAGGTACTAAAAGAGAAGAAGAAGAATGTCCACGCTGGATTGTCGGGCTACTATGTTGACCGTGTTCCAGTTCCGGCAGTTAGTTTTGATGTTACATACAACCCATACAAATACGATTCATTCGTAGATACTCAGGATCATGAAGCTCAGGAATGGTCAGAGTATGCCCACCTTACATGTGGAGATGGGTGGAGAAACATAGAAGCGATATTTACTCGGGAATATTTTCAGGAAAAAGTTAAAGTTCCTGCTTGACAAATGCCGATATATATTATATAATGAAAGAGTTCAACAGTTAGTTTTTTTAGGGAGAATCGAATGAAGATTCAAAAGACAGAGGCATTAGCCTTAAGTTTCGGAAACGAAGTATACACTAATACTTATGTTTCAAATTATTCTGGTGAGACTGAAATCAAGTTTCACGATTATCAGAGTGATGGCGCAGAGTTCAAGGTAAATATCAATGTGCCAATCGAAACAGCTCGTTCTATCCTTAATGAGTTGCAACAGGATCTTGAAAACTACGATGCTTTTCAAGCCAAGAAAGCTCAGGAAGCCATAGCCGAAGCTACAGAAGAGTAACCCTTTCGTGAGTCGTGGCGGACTATAAAACGCCATTTTACAAAGTTTACTATTTTTTTCTAAGACTAGGAGAAGTTATTATGAAAGCTGTTAAAGGAAACCTTTTTGCCGTGGAAATCAAAGGCAAAGTAAATACCACCAACCGTAGCCGTGACCAATGGGCACAGATTACTGATGCTCGAAGTGGCAGAGTTCTGCACACTGGTCAACCTCGCTACATCAAGCGAGTGGCTAAGGCTAAGTACAACACACTGTTGGACATCTAGTCTTAGGATGGGATTGCCGCCCTGTAAGTCATGAGAATGCGTGGGCGGTAATTTTTAATACAAAGATAAAACAGAGTAGCCCAATTAAAGCCTCCTTGATGAAGGGTGAAAAGGGTGACGGCTTAACCCCTACTCTATTTTTGTCTGCCAAAATGACAGTTGGGGCCGGCCCGGCCCGCTTATTGAGACCCAGTCTCATTAAGAAAAAAAGATTGCCTATTCCGAAAAAACAAATGGTTTTGATATAGTTTTAGTTTGCAAATGGACGATATATATAGTATACTGGTAGTATAACCAAAACGCAAAAGGGAGAAACACAATGCTAAAATTCAGCAAAGCTAATGCCAAAACGCAAGCACTCAAAAACGATTCAGAGTTAGCAGACTACTTGACAGACAAGCGTAAAATTTATTCGTTAGATTTACTCAGTGGCTACTCGTGCCCATATGCTGAAAAATGTTTATCTAAGGCAGTAGTTCAGCCTAATGGTAAACGTAAAATTAAAGATGGTAAGAAAACAGAGTTTCGTTGCTTCTCAGC